CACTGATATTGCGTAAAGCCTTGACTTGTTTTTTGAACAAGGGCAAGTCCATTTTGTCTTGAATGAATTCGGCAATCGTCTCGCCTTGCCCTGTCGGGTATCCATCCCATTGACAGTATTGCATAACTTTGATTTTTCCGCCTACTCGTACCATTGTGATATTTCGCGTTCCCATTTTAAGACCTCCTTAAAAAATACTTTTTAGAATTCGTCATCCTGATTCTCATTTTGAACCACGGGGGAGGGGTTCAAAATCATGTTAACCAATGAGTCAACGTCTGTTATTTCGTCAACCATAATGAAACGCTTCGCTGCAAGGTATCGCTTTTGCATGTGGTCGTCTTCGATTGCCACGTCAAAAAGTTCCTTGCCTTGCTCGTTTGCTTCATACTTGGCAAACTTGCTTGTGGCCGTATTCACGTCTAAGCCGCGTTGTTTCGCTTCATTGACCGCAAGTCCATAGTCCGAGGACCAGACCACGACCTCATGACCTTGCGCGATAAGGCGCGTCAAAGCTTCGTGAATCACGTCCCCTTTGTGGCCTTTGAGTGTCCCGAGTACGTCGCTTGCAATTCTCATATTAGCCCGCCTTGTTTTTGAAACGTCTGTCAATCAAATCATTGGTTTCAGGGTCCACGTATCCTAATGAGATGCCGAGGTCATCAATCGCGTCAAGTCCTCGACACATCTCTTTATAGGACGACTCAAGTTGAGGCATCTCATTGCCGTGCAATTCTGCTAAGTGTCCAATTTCGCCGGTCATTTTGTAAGCCTTGACCCTCAAGGCTTTATATTTTGCGCGTGTCATTGTTTAGCCTCCACGGTTTCCGCGATAGTTCTCGCTACATTCGTCCGCTAACACTTCGTCTCCTTTGACCTTGTAAAGGCCTTTGAAACCCATTCCGCGCTCGAAATAGCGGACTGTAAATGTCAACGTCGGGAATTTTTTAGCCATTGCATTGAATAACGGAAACGCTGGACTCCATGCCGTTTGAAACGATACCTTAGCGCGGTCCCCATTTTTGCCGAAACGAATCGGACTAAAGTCATAGAATCCCCATTTCGTGCCCCAATTTGAAACGCACCATTCGTAGCCGCCTTGATTATAACCGTCTTGTGGACCTTCGGACCACGGCGCTTTGGGGTTAGCCTCTCGAAAGTCACGCGCCGCCTTATCAGCGTCCGCGAAACGCTTAGGATAAGGAATCAGCTTATCAGCGTCAATTTCGGTCGTGCCATATTGATCCGTTTTGCCGCGCACGGCCTCGAAAAACGCCTCAATGTCTTTTTTTGGTCCACGAATATATAAGTCATTCTCAACATGATTCGGCATATTAAGCTCCTTGTCTCACAATGAAATATCCCGAATTGGGATTGTATGGATATGAGCCAGACGCCTCCGCCTCATCTTTAGATGCTGCAACGAGCGTGCCAAGTTTTTGGCGTGTCCCATCGGGAAACACAAGCGACGTTGCGCGGTCATTATGAGACTCTAAATAACACTCTTGATTGAATTCACGGCAAAAATACTCAACGTCGGCACGGTGATTGAAACCGTCAACCAAAATTGACAACTCTTCGTTGCCGTTGTATTTGCCTTGCAATTCGATTGCAGGGACTCCAGAGCGTTGCAGTCTTGCCAAAACGTCGCGGTGACGTGATTCGTTCAACTCGCGTGACGTATTGGTTTGAAACACTGAGAAAATCAGGATATTGGTTTTAATGTTCATAACTACCGCCTTTCATATATCTAGTATCGGATACATGACTAAAAAACTCAAGTTTTATTTTGCGTTTTTTGAAATTATTTATTATCAGTTTGAGACATCACTTGGTCCAGTTTTTGCATATATACCAACTTTCTGGACGGTGTTTTAGAATGATACACGCCTAAATAATCGGCGCGACGTGCTTTGATTTGAGACAGTAGTTTTGCAGCGCATAGCGCGGAACCTTCGGGACTGTCTAAGTTATATTCAACGCATTTAGGTGCGTTCACTGTATTGATTTGAAACAAGCCATGATCTTTAGTGCCGTTTGAATTGACGCGAGTCTTAGCGTTTTTGCCTAGGCCTGTCTCCACTATAGCGATTGCAGTCAATTCGATTGAATCAATCTGATACGTTTCAGAAGCACGCAAAATAGCGTTGACGATACGTTCCGAAGGCGTGAAACCGTTAGCTAACGCAACGTCGCGCACGTCTTGACTTTGGTCTTTAGCTTGTGGCTCGACCTTGACAGTCTCAACCGGCGCGGGTTTCGTTTCGGTACGCATAGCGAAACCAAGGGAAACAGTGACGATAAGCACTAAAGCGGAATAGATCAAATTGATACGTTTCATTTGTAACCAATGACAGTGTGTCCGTATGAAACGAATTTAATCCAAACAATTTGAAACCCGAAGGCCTCTAGGCGTTTTTGAATTGTCGCCGTCATCCTTTCGACTTTCATTGTTTTGATTCGTTTCGCGTTCATTGTCATTGCCTCCATATATAACTTATCGGCTGTCTCTCCTAAAACTTTAGCGCGTTTTGTCAAAAAAATCAAAAAAACTTATTAAATTCCTTCATGAGGTCGCCTAATTTCGTTTCATAACGAGAAATCTCCATGAATTCAAGCCATTGCATGACTAAATCATAGGCGAGTTTAATAGAGTGTTGAATTTCGCTGTCTGCAATATCAATGCCAACGGGCTCTGCAAAATGCCTCAAATAGTCGCGGCTTTTCGCTCTAGTCGTTTCGGTTGCAAGGGCTAAGCGGTCCATAACACGCGCCGCGACACTCTCGGCAATGATTTCCTCGATTGCACGCACGCGCATATCAAAAGCATACATTTCGTGATTCGTGATACCAATTCGAGCCAAACGGCTTTGGTGTCCCGTGGCGTGTCCTAATTCGTGGAATAGTACGCTGTACCAATATGGGTCATGAGGTTCCAAAAATAAAACGATAGTCTCACGTTGCAGCATCGGGCTAGTTTCGGGCCTCGCATAGCATCCACTAGCGAACCAAGACGCAAAACCCAAAATTGCACGGCCCTCGCCTTTAGAGGTCACAACGTCAATGCCTGTCGTTTCCTTAACACGTTTCAAAACGTGACGCTGCTCTAAATTTGGCACGTCAAACTCAAGTTTTTGCGGCGGCGCTGGCATGGCGGGAATCTCAATCTCAATTTGAATCGAAATCTCTCCGTTGCGTCCCATTTTGATCCTTTCGTTGAATGACCGTCCGATTCAGTGACTTAACAACTTATCGGACGGCCACGGCAAAACTTTAGCGTTATTTTGTCGAAAGTCCGCGTTTGATAAGCGCCACAACTTCAGAAGTCGAAAGGTCTTCGCGCTCTGATTCTGTCTCAATGATAGACGCCAACAGCGTTTTAGCCGTGATGTCTCGTTTCGAGGCGTTGTCAATGACGATGACTTCGCGTCCCGCCTTAACAAAGTCCTGAACTTGAGTGAGTGTCACATATTGAGACTCTTCGGTGTCATAGAGCTTGCGGTTAGCATAACGCTTGATGACTTTGAATTGATTCGGCGTCTCAACTTGGGTCGTGTTTTGGGTTTGGTTTCCGTCTTGCATGTTAGCCTCCTTTGGCTATTGGTTTTTAGGTCACTATTTAGCTTAGCGCGTTCAATGCGTTCTGTCAACCGACGAATTTAACTTTAGTCGGGTCCAGTCCTAGATAGGCACATATCCACAAATGATACTCTTTTTGACTCATTTCGAGCCGCCTTGATTAAATGCGTATGACCCAAAAAGCTGCGCGTCATATTGAAACGCGGTCGCTGGATTGTATTGAATAGGTGTCATAATGGGATACATGATTGAGTTTGGCATACCATTTGCAGCTATGCGCTCGTCGTGACCCAATTTGAGAATGCAATGACCCATTTCGTGAAACAAAACGAGACGGCGTTGCCATTCAGTCGCATTTTGATATGGTTCGCGGCCTATCTCGATTGTGTTAGTCATAGGATTGCATTGGGCCAACGTGACAACTTTTTGACCTAATAACTCATGTTCACCGCCAAAACTAGAGCGGTCCACAAAACGCATAATAAGGCCATGAGTCGAAACCTTGACGCCATGTTCAAGGCCCACGCGCCCGAATTCGTCAACCCAAAATTGCAGTTGAGGGTCAATCTGAGACGGGCGAAACTTAACCATGACAAGGTTGAGTGATAAGATCAAGTTAGTCAAAATCAAACCATAATAGGCGAGGGCCTTAATAACCCGAGTCCAGTAGAACATTCTAAGCAGTCGCATAATCGCCTCCAATACCTAAAGCATAACGCATAGCGTTTTAGAATTCAACTAAAAAATCACGGTCTCCATAAGTGTCAATAACGTAAACTGTCTCATCCTGAGACTCATCAGCAGGACACACGATCAATTCACCGTTGCCGAAAAAATAGCTTGCAAACTTAGTGCCATACTCGTTAAGGGTTTCGCCTACAACTTCGGCCTTGATGTCCGCAAGAGAGTGTTTTTTGAGAAAATCAGCAACTAAGTCCCGAGCCATATAAGCCGCCTTTCAAAAATGCGCCTTCCGTGGCGCGGGGGGTTGACCTAACTCATTGCATCCAGCGTGCCAACCCTAACGCATTGAATTTATTAACCGTGTCAATTCTAACACTGTCAAGGTTTTGCTCAGCTCAAATTTGATTTGAGTCAATTCATTAGTCTATTCGATATGTTATGGCGTTTTGTCAATCTTTTTGGCACTGTCAATCAGTTATACGCTTAAAACGAATATAATAGAGCCTATTAAGTCCATGCAATCTTATCTATAGGCTAACACTTGAGGACTAATTGCGGTCTCATTGTGAAGCAACGTCGCTCTATAGCGGTCGAATGTTTCAGAGGTTCACTAGATAGAATCGGTTAGCGTGTCAATCCCATGCGTGTCAATTTTGGCATAGAGGGAAGGATAGGAAAGGCCACTAAAGGCGGCCCGCGCCTCAAAATAGGTCACGGGCATGGTCAATAGACAAATAATCTAATTATATCAAATAGTTAGGTCATTTTCGTTAGGTCGGCGGCTTCGTTTAGTCAACGTGGTCATTTTGAAAAGGTCTCAAAAAACGCGGTTTGACCGCGCCACATTTCTCATAATGAGACCGTCAAAATAGCTGGAGTCAACCCTCCGGCTATTCGTGCGTCTTTTTGAGACAATGACCACAATTGGGACAGTAGTTTGGTCCTGGCACGTCATTTGCAGTCTCCACGAATGGCATGACTTTTGTATCGCCTATATGTGTTTTGATATAAGCAAGCCTATAGGTCGGAATCTCCTCGCGTCGAAACCACTGGTTAACCGCACCTATTCCAACGCCACATAGTTTTGCAAGCTCCAAACGCTTTTTGAAACCTAGCCCATATAAGATCGTGTACAACTCCAACTTTGTGATTTTGGTCATATTAGGACGACTCATTGAACACCTCTAGGCAAAACCACTGGACAACGGTGCTTAGCGAAATGATCCGCGTGGTCTGTCAAGGCACCGTCCATAACCAGAACCGCATAGGCGTCACCGTTGTCAGCGGCTAAAGCGCCTTTAAGCGTAGTCTTGACCATATAGATTTGACCTAGCTTAAAACCAAGCTCTGTCAAGGTCTCGTCCTGGACGTGATACTTAACGAGGTCGCCCGCCTTGAGTGTCTTGTTTTGGTCCATATTAGGCCCCTTTCGCATATTTTTGGAGACGACTAGCCGCCTCGATTATATTGGTTTTAAGCTCATCACTCGCTTGGCCTATCATATCGTGGTCGTTGACAAGTTGCATTAGGTCAGTTTCAAAATCTCGACTTGTGACATGACACGCGCCTAAATGGTCTAACCCTTCTAGACCTTCCGCCATAACGCGCACCGTCACCATCACGTTTGACAACTCGCCTCTAAAGAAGCGCGCCTCATAATCGTCATTGGCCTGAGAGTCACCAAAATCGAAGTCCTCACCGCTAACCGGATGAGTGTCCTCATAGTCCCACATAACCGAGACCACGGCCTCGACCATATGGCCGTTGACCTCTACCATGACCTTGCGTCCTTCGTTTCCTTTAAGCAGTTGCATATGTGCTCCTTTGTTTGGGTTACATACAACGTATCGGTGCAATCAATAGGAACTTGAGGCCTTTCAAAAAATAAATCTAAGAATCCCATTTCGATACGCTGGCATTCCTTTTGGCCTCTATGTAGAACTTAAGCGGGGTCGATAACGAGTCGCATAGAAATCATTAGACAGTGTAGAGCAATCCGTTGACAGCCCAATAAGAGACTTTGGAGTGTATCAAATCATGTAACTACGCGGAATCTCTAGGGAATATGGGTCATCGGGGTTTGGCATACCCCTTGCAGCTAAAGGCTGGGATATATGGACATGAACAAACGACAAAAAATTTTTCCAAAAAAATATTCCAAAATGGGACCCGTATGTATAATCGAAAAATTTTTTCCGGAAAATTTTCTGTAAAATCAAGCCCTTACAGCTTTATACATACGTGCTATCCCCAATAGGGATAATCCAGCTCGTTTATACGCATAATTGACCATGCCCGTGACCTCACTGGGGATTTCCCGCTATGAGACGCCTCTGGTGTATATACATGCGGAGAATACGACGCCTAATCTCCGCACTTGACCTGCTCGTCCTCTTTGGCTATCCTGAGCGTAAGCGAAGGAGGAATGTATGAAATTCGTTGTCATGTACAAGGGCCAATATCTAGTGGAGCTACCACACTGGAACTTAGGCACCTGGACGACTGATCCTCTCCTTGCAACTGTTCATGGGGAAGGCGACCAGGACTTCTTCCCCAAATACTATCCGCAGTTCGAGATGATTCCGGCCACACCTGAGCAGATCGAGGCCAATGAAGCAAGGCGTGAAGCTCGAATTAAGGCTACTAAAGAGCGTCATGAAAAAGCAATGAAGCGATTAAAGGATAGGTCATGAAGAATCCCATGTCGGACCTAACGCACCTTGTCCCGTCTGCGCCTGAAGAGACCCACGAGGATATTCGCACGGCAGCTAAGGCCGAAGCAGAAGAGAGGGAAGCCGTTTTTACCGCCCTCAAAGGCACTAAAGATGCGGTGTACCGCAATGACACCGAGATCCTGGCAAACTACTTCGGGCGCGTCGGCGGCTTCTATGCGGGCGTGGAGTGGGCCTTAAAAGAAATCCGTGCGGGTCGAATCAAGCTGTGATATAAAAACATTAAGAGTCCGGATTCGCGACCCTCGACGGAGGGCGCTCTTGCATAACACAACTTTAGCGTGTTGCCCGCCCCAAAGAAACGGATAAGGGGATCGGGATTTGCTTGGAGGGGCCTTAGCTCATCTGGGAGAGCGCCTGCTTTGCAAGCAGGAGGTGATCGGTTCGAGTCCGATAGGCTCCACCACTTTTTTACCCTAGGAGGGTCAGATGTCTGAAAATGCACAAAACGCACCGAACAATCAAGAAGCGTCGGTCGATGCTCTCATTGCTGCCATCGAGCAGTTTCGTAAAGCCGACGCCTATGAGCGAATGGATTTCAACAATTCTGAAGCCAAATCTATCGCGGTGCAACTCCGTCTCAATCCTAGCGAGTTGATGTTCAAACTTGAGAAAATGCGCAAAGAAGGTGTTAAGCCTGCCGAATTGCGTCAAGCAATCCAAGAAGCTCTGGATGAAGCCAATGGCGCTCCGCGCACGCACGTTCGCAGGGTCACAAAGTCCGAAACCATGACTCCCATGCCTTCGCAGGAAGAAATCAATAACGCACTTTTTGAAAAATACAACACGGTCGAAAAGATCGCAGAAGTTGGATCAAACGATCCCGAGACGAGCCTTAAAGATGTCGTCGGTCGCTTGAATGAAATGCTCCAAAAACGCGAAAATGATGAAAAGCTTGCAAAGACTCTTGCAACTGTTAAGCCTACCTTCAAACAACGCTGTTACCGCGTTGCCTATGTTTTGCTTCGTCGTCCCGTCACTTTCATGATCAAATTCTTGAAAGCTCTGCGCGGTGACTACGACAATTACGAATCTTGACTAAAAGCGTCAAATCAAATATAATCGAGATAAGAAATTATCGCGGTTTTTGCGCTTCGCGCAAGCCCTCGCCTCCGGCTCGACCAAAATAAAGCCTTGCTCTTTTTCCGAAGACGCCCTATCCTGTTAAGTAGGAGGGCGTTATGCTCCATTTTAGACGCGGAAAGATTTTTTCTTTTTTCCCAAAATTTGAAATTTCAATAGGAAGACCTATTTACTATAAGGGTCTGGAGATGCATGTCATCTTTTGGTCTCGTGGCTATTTATTGGCAATCACTACCAAAAAAATCTACCAAGAATACAAATTAGATATGGAGCGTAGATCTAAAGAACACATGGAAAGGCGCGCTCGTGAGCAAACTGGCCAGACAACTTAGATTTGCTCATGCGGCTGAGATCGCGGCCTATCATGCCTACGAAGGTCATTGGCGTTCCGTGACCAATAAGGCCGAGCAAGAATATATCCAAAAGATCGCACTCGATGAGTTAAAACACATCTACGATATCGAAAAGATGCTCGATCTTCTTGGTTGGTGTACTGACAAGAAACTGGATAAGGCCGGTGAGATCGTGGGCGAAATCATTGGCTGGATGTGTTATAAAACCGGCTGGCGATTACCGATGCTCGTCGCGGGCATCATGGAAAAGATCGGAACCGCTTCTTACGAAAAGATCGCCATTCAAGCTGCCGAAGAAGGCCGATATATTATGGCCCATAAGCTTTTGGAAATGGGGAAAGTCGAAGCTCAACACGAACAATTTTTCAGACAAGTGAGGAAACGTGAAGGTAATCAAAGCACCACAGGAACTTGATTTAGGATGGTTCAATATTTTCTTGGCCGGTTCAATTGAAATGGGCAAGGCAGAAGATTGGCAAACTCGCGTGACGAATGCGCTATCTGATTTGAACTGTGTTATACTGAATCCGCGCAGAGACGATTGGGATTCTTCTTGGGAACAAAAAATCACGAATCCGCAATTCAAAGAACAAGTCCAATGGGAACTTCGTGCTCTTGAGCAGTCTGATTTAATTGTGATGTATTTTGATCCGGCAACTATGTCGCCGATTTCACTTCTTGAACTTGGTCTTCACGCCAAGGATTCCGGAGAAGATCGTCATCCGGAACTGATCGTTTGCTGCCCAGAAGGTTTTTGGCGCAAAGGAAATGTCGATATTGTGTGCGAGCGCTATGGCGTAAAACAGGTCAATATGATTGAGGACCTGATCGCAGAAATTCGCAATAGACTGGATTAAGGCTTCCAGCTGATTAGGAAGCGAATCGGATATTTGTCTCCGATACGAGGCAACAAATTGTTGCGCCAGTAATTGATCCAAAAATCACCAAACAGCTGTGCTGGTTCGAGTTGTTGGTTTACAATATAGTCAGGAAAGCTGACATTGTAGCCTAGATCCGTGTAATACTGGAAAACTTGCTGCGGATTTACGTTTCTATCAAATGCCATCGAATCAACGAAAAAGACACCCTGATCAATCGCTTTTTGAATCGCTGCGTCAGTATTGTCTATGAAAATCTGATTAGCCGCAGCGACTAGGGCGTCATTTGCAGCTTGGGCATTCGTTTGGGATTGATTTTTAGTTGGCGTACTCATGCTCTTAAGATTGGCGCGTGATATAAAGAGAGCATGAAAGAGTGTAAAAACCCTTTAATTCCAGAGATTACGAAGACTTCCAAGAAGAGAATGTATCCGCTTGGGAACCTTAAGTTACCGGAAGGACTTAAGAAATGCTGCGTCTGGTGCCTGGAACCCCTAACCGGCGCAAAAACGACGTTGGTGCGGGGATGACCAATGTATTAAAGCTGCATTGGCATGGGGACGACCTCAGTCTGCTCATGGTCTATATGAATTACTAAAAAAACAGAATAATTCATGTGCTTCTTGCCCTGTTTCTTGGCAGCAATATCTTTCTGCTGCGATTACCAAAAACAGCAAATTTTATGAAACTGACATACCGTCAAGATCCATTGAATTGGTCATGCGGCGCTTCAAAAAATTGATTCCCATTAGTATTCGACCGGAAGTGGACCATATTATGGCCATTTCTCTTGGTGGAACCGCTCTTGGATTAAATAATCATCAAATACTTTGTGCAAAGTGTCATAAAGAAAAAACCAAAAAAGATATAAAAGAGAAATTTGCAAAAAATGGAAATCCAAGAAAAGGCGCTAAGCTTTCCGCGTCTCATGTAGATTCTATGTCCAAATCTAGAAATGGGTTTGATTCAGAGGCCCGTAAGGAAAGCAGGAATAAAAATTTGTATCCTAAGATTCGCAAGCCAGTCGTTGCTACTAATTTGGCTACTCAACAAGAGTTTCATTTTGAGTCAGGCAAAGAATGCGCTAAGGCATTGAATTTACAAAATTCTAATGTAAGTCGTGTTCTTACGAATAAACAGGGAAGAAAGCAACATAAAGGCTGGACATTTAGATACGATAGCGATATCCTGAAGACTGAAGGAGATCAAAATGAAAAAGCTTCTATTGAAAGCCCTGGTAAACCTGGCCCTGATTCAAACTCTGATTCTGATGTGTAGCGCCAACATCGGCCTACACTACCCTGCGTCAAACGGCGTTGCGCTGACGATCCTATTCATCCATACGATGATCTCCCTGTTCACGCTGCTGCCTTCTATTGGCGTATCTTTACTCTTCGCAGCATTTCAGAAATAACTTTACTTTTTAGGTAAAGTTTACTATTCTGTTTTTATGAAAAAGGTATCTGCATTCACGAAAAAACAGAAAGAGGAGCTAAAAAAGCTTTCGCAGAAAGCTCCTCGTGCTGGAGTACATTACACAAAAATAGTTCCAGATAAAACTAAATACACACGCAAGAAAAAACATAAGGATAAGCCATGAAATTAAATAAGGGAGATCGCTTCATTGTTAATGAAAATGGTCTGACCGGCAAAGTGGATTATGTTTCCACGGCATCCGATCATATTTGGGTTACATGGGATTCTTTCCCTGATAAAGGCCCTATTCCATACGCGATGTCTGATGCCTTTGCTATATGGACAAAAATTGATGAACATGGAAATGAAATTGGAGTAGATTACGCACCAGCTGATACTAACGATAAGCTTCCTAAAAGCAGCACATGGAATCCTTTTTATGGTTACATGCCTCCAGAAGAAGAAAAAAAGGGATGCGATCACAAATGGGTGGAAGTTGGTTTCACGCATACTAAAATCGTGTGTTATCATTGCGATATGGAAAAGCCATGAGAGTTATATTCCTAGATTTTGATGGCGTCTTAAATTCTCATCAATCCTTTAACTTTTGGCGTCACAAGAGGGATCAAACTAAATGGGAAAATGAGATGTATGAAGATTGGAAAGGTTCTCTAAAAGAATATCTTGCCCAGGAATTTGATCCCATTGCTCTGAATAACGTAGAGGATTTGATTCGAGAAGTCCCAGATCTTAAAATTGTCGTTTCATCTACTTGGCGTTTAGGAGAAACCGTAGAATCGCTTAAGAATATTCTTTCTCCCGCTAAGCTCGTGTCGCAGGCAGTTATTGACGTTACTCCGCGTTTTCCTGGTAAACCACGCGGAGAAGAAATTCAAGACTGGCTAAATAGACATCCAGAAGTCACCGATTACGTTATAATCGACGATGATTCCGATATGTTAGAGTCTCAAAAAGAGAATTTTGTTCACACTTCGACCTTGCATGGCTTTCAATATGGTGATAAGCTATGGGCTATGAGGATTTTAGGAATAAATCACCCGCTAGGAGCGTATAAACGATGAAAAAACGTACACTTTTACTCCCTCTTTCGATGTTCGCCTTGATCTCCTGTTCGAGCCGTCCGGATGCAGATGTCCGAAATAAATACGGTTCTGAAGGTGACTGCGTTAACGATAATCCGAAAGCTGAGATTGCAAAAAATCTCGACGATGACGATGATTTTGATCCGTCGAAGCTTTGCGAGAAAGTCACTCAAAACGGTGAGACTTATTATCTTGGCCCTGCGTATCCATATCGTTACTATGGCCACAGCGGATTTTACAACGGCTACTGGATCGGTCGCTCTACGGTTTATTCTCGCGGCGTGATCTATCAAACTGGTGAAACTTTCACTCACACTCAGATCGCATCGGGCGGCGGCGTTGAAGCTACTGTCGGAAAGGCAGCGGTCGCTACTTCTGGCCGCGCAGCTGGAACAGGAGTTTCTGGCAAGGCGATCAGCCGTGGAGGATTCGGATCTTACGGTCACGCGAGCATCGGAGGTTAATGTGAAACGAGAAAAATTCTTTTTCCGCACTGATTATCTGAAACGCTTGCAGGAATACGGGTTTGACTATCACACTGTAGATGATATTCCGTACTGGCAAGAAAAAGCTGGCTATAAATTCACTTCTGAAGAAGTTGAAAAGCTTTATGCAGCATCTAAAGAGCTTTCAGACATGTGTCTTGCAGCAGTGCAACATGTCATCGACAAAAATCTTTTTGCGAAACTTCAAATTCCCGATGTGTGTATTCCATTGATCAAAAAGTCGTGGGAACGAGATGACTTCACGTTCTATGGCCGCTTTGATTTGGCTATGAAAGATGGGCAAATCAAAATGTACGAATACAATGCGGACACTCCTACTTCTTTTCTGGAAGCTGGATTGATCCAGTGGTATTGGAAAGAAGATCGTAAGCTTAAGGACCAATTCAATTCGATCCATGAAGCTTCTATTGAACAATGGAAGTATTTGAAAGAAAAAGAAAATCCTTCAAAGATCTATTTTACGTGTGTTCGTGAAAGTCTTGAGGATTTCCGCAATACAGAATACATCATGGATCTTGCTCAACAAGCCGGTCACAACGTTGAATTCCTTTTCATAGACGAAGTTGGATGTGATGGCGAGTATTTTTACGATGGCGATGAAAACGTCATTGAATATATGTTCAAGCTATATCCGTGGGAATTCATGGTTCACGAAGATTTTGGCGAGGCTCTTTTGAAAGACAAATGCCGTCTAATTGAGCCAGCATGGAAGATGATCTTGTCAAATAAAGGTTTGCTCCCAATTCTCTGGGAAATGTATCCTAATCACCCTTTGCTGCTTGAATCTAAGTTCGAGCCGCTTCAAGGCAAGGGATACGTGAAAAAGCCTATCTTTTCTCGCGAAGGTGCCAACGTTACTTTGGTTGACGAAACTGGCAAAACTCTTCAAGAAAAAGACGGAGAATATGGCGAAGAAGGCCATATTTATCAGGAGCTTTTCACTCTTCCAGAAATCGGTGGATACCGTCCTGTGATTGGTAGCTGGATTGTCGGCGCTGATCCGGTTGGCGTAGGTATCCGTGAAGATGAAAAATTGATTACAGGGAACACAAGTTTCTTCGTTCCGAACTATTTCGAGTGATTTATGAAAATGTACGTTGTTGTGCGTTCAGACATGTCGAAAGCTCAGCAGGCAGTTCAAGGCGGTCACGCTCTTGCTGAACTCCTGTTGAGGAAAAAGATGGGATGGACCAATGGAACCCTCGTGTATCTTGGCGTCAAGGACGAGAAAAAACTGAAAGCACTTTATAAAAAAGTGCCAACTAGAAATAAAGCAAAATTCCTGGAGCCTTTCTGGGATAATTCTATGACTGCGTTCGCTGCTTATGGTCGCGACGTGTCAGAATTTTTGAAAGAATTGCCGTTACTATGATTGATAATTTGCTACTTTTGCAGTTATTTTTATTGGTTCGCAATGCGAGCAAAAACACGTATCTTGTCGGTGGATGCGTGCGCGATATGCTGTTAGGTCGTAAGCCTAAAGACTATGATATTGTGACTGATGCAAATATGGAGACATTACGTGGAGAATTCGATAACAATGGTTGGAAAGTGGATGCCGTTGGAGAAAACTTCCTTGTCTACGCAGTATCCAAAGAGCATCAACAATTCGAGATTGCAAATTTCCGTAAAGAAGCAGGATTTACCGATGGGCGCAGACCAGATAGAACTGAAATTGGCACGCTCGAAGATGACGCAGCAAGGCGAGATTTTACGATCAATTCAATCTATTACGATCCCGTTGAAGTAAAATTTATTGATCCAAACAAAGGAATATCGGATATCAAAAGTCGTACCCTCAAATTCATCGGAAGACCTCACGATAGAATTCGAGAAGATTATTTAAGAGTGTTCCGTTTTTACCGATTTCTTGCTAAACTAGGCTTTGAAGGTCATCCCAAATCACTTCGGGCCTGTAGAGAGATGTTCAACGAAGCTTACCAGAAAACGACTCCAGAGCGCGTGCGTATGGAGATCGAAAGGATGGTTCCGTGATTTATTTTAGTTCAGACCAGCATTACTGGCATCAAAACGTAATTAAATATTGCAGTCGTCCATATCCAGACGCTGCGGTGATGAACGAAGACATGATTCTAAAATGGAACAGCATTGTAAAGCTGGAAGACACGGTTTACAATCTTGGCGACTTTTCTTTGGCTTTTCGAGCCGTAGAAACTTACGCTCAACGTCTCATGGGCACCAAGCTTTTGGTTCCTGGTAATCACGATTTCTGCCATTCTTATCATAAAAAATCTCGTTCCGAAGAAAATCGCGCCAAATGGATTCAGAAATATGAAGAGTTTGGATTTAAGATTCTTCCGGAACAAACTGTAGTCGATTTGCCTGGCATCGGACTTGTTCGCATGTGTCATCACCCGTATGCGGGTCCTTATGAGATCGAGAACGGCGGAGATAAGTACGCCAAATGGCGTCCAGAAGATGACGGCAAGATTTTAATTTGCGGTCATGTCCATGAAAAATGGCGCACGCGACGTTCTCCCAAAGGCACTCTCATGATCAATGTCGGCGTAGATGTTAACGGTTACGCACCTGTTTCGCTTGATGAACTCATCAAGATCGTACAGGCAGAGAATGCTACCTGAAGCGCTGGTTCTTTTAGCTTGCACTACGTCAAAAGGATGCACCGAAACATCGGCGCATTATTACAATACGCATCCTGATTTTAGAAGGATCGTAGAAACAAATGAAAAGAAAGTTGAAGAGTTTGTAGGACCAAAGGTTATCGCTACCGTTGGTCCTTTTCTTTATGTAGCCGCAGGAGGAACTGGCACAGTGCGTCTACCGAACCATTTTAGTTTGCAAATCGGCAAAGAAAGATGTACACTGGCATTCAGGCTGGAGTGGTAAATGGCAAAGAAATCTCGAAAAAAGAAAAAGATCAGGCCTCTAGGTAAGATCACCGCAGAGCTTGAGCCTCTTTATTTCGAAATGCTGCTTGATCACGGCCTACAGCGGCACGAAGTTATCGGTCTTTTTCTGCAATGGGCAGAGACTCACATGCTTGGCCTAGAAACTTATGGCGACGGAAGCCATCCCGTGTTTTATGGACCGAAATCCGAAGCCCCGCAGTCAAAGAAATGATATAAAATATCCGGAGGACCCATGCAGACAAAATTGAGCGAACAGAAGACCCAAATGGTCTTTAAGATTGAGAAAAATCCAAATGGATACGGCCAGTCGATTGCCTCCGACTGTAAATTTGACATCCCGCAGAAAGATGGTTTGCTTTATCTCAACTATGAAAAACGTCCCGAGCGCGTAGTGGGTGCCTACAAGAATCTTAGACAGGAAGGAGAAGTCCTTCTCGCCGACGTTTCGTTGGTCGAATCTCTGACTACAATCGAGCATCGCTTTGAATATGGAATTGACGCATCGGTTCTATCTAAAAACGATTCTGGAGATGCAACGTCAGTTCAAGTAAGAGGCGTGAGTGCGATTATGCACTCCAATTCATAATGAGCAATAATCACAGAATGCGCCTTACTTTTGGCCAGATTGCATGGATCGTAGAAAAAACTGGAATATCAGACCCAGAACAGGCGATTGTAAGATTCGCCGAGTTGATGAAAATGGAAGGACTGTCTCCTAGAAAGCTTCCTGAAGTAGTCGAGAAAATTATGGCCCGTGAGTCGCGAGGCGGAAGATGAGTGTCACATCTAAAAAATTTGAAGATTTGAGTAAGGATCAGCAGAAGGCTTTGAGACTGGCTGGTCGTAAATTTGTGACTGGAATGTTTCTTAATGGCGTCAATTTCGGTGGACTGATGTTTTTCTCGAATTTGATCCTTATTTTGGCCAACATGACCTTTTTCAATTCAACTGCCCTCCTAATTGTTTCCTCTATCGTCGTGAACATTACGTTATTGCACATGATGGGACAGGTAAACAAGCAAAAAGCAGCAGAATTCAAAGTAAAAGTTAAAGAAATCGTAGACGCTGATCAGTAAACATCAGAGAAAGGGGAGCATTGGATGAGTCTTCTGACGCCTAGGGCAACGTATGCTCCGTTTGAATACGATCAAGCATATAAATATTGGGAATTACAGCAACAAAGTCACTGGCTTCATACCGAAATCGCAATGGCCGGAGACATCAATGACTGGAAATTGAATTTATCAGAGGCAGAGAAGAACGTTATCGGGCATATCCTTAAAGGATTTACACAATCCGAAGTGTTCATCCAAGAATACTGGTCCCAAATGGTGGCTAAGTGGTTCAAAAAGCCTGAAATTCAAATGATGGCAGCTACCTTTTCGGCGTTTGAGTCTATTCATGCCGTTTCGTATGCGTATTTGAATCAATCTCTAGGCTTGGAAGACTTTTCGGCTTTTTTACATGAGCCTACAGCAAAAGCAAAGATTGATCGACTCATTGAAACGAAGGGAAAATCTAAGGAAGAGATCGCTCGTTCCTTGGCTATCTTTTCGGCTTTCAATGAAGGCGTGAATCTCTTCAGTTCATTTGCCGTTTTGCTCAATTTCAGTCGTTTCAATAAAATGAAAGGTTTAGGCCAGATCATTGCGTTTTCCATCAAAGATGAATCGTTGCATTCTGAAGCTGGATGCTGGCTATTTCGTACACTAATTCAGGAATTTCCAGATATTTGGACTGATGATCTTAAAAAGGACATTTATGAAGCTGCTCGTCATACTGTTGCATTGGAAGATGCTTTCATTGACAAGGCTTTTGAGCTTGGTCCTATCGAAGGGTTAGATCCCGCCGATCTAAAAGCATTTATTCGTCATCGTGCGAATACAAAGTTGCAAGATCTAGGTCTTAAAAGTAACTGGAAAAATATCGACAAGGAATCCCTGTCACGTATGTCTTGGTTCGATGTTATGTCGGCAGGCGTATCTCACGCGGATTTTTTTGCTCAGCGCGTAACAGATTACTCGAAGGGCTCGGTCGATTTCACAAAAATTTGGGATTAACATGTTGACTTTATACTGGATAAAATGGCAAATTCATTGCCTGATAAATCTCCACCGACCAATGACCATCTGGACTACAGGCGGCAATAAAATGGTTGGATGCTACGAATGCGGAAAATGTCAAGACAAACACGGAGATATTTATGTTGCTAAACGAGTTGAAAAGTAAAGGCGAAGCTCCCGAATGGATGGGAGAAGAAGGTCTCAAAACGCTACGCGGCGGATATCTTATTGGTGACGAGACTCCCCGTGCCATGTATCGTCGTGTTGCAAAGGCTGCTGCTTCGTATTATCCTGATAGTGCGAAATGGGAGGAAAAATTCTATGAAGTCATGTGGAAAAATTGGCTATGTCCGGCATCGCCAGTTCTCTCCAATCTTGGCTCTGACCGTGGCCTTCCTATTTCTTGTAACAGTATTCACGTCGGAGATTCCGTGGATTCTATCTTCGATAAAAGCCACGAGCTTGCGATGCTCTCAAAGAACGGAGCAGGAGTTGGAATATTCCTGGGCGACGTGCGTGGTCGGGGTGCATCCATCAGAGGAAATGGAAGATCTGAGGGGATCATTCCTTGGGCCAAGGTTTACGATTCCACCATCATCTCCGTCTCTCAAGCAAATGTCCGCAGAGGAGCTGCGGCTGTTTATACGGATATTCGCCATGCAGACATTGAAGAATTCATTCAAATGCGAAGACCAACAGGCGACGTTAACAGACGATGCCTCAATCTCAATCACGGCATCTGCATTGATGATCAATGGATGCGCGAGATGCTCGACGGAGACAAGGACAAGCGATCTTTGTGGCAAGAAATTCTAAAAGCACGCTATGAAACTGGCGAGCCATATCTTTTCTTTTCTGACAATGTAAATCGTCAAAATCCAGAATGCTATACGGCAAATGGACTAAGTGTCCGCACGTCCAATATTTGCACCGAAATCTTTCTTTACACCGATCCTGATCACAGCTTTGTTTGCTGTCTTTCTTCTATGAATTTAGTCAAATGGGAAGAATGGAAAGATACAGACGCGATTGCGGTAGCTGTTCGTTTTCTAGATGCGGTTATTGAAGAATACATCAAAAAGTCGGAATCGGTCCCTGGCCTTGAAGCTTCTCGTCGTTCCGCGATTAAAGGCCGCGCAATTGGTCTCGGCGTCCTTGGTTGGCATACGCTTCTACAGAAAAATATGATTCCTTTTGATAGCTTCGACGCAATGATGTTAAATTCTCAGATCTTTCGCAACATGCGTACCAAAGCAGAAGCAGAGTCAGCTGCGATGGCTATTGAGCTTGGCGAACCTGAATGGTGTAAAGGATATGGTCGTCGCCATACCCATTTAATGGCTGTTGCGCCCACTGTTTCAAATTCCACTATTTCTGGGGGCCATAGTGCTGGAATTGAACCTGTAGCAGCGAATATTTTCTCTCAGAAATCTGCTAAGGGCACTTTCATTCGCACGAATTCGGTTCTCGAAGACTACCTCACTTCTATTGGCCATAATACGCCAGAGGTCTGGAAGTCAATCAACGAACAATCAGGAAGCGTTCAGCATCTAAAATTTCTTGACGCGAAAGCTAAAGAAGTTTTCTTGACCGCTCGTGAAATCAACCAATATGCCATCGTGAAACAGGCCGCACAGCGTCAAAAATATATTGATCAAGGTCAATCGGTAAACCTGTTCTTCGGCGCAAATGCTGATCCTAAATATATCCACGGCGTTCATGTCGAGGCCTGGGAAAGCGGATTGAAGTCCTTGTATTACTTCAGGACTGAAGGCGTCATTCGTGGTGATTTGGCTTCCAGGTCGAAAGACGAATGTGCCGCCTGTGAAGGATAGTTCTTGCGTAAAGCCGACTGTTTTGGTAATATAAGACAGTGCAGGAGGGTTTATGAGTATTAACTATGCCTATTTAGCTGGCGTTCTTGATTCAGACGGATCTTTTTCGATTGCGAAAAGACATGTCAATCGCCCACTTAAAAATTATACAGCGATGATACAGCTTTCATGGAAGAAATCTGATATTTCTATTGATTTTATGAATCAGCTTGTGCATCAGTATGGCGGCAGCTGGGCAGCATGTAAATCTACCAATAAACTTCGTTCTTTCCCCGCCACGGCTGATTATTTGAAATATTCTTCTACTGGAGTAGCAACAGAAAAGATAATCAGAGACGTACTACCTTTTTTAATTCTTAAAAAGAAACAAGCATTAAATTTATTAAAATTGAGAGAACTTACAGCAAGCTATGTTGGCCATAGACCAAATGAAATTTCAGCAGAAATGGAGATTTTATATTATTTCAATAAGAGTCTAAATAACAAAAACGGATGGAAGAATGAAGAAAATCGTATACATAGATCTTGACGACACCATCGCCGATTTTCTAGGCGCTGAAGTTTTCAAAAGCGGGTTCGACGTATCCCTTATGTACGAACCTGGATTTTTTCTTAATCTTAAGCCCATCGCTGGCGCACAGGTCGCCGTTCGACAAATTATGCGAATGGGATACGATGTTCATATTTTAAGTCAGCCTGTCGCCGAAAGCGCTCATTCGTATCAAGAAAAAGTAGAATGGATAGGTAAGTATTTCCCAGACTTGATCAATAAAATCAATCTGACACAGGACAAGGGCCTATTCAAAGGCGATTTTTTGATTGACGACAACGCAGAGAAATGGAAAACTAAATTTGAGGCCAATGGTGGCCAGTTTATTCATTTCGACGTACACAATCCGGAGAACTCATGGATTCTAATAGTGAAGCACCTCAAAAGTCTTATGCTGTAATTTTCTTGGACTTTGATGGAGTTTTGAACTCCGAAGGGTCTTTTGTTTATGAGCACAATCGTCGTAAACGTTACAAAGAACAGGGCGTTAGCGGTCCAGTGATGGAAACGCTCTGCAATGTTTGTACCGCAAATTTTCAAGAACTTTTATTCCAGTATCCAGAAGCCAAGATCGTGATTTCTTCCACTTGGCGGGAACATTTTTCTCTTGACTGGTTGAGAGAAAAACTGGCATCGTATAAAATTGATTCAAAACGGGTCATTGATCGCACTCCATCTGATTGGGGCGGGAATCGAGGCTTGGAGATTCAGCTTTGGCTTAATGCACATCCAGAAGTTGATCATTACATTGTTATCGACGATAACGATTGGGGAATTATAGATGTCCACGGGAAAAACAGGTTCATCCAAACGGAATGGGAAGGCGGCGGCTTCCAAACTAAACACCTTAAAGAAGCGATTCACAAGCTTTCTTCAAAATATAAAAAGCTCCTTAAAGAAGCTGAAGAAGAAGCACGCCAAAAGAAAGCTGCGTCCGAAGGTGGACAAGAAGGCACTTAAAAGGTCTTTCTGGGGATCGCTGTCCCGCGTCATAGGTGTATTCTTAGGAGCTGCAGCAGGAAGCTTGCTTCACCGCTCAGTTGGTGATAGTCTTGAAGAAGCAAGTATAGCCATTACAATGGCAATCGCGAGCTTCGGATTCGTATGGTTCGCGGAATACGAAAGAGAGATAGAATGACTTTAATTGAAAGACTCCACAGTAAAGGTTTGATCAAGCCACCTTCATTTGTTATCGGCGGCACTCAATATTTGACGATCATGGGATCTGTCGCATACGCAGTATCTTCTGACACTAGCGACATGGATCTTTATGGATTTTGCATTCCACCAAAAGATATGGTGTTTCCGCATCTTGCTGGAGAAATCCACGGCTTTGGCGATCAGATTCAAAGATTTGAACAATTCCAACAGCACCACGTAATTGAGAAAGATACTCGTAAGGAGTACGATCTTAATATCTATAACATTGTTAAATACTTTCAGCTTGTTATGGGCAATAACCCTAACATGATTGATTCTCTTTTTACTCCGCAAAACTGCGTATTGCAGGCTACGAAAATTGCTAATCATGTTCGCGACAATCGTAAGATTTTCTTGCACAAAGGCTCATGGCACACCTTCCGTGGCTACGCATATTCGCAAATGCATAAGATGGAAATTAAGAATCCAGATCCTTCGTCAAAGCGCTATGCGAGCATTCAAGAGCACGGATATGACGTTAAGTTCGCGTACCATGTAGTTCGTCTTTTGAATGAGGCAGAACAGATCTTAACTGAACATGACATTGATCTTCAACGTAATCATGAGCAATTGAAAGAGATTCGCCGTGGTGGATGGACAATGAAGCAGGTTCAAGATCATTTCCATGCGCAGGAAAAGCGTTTAGATGAGGTCTACGCCAATTCTAAGTTGCGCCATCGCCCAGATCAGCCAGCGGTCAAAAAGATCCTCCTTGAGTGTTTGGAGGAGTATTACGGGTCTCTTGAAGGTGCGATCCAAACGGAAGACCATTACAAAGGAATCTTACGTCAAATCCAAAAATTGGTGGAGAAAGTATGAAGCGACGCGCTAAATTTAAAGCAGGTGATGCCATAGTTTTTGAACCAAAATGGTCCAAAAGCAAGAAAAAGGGTGCCGAAGTATGGCCTGGACATCCTTTAAAATACGGCGACATCGTTCATTTCTTGGCCGAACACCATCCAGCAGTTGGCCATTGCATTGTCACCGATTACGATGGTAAGATAACTACAATGCTCCACCCTGAAGATTTTAGAAAGGCTACGGAAGAAGAAGTATGAAACTCACACTTTTGGTTGGTCCTCCTGGATCTGGTAAGTCTACTAAAGCTCGTCAGCTTGTCGCCGAAACTGGCGCGATATATGTGAACCAGGATTCGCAATCAGGCGCTCATATGGATATTTTCTTTGAGGCAGTCATGTCTGGAAAAGATATTATCGTTGATCGCATGAACTTCAATAAGCAACAGCGAGCAAAGTACATTGATTACGCAAAATTTAAGAACCCCGAAGTTAATGTAGAAATCATTGTTCTTCATCAGCCTTATGAAGTTTGCCTAGAGCGCGTCCGTAATCGTTTCGGCAATCATGAGACTATCAACGATGAGAAGTCGGCCCGAGGCGCGCTTCAGACTTTTTTCACTAAATATGAACGTCCTACTATAGATGAAGGTCGTCTTAATTTCATTTATCCAGACGGCCCAAAGCCAAAAGCGATCATCGTTGATTTGGATGGGACTCTTTGTAACGTAGAACACCGCCGTCATTTTGTTCGCCCTACTGACGGTAGCAAGAAAAACTGGCCTGCGTTCTTCGCTGGCATTAAAGACGATACTGTCAATCAGTGGTGCGTCGATGTCATTGATGGATTGATCCCAAGGTTCAAGCTCGTGTTCTGCTCTGGCAGAGATGATAATCAACGTAAGATCACTAAGGACTGGATTGCAGATAAAATTGGATGGTATGAAAAAGACGACTACGATCTTTACATGCGAAATCGTCACGATTCGAGACAAGATTCAATCGTAAAAGAAATTATCTTGGATTTTGAATTGTTGACAAGGTATGAGCCCCAGTTTATGATTGATGATAGGAAACAGGTAGTGGAAATGTGGCGCAGTCGCGGATTCACCTGCCTACAATGTGATGAAGGAGATTTCTAATGCTTGAGATGGTAAAAAACCTTTTTAAATCGGTTCCTAGCTCTTATCAAGAGAATTTGATTCCTTCTGGAAATCCAGAAGTGGTTGAAGTCGCAGAAGAAGAAAGCGGCTCCGGCTATAAAGTTCCTTACACAAAGATTTTGGACATTCAGCCGCATAATAACGCTGAACGCCTTGAAGTTGCCACTATTTATGGCTTCCAAGTAATTACCCAGAAAGGTAAATACAAGATCGGCGATAAAGTCATCTACATTCCTATTGATTCTGTTTTGAATCCAGATTTAGAAGATCTTTTGATTCCACCTGATTCTAAAATCAAGCTGCATCATCATCGTGTGCGCCAGATCAAGATTCGTGGATTGGCTTCTCAAGGTATGATCGTTGACCCTCAGACGGTTAAATCAATTGTTAATCCAGACTATTTCTCTGATGAACAAGATCTTCGTAAGATTTTGAACGTTACGAAATACGAGCCGCCTGTTAAAGAAGCTCGCGTAAATACTGGAATGCCTAAGAGCCGAAATGCGAAAAATCCGCATCCTCTTTTTCATCGCTACAACGGATTGGGAAATATTAAATGGTTTCCTAATATGTTCAAAGAAGGTCAGCAGGTTGTTATCCAAGAGAAACTCCACGGTACCAACGCTCGCGCAGCACTTCTTCCGTTCCGTCCAACTACTTTGATGAAACGAATCAAGCTTTTGCTTCGCATTGCTCCTAAAGTTGAGCAGTGTTACGGCTCTAACTTGGTCGATAAATCTGCAGTGAAAGGTCCTGGATTTTACAGCGAAGATGTTTGGGGCAATGTATTCAAGAAACTCGACGTTTTCAATAAGTTGAAGCTTGGCGAGAGCGTTTTCGGTGAGATCGTAGGTCCTGGTATCCAAAAGGGTTATTCATACGGATTAACCGAACACAAATTTATTCTTTTTGACGTAAAGCGTATTCTTCCAGATGGAACTCAAGAATGGCTTACTCCCGATGACGTAGAAGCTTTCGCTAAAGAGCGTGGATTTGAATATGTTCCAGTTCTTTACAAAGGTCCTTTCAACAAGGACATGGCTTATCATTTGACTAAGGGCGCTTCGATGTTCAATGACAAATCGGAGAAAGTCCGCGAAGGTATCGCCATTAAAGCTGCGCAGAATTACAGCATCGAAGGCAACAAACAAGCTTTGAAATGGGTATCAGAAGACTATCTCGCCGATCACACGAACACGGACGAGCATTGAGATGTACACCATTTTTGTTGGCGATAAACCTAGCCCAAAGAACGTGAGCCAGGTAATTCCTTTCGTAGGAACTCAAAGCTACAAAACTCTTTTAGACTGGATCTGGAAGATGGACGTTGACATTACGTTCGTAATGCTCGCGAACAAGAACCAGATTCCTGTTTGGCTTATGGCGGCAGATGATGAGACACGTATTCGTCGTCACACCTATGTAGCTTTAGGAAATGAGGCGTCAAAAGAGCTAGAACGTCTCAATATTCAACATTTTAAGCTTCCGCATCCTTCTGGGCGCAATAGATTGCTCAATAATAAGAAATTTATTGACTCAGAATTAGAAAAATGCAAAAATTATATTAAGGAGAAAAGGAAATGTGCAAGGTTTGTGACTCATATAGACAAGGTAAAATAGACGCTGGTACAGCGCTAAGACAACTGTCTGATGGGTTGAAGTCTACTAAAGGTGAAGGAAACAAGCTTCGTCTTGAAAAGCACATGTTTGCTCTCTCTGAAGAAATTTTAAACAATGAAGTTCCCATGGCGGAACGAAACGAACAGGCCGATAAGGACTTTTGGAATTCAACTCATCCAGAAGACGGAGACGATGGGTAGCGTAACAGCTCTAATCATTGCAGCGTCATGTACAGGGTTTAGTGGTAACGGTCACGAAGCCTGTTCTAAAGCTATGGAAGCTGGCGGCAAACAGTCGGGCATCATTCAGAATATTGATACAGCAGAGAAAAAAGTTTCCAAAGATGCCGAGCAAGAAGTCCACTATCTTTTGGGCGACACGACTTTCGATGTCGTAGGCGGAGGCGTATTTCTAGCCAAAACCGTCCGAGAAAAATCAGTTCAATTCAATGCGCCAACTTTTGGCCTTTGCGATAAAATTACAAGTCAGATCGGAGTAGATAAATACTCCTTGAATCTTGAATGGCGTTTCAAATGAGACACGCGGCGATAATCTATTTGATATGGGCTGTAGTTCTAGCTTCTGCTGGATTTTATACAGTGCGTAAAATAACAGATCAGAAGGACCCTAAATCCTTTGTTTCTCGCGTTAAAGAGCTTAATGAGACCCTGAATGAATATCCTTAAATTTCCATCTCCGGAACTATTCCAAGTCTGCAAAGAAGTCACTGTTTTTGGTCCAGAGCTGAAGACGCTTTTGGATTCCATGTGGGAAACCATGGTAGCAAATAATGGCATGGGACTTGCTGCAAATCAGGTCGGCCTGACTTTCCGCATGTTCACTATGCTTGGTCCAGAAGGGGAAAAGCTTTACATCGTAAATCCTAAGATCGTTTCAAAGTCAGTTGCGTCCGCGAACCTAGAGGAAGGATGCCTGAGCGCTCCTGGAGAAAAACTCACGCTTCAAGAAAGAGCGGACTGGGTTAAGCTAGAATATCAAGACGAGACTGGCGCAAAGCAAGAAAAAGTTTTCAAAAGAATCCATTCAGTCTGCGTTCAGCACGAGACAGATCATCTCGATGGAAAGACGCACCTTCAATCCGAAAGCCTTCATAAAGCAAGACGAAAAGAGCTTGCTAAAAAATGGGGATTGAAGGTAAAATAATGACATGAAGAAAGCTCTGTCAGAAGCATACCAAGAAGCCAAGAAGTTGCCAAAGGGACTTTGGCTTGCTGCCGTTATTGTTCCTGGTGGACTTGTCACGATCACGGTTTATTTGGCTGGAAAATCAATTTACGATTCCAAAATGAAGAAAGGCAATCAAGATGATCGAAGCAAAGATAGTCAAGGATAGTATCACTCCTTCGGGATGTCGTATTACAACTTTCGTTCTCACGTATCCTCGTTTCATTCACTCTGAGTTTATGACTCATAGAATGTTCTCTCGCAACGCTTCTTCCTCGCGTGCGATCCCAGTCAAGAAATCTATTCAAATGGTCATTGACAATCCTGCTATTCCACTAGCTTTCACTAAAAATAAAGCTGGTATGCAAGGCGGCGAAGCTCTTACTGGCGATGATCACGAAGCGGCGGTTAATACTTGGCTAGAGGCTCGTGATTGTGCAGTTACAATGGCTACTGAAATGATGAATCTAGAAATTCATAAACAATATGCGAATCGAATCCTTGAGCCATTTTCTCACATTGCCGTAGTTTGCACTGCTACTGATTTCGCAAACTTCTTCGCTCTTCGATACCATCCAATGGCACAGCCTGAGATCGCAGAATTGGCTAAGCAGATGTGGAATGTTTATTCGACTAACGCCCCACAAGAAGTTGAATTTGGACGTTGGCATTTACCTTTTATTGGTGACGAAGATCTTGCTTTAGTGGCCAATGAGTTCGGACAAGGCGTAGATTTGATTGACTACCTAATTAAGATGTCTGTCGCTCGCTGTGCGCGAGTCTCTTATTTGAATCATGAAGGGAAAGTTCCTTCCGTACAAGAAGACCTAAAGCTATACGACCGTCTTTTGGGCCAGCTTCCTATTCACGCTTCCCCAGCAGAACATCAGGCTCAATCAGATATGTTGAGTATGCGTTCTGGGAACTTCAGTGAAGGCTGGATTCAATATCGAAAAACACTTGCGCACGAGAATATCACTACGTTTGAAGGCCCAAGTGACGATTGACTTAGACACATATAGCGCGAATAAAAAGTTTTGCATTTCATGGTTTAACGATAAAGGCGGACGCGATGTTAAGCGTTGCGTTGGATACTTAGCGTCAATGACATTCGTGCCATGCATCGTGATCGCTTATTGGCTAGGCGAAGAGACCAATTGGCATCCAGATGCGATTGAATCAATCAAAAGCCTAATCGACTTCTATGGATATACTCAGATCTTAAATAAGCCTCCAGGGGCACCAATTTAATCCTTGTAATTTAGTCAAGTTTGAGATAGGATGTTAGTATGAAGCTGAATAAAAAACTTGAAATCGGTATAAATGCGATAGCCGCTCTTAAAAAGAAGGACGGCTTGGTAAAAACGTCTGAACTCGCTGTAGAAATCGGAGTGACATCGACCTTTTTGGTCCAGATTATGCACGCCCTTAAAAGCGCAGAGATTGTTATCGTGAAGCGCGGTCAAGGCGGAGGCTACACGATTGACAAGTCTAAAGAAGTAAGCGCCTATGATATTGCTAAGGCCGTAGGAACGATTGACGATAACCTAAAAGGTGAACAAGGATCGGTTCTTGAATTGCGTCAAAATCTTATCAACGCGCATAAGAACACGAAATTATAATGGGCAGCAACGATACAAGAAAAATTGGAAAAAGATCGCTTCAAGCACAAAACTGGGCTTTAGATATAAATCCGCATAAATCTACCAAGAAAGCTAAAGCGCGTGAGCGTCAAGCTGGAAAGAAAATTGCGGAAGAGGAATTAAAAGATGAGAATCGGACGATTAGACGTAGGACTGTGGCGAAAACCTGACGGTTCTATTAGCTGGAAAAATGGCCCAGAATACATGAAAGCAATTTGTAACTGTCGGATTTGGACTCTTGGGCCGATCTGTGTTACTTGGTTAGTTGACGACGAGTGTCGTAAGTTCTAACGAACTCGTTCTCCGATATTTTTCTTCGGAATTTCTTCACACTCGTAATATCCATTTTTCAGTTTCTCGCAATTCTTCATGAGAACTTTTGGCGTAGAAGAACATCCAACAACGCCGAGAGCAAGAATCAAAACTAAATATTTCATTTTTTCTCCAAAATTTCGCGTTCAGCATCCAAATTACGTTCAAGAGCTGCTTTTTCAGTGAACTTATCGCCGTAACGAGCTTTTAGCTTAGCGATGTTCTTTTCCATGATCTGGTCAAACGAAACACCGAGAGTATCGGACATGATCGCGATGTACCAGAACAAATCTCCAAGTTCTTCTTCGAGATTTACTTTATCAAGAGGCTTTCCGTAGAATACGGCCTTTTTCAATTGATCTTGAATTTCGCCAGCTTCAGTCGCAAGGCCAATTGCTGCGTGAAGTAAACGAATATTTTCGGGAGCACCAACACGCTGAGCGATTGCTTCAAAGTTGTTGGATTCAGTTTTTAGTGCGTTTTGTACATAATCTTTCGGATTCATTGATTACCTCCGAAAGTAATATATCAGAACCGAAAGGGAACATCAAAGTCTTTTTTGCCGCCGTCGATAACTTTGAGATGAGGATGGTCTTTGGCTTTTCCGCAGACTTCGCAGCGATAACTTGACACGTCTTGTCCTAAACGCTTGAACTTGCGTTTATGGTATCCAAATTTACATTTTATGCGTGCGACAGGACGCCAGCGCAATTCGATCTGATAGCAGATTAGCCAGAATGTGAAAATGTAAATTCCGGTCAATAGTAAGAAAATGAAATTGTCGTCCTTCATTTTCTAAAGATTGCCGTAACTTATGAATTTTCTTCTTTCCAAACTTTGAGTTCGGCTTTCAGTCGTTCAGCCTGAGAAACCAAGTAATCAGGTCTTCCGTCGATAATGTGCTTTTCGGTCATTTTGATGACCAGTTCCAGCCATTCGCCACGGTTCTTGGGTAGGCGATCCATAATGGTAGGAGCTTTCGGTGCCACCTTTTTGGTCTTCGTTTTCGCCGTCTTAGCCTTCGTTTTCTTGGTCCGCATTGGATTCCCTTTCTGCAAGTCCTAGATTCAATATATCCGGTCTAAGCGCCAGATACAAGCAGAATATCTAACTTGATTAAAAAAGTCAAGTTTAATTAGAGATCTGATATAAGAGATATGGCCGATTCTGAATAACTGCAATCTTTAGAGTAGGCTAATTAGGGTGTAAACGTGAAAAAAGAGTTCGTATTTTCTGCCAAATTTGATACAGCTGACTTTGACAGGTCGGTACAAGAGATGCAAAAGAAGTTGAAAGACCTCTATGCACCTGCTGATATGGCACGTATGCAACGTGACACGGCGCAACGTATGCAGCAAAACGGTATGGGCGGCATTATGTCGGCTCCTAGCGTTGAAGCTTACAGAAAAGCGACCCAGCAATCCCGTCGTGAGATTGATCAAATGATCTCTGAGCAAGCTAAAGCTCAGGAACGATTGGGGAAAATCATCGCACAGCGTTCTGAAGTTCTCAAAAAGATGCAGGACCAGCAAAAGCAGATGGTTAAAGATTCCAAAGAAGAATTGGACATCAAAGAGAAAATTGCTCGCGTAGAATCGAATTTACAACAACAAAGAGAAGCATATCGCCAACGCGATGCGGCAATGAATCAATCTTTAGACGCTCGTGAATCCTTGAAACCTCAAGGCATGGAACGTCTCGCTCGCGCATATCAAGGCGGCGGAATAATGGGCGCAGCTAAGGCTGGCTATCGCATGGCCTCTCCTGGCGCTATTTTGGGTGCCGTAGGTACGGGCGCAGCGTGGCTCGGCGGCACTATGGTCGAAGGTGCAAATATGTACCGCGACATGAGTATGGCTCCGGTTCGCACCGAATCAGCTATGGGATCTGCGGTCAACGGAAGTCTTGGCCGTGCAGCTTCCGATATTTATAATCGTCGATCTCCGTTTGAACTTATGTTCTCCGCAGAAAGAGCACGCGCTGCGCGTCAAGCTCTTGAAACGATGTCTGCAGCACAAACTGCCGACAAATGGTCTCTTGGTGGAACACTTCTGAAAGGATGGGGCCAAGGTGTTGCCGGTGGAGCAGCTACCGGAGCTACGATTGGCGGTGTCGTCGGAGGTATCGGTGGATTTACTGCCGGTGGAGCAGCTGGTGGTGTTGGAGCAATTCCTGGAGCAATTGCCGGTGCAGCCGGTGGAGCTAAGACGGGTGCTCTGATCGGCGCTGGTGTCGGCGGTATCTATGGCGCAGGCCGTGGTATCTGGGGAGCATTGAGCGACGAAAGACAACGCGCTCTCATGCTTAGTCCTTTTTCTGAGACTCAAAGAAATCGTTACAATTCGATGTTGGCATCTGACATGGTTAACGCATATAACGATTCGTATGAAGGTCAGAAAAAACAAAATCCTTTCAAAACTGCTGCGGTTGGCGAATACGAACAAAATTGGCAGCGTAACCTTGATATGCAGCGCGGACTTGGCCTGAACAATTCAGGATTCTACGGTCGCGGCGGCTATATGGAAGGCGCTATCGGTGCAGGATTCACTCCTGAGATGGCAATGCAAATGGGGTCTGGAATCTTAGGTTCTGGTGGATCTACGCAAATGGCACGAAATGCCACTTTCGGCCTTCAAATGGAACGTGGTATGGATTTGACTAATGCAAATCAAATTCTTGGCACACTTTCTGGAAGTCTAGGAAGTTCTGAATCTACTAAGCAGGCTACTGTTAAAATTTTAGCAGAAGGTATGAAGCTTGGATTGGATGATTCTAAGTTCGCAGAAGAAAATCGTCGTTTTACTCAAATGACAGCGGAAATTATTGCACGCTCAGGCGCGAGATCAGATTCAGATCAAGAGCGTATCTCTGGAGGATTTGGTCGATTCGTTGGTGAGAATACTAATGCAGGAATTTCTGCAGCTAAAACTGCTTACGAACAATATCAGCAAATTTCTCAGACTACAACAGGACCGCGTGGCGTAATGAGAGCTGCAGGGTTTTTATCTGATCCATCTTTAAGAAAGCTTTCTACCATGACTAAGCAAGGTCTTATGGCAATTAGAGAAGATGAGCTTACAGAAGATCATCCGGTAGTTGAAGCCGCCGCAAAAGAAGCCGGAATTAGCTCTAAAGAATTGATTTCCAGAGTAAGTGGAACGACATCTGGAGCAGTTAGTCGTTTCAAGCAAGCAGATCAGCTTAGAGATAAAATAAAATCATATGCAAAAAATATAGGTAAAGAGCGTCTGACTGAAGAAGACATAAGAAATGCTCCAGAAGATGTTAGAAATGATTTTAATAAATTAACAACTTTTCAGACCACAGAGCTTGGGCCAATGAATAGGCAGCAAACAATAAGCCGTGCTTTGGGTACTATCAATCCGGCAGAAGCTTTGGAAGGCAAACAACTTGGACGTGAGAATATTGCTCAAGATAAACTCACTAGCATCGAGCGCACTGGTCGCATGGAAGATACGACTATCAAGGCTATGGCCGCTGATTCAAAGGTTGTATTGGATAATTTCAATGAAATGGCACCTGCAATGAAATCTGCCGCAGAAGCTACTGCTGCGTGGACTCGCGAAGTTCGTGAAGCCAATGCCGCTCTACAGCAGGTTTTAGAAGCTGCTCGACAAAATAAAAACGCTGACACTTACAAAGCAGTACAAGACGTTCTTAAAGGCTATACGCAAAAAGGAACTCAGGTACAATCAGGGAAACAATCAAAATAATGGCTGACTCAAGAGCTTTCGTAAAATTTGTAGGACCGATTGGATCGGGCAAGGATGAGGATAATGCAGTCCATCAGACTGCGCCTGCATGGGTTCTTACGTTCGTGCGCTGGGAAAATAGAGATACTTACCGTGTAACAAATACTCCGCTCACCGAAGTTCGCGATCCTCTTGTTGTTGAAAATGACTGTCTTCAAGTCAGCGTAAGCGTATCGAAAGGAAATCTTACTCCTTCTGTAAACGCTACTTTGATCATGACTGATGTTAACTACGAAACCTCGATTGCTCCTGGCGATTTCATGGTTGTTAATATGTTGAATTGGGAAGACGATGCTCGTCGCGTTGCAAATGCAGCTCGCGCAAAGCAAGCTATCAACGGACAGAATGATGGATTTAAAGGTATCTTCAAAGTTCAAGGTGTTAGGCGAGTAATTTCAGTTGATCCTCAAACTGGAACCAAAATTGTTTTATTTAAGATCAATGGATTTGCTTTCACCGAATACAATAACACGATTTATTTCAATCCATATCTTATCGACCCAAATCAAGATCCTAATAATGCTCTTTTATTCGCGTCTTATTTAGGCAAAGATTGGACTCAACTGATCAATGGCAAAGGACTTACGAATGTCCAAGATGTCATCGCTGTTTTAGTTCAAAGTTTCATTGGAGCTGGTATTTCCGATGAAGGACGTTTAGAAAAAAACGGTACGGTAAAAAGTCCGAACGTGCATTTCTTCATGCCACAGCTTGTCGGTAAACTTTTAGGTGTAACTGGCGTCAAAGCCGCCAAAGACATCTATGTCCATATTTTTGGTGTTCAGAAATATGCTGGCGGATCTACAAATACAAAACTTTCTGTAGGATTAAATCCTGCCGGATTGAGTCAAAAATTTGAACGCATTTATTATACTCCGACTCCATGTGGCGGCGATACGTTCCTGAAACCAGAGTATTGGAACCAAGTAAAAGCTTGGGCGATTTTGAATCAATACACGAATTCTCCTCTGAATGAGCTTTTCACTTGCTTTAGGGTCTCTCCAAATGGTAGAGTTATGCCCACTGTAGTATTCAGACAAATCCCTTTTACTACTGAAGACTTTAAAGGGACAAATTTAGCTACTACTAAGTTCTTGAATTTGCCTCGTTGGAAGATTTCTACTGCGCTTATCACCGAAATGGATATTGGCAGAGAAGAAGCTGCGAGAATTAACTTTGTTCAATATTTTGGTAAATCTACCGTTGGACAGGAAGGCGCAGACATTGCACAGGAAATTGCAAGAAAAAACTACGCCTACGACATTCAAGATGTTCAAAGAAGCGGATTACGTCCGTACATTGTAACTACTCAGTTTGACGAACCTACGACTACGAATAAAGAATATCGTAGTCCATCATGGGCTCAAATCGTCGGCGACGCAGTTATTGGCGGGCATTTAAAATTAAATGGTCATATTACCTGCATCGGTATTCAAGATCCGATTGCTGTTGGTGACAATTTAGAATTGGATGGTAACGTGTACCACATCGAAGAGATTGATCACTCTTGTAGCATTGCAATTCAATCTGGAAATAGACTTTTCAGAACCGTTATTTCTTTGTCAAGTGGAGTTAGTAAATCAAGCAATCAGAATGGCACTCATTATGCGGAGATGACTTATACTAGCGCTTACGATAAACGTCAAAACGATTGGGACAATAATAAAATATTGCCTGGCATTTCAGAAGAACAGGATGTCGTTTATCGTCCAGACGATCTGAACCAGCCACACAGCGCGAATGCTCCATTTCCTCAGCCTGGCGATCCGCCACGTAAGGGTAAGAAAGGAGAAGATGCCTAATGAATAAGCTAGATAATGGCGCAGTATTGCCGCAGGGATTACTGAGCACAGAAGCACATGATATGATGGCGGGTTTCAATAAGAGCTACAAAAGCTATGCTCTTCGCATTGGGATCGTTACTGCTACCTATCCGGTCAGCGATGAAAGCAATCGCTCTAAGCTTACCACTGAATATGACGTTCTTGTGGTTGAGCAACATGAAGATAAAGGTGCGACTACTATTCAGTATCGTAACTGTATGTCTGCAGAAGGTCTTGGATCAATCGCAGACTTCTTTGAAATGGCTCTTCGTCCTAAGAAGAAAAAGACTACAAAGGGCGATTCTACCAATTTAAAGGGTCAGGATGGCTCGATTGTTCTTATGCTTTGCCTAGATGGTATGTCCGATAAAGCCATCATCATTGGCCATTTGACTCATCCAGACAGAAAGACAACTCTCAAGGATGAAGGTCCATACTTGCAAGGTGAATACAACGGAATCAATGTTGTAATCAATACGGACGGATCTGCTACACTCACTTTCCGTGGAGCTACCGATGCTCAAGGTAAGCCTTTAGACGATCAGCAGGGACCTACAGTAATTACTATCGAAAAAGACGGTTCTTACCAAGTAAAACATAAAACTATCACTCAGCGCCTAGACAAGAACGGTAAAGCGGACTTGACAGCTGATGACGACATCTCAAACACCACTAAAAAGAATTTCAATGTAACTACAAATGAAAGTATCAATTTTAAAGCTACGAAAGATTTCAATATCGACGTTGCTGCTTTGGCAGCAAAAGCTTCTGGATCTGCTACATTGGAATGTCAAAAACTTTCTGTTCAATCTCAATCTGAAATTACCTTGAAGGGTAGCCAAATGATGGTTGAAGCAGAATCAATGGCAAAAATTAAATCCGCCCAGATCACTCTGGATGGACTGGTAGCACTCGGAGGAGACGGCGGACAGCCTATTCTTCTTTTGAGTACGATGTTCCTAGGAATAGGAAACGTTGGAGCGCCAGTATTGAGTACCGCAATCGCAGGATATGCGGTGAAAGTAACTGCAACGTAAGGAGATTTTATGACGTTTCAGGAAGTAGCACTCAGGATGTTTCCTTATTGGATCATGGGGCTTTTTATGCTCTATGCGACCTGGCAATCAAAACATAAAGACCTTTTGAGGATCGAATGGAAGCCAATTGCAAAATGGATTCTGTTTCTGTGCGGTATCACCGCATACAGATGGTTTATTTTCAGGACTTTTGCTGGAAATGAGCAGTTGCACGATATGACTTCTGGTGCCATGATAATTCCTTGGCAAGCCACGCTGACTGTTTTCTGGGAAGATGCATGTCACGGACTTCCGCTGGCGATTTTGTCTCGTTGGTTAGGGAAAGATAAATGGTGGAAGAAAGCTTTGACATGGATTGCGATTGCGATAGTCATGGTATCATTCGGTTTAGGCCACGTTTATCAGGGCTGGATTGCAGCTGCTGCGTTAAGTTTCTATATTCCTTTTACATTTAAGAAAGGACAAGAGGTAGGTTTCGGAACTGTCATGCTGTGTCATACTTTGTATGATCTCGTGACAATCGTTTCAATGCACGCATTCTTGGGGTAAATATGAGCAAAAACGGCAAGAAATCTGATATAATGTATGCAGACTACACAATGGCGGAAGTAATGGCAATTGAGGCTCAGTATTATTATATTCAAATAGGTGACGAAATGCTGGAGAGTGAATCTGGCAAGATGTCATTTAGTAAAGATCGTGCCGAAGCCCTATTTGAGCAAGTTCTTGAGAGCTTGCGCCATATGAAGAAGTATGGAAATGAAGAACAGAAAGCCGATGCCGAGAAATGTCTTAACAACTTTAAGATTTGGCCTTTGAGGATTCACTAATGCCATTGTCAAAAGATGACCGTATTGCATTCTCGCTGAGCATTGTTAGTGCTGATGATACTATCAAGGCGCTTACAACCGCTAAGGCTCAGCTGCAGACTCAGCTTGATAAAGTAGCCAAGCTTGACCAAGCGAACAAAAATCTGTTCGATCCGGTTAATGCTATGGTCACTGCTTATCAAACTGAATACAATATGCTTGATGGAAACTTGCGCACTACGATTGTAGAGCAAGACATTCAAGATTCTGCGAATAAGAAATTGCAGAATCATTTCTATCCTAATGATACGACCGTAACGGTTCCTAGTCTTTCGGCTACTCATAACGTATGGGTTAAAACTAAACCTTTTGCTCTCACCTATATTATTGGTAAAAATTACATTGAAGCTTATGGATCTACGACCAAAGAGGGAGATCTGATTCAGGCTTGCCTAACATTGATCACTTCAGCTTCTAGCAATACTGACATCCAGAATACTACTGGACAATCTTGCGGAGCAACTGGAACTTGTTCGCTTCCTCAGTACACGACTCAAGCTGCCTGTACGACTGGCGGCGGAACGTGGACTCCTGGCCCTGATTTAATCGCAAACGATCCTGCTATTCAGACTTTAAAAACTAATCTTGTGACCGCTGTAAATAATTTGAAGACTTTTCTTCAAACCGAAGCAGCTGGTATTGTTACTAACGATCCTGCGAATCAAGCAATCAATCAAGCAGCTATTAATAACATTAACAACGTCATTATCCCTGCGCTAAACACTTGGCTTGCTTATGTTGACTTCAATACCGCACACGGACAGACCACTTGTATCGGTTTCAATAGCTACAACTCGAATCTTTTGGCACCAACTAAACTTCATTCGGTACAGCTTGCAGCTTTGCAATCCGCATTGAACACTCGTAATTCTTTCCAAACCACTCGTCTTGGACAATTAAATACGATTTTAGGTACAGTTACTCAGGATTTGAATACTGGCGAAGCAAGTGGTACAGGTCTTTATTTCAAAAGATATGGGCTTTTAAATCTGCGCCTCGATATTTTAGCTGGTTCTTTGATGCAACTCGCCGGACTACAAGGTTCTTCCGGCGCTCAAGATGCGATCATCTCTAGCACTAAATCTCAGAAAGCAACTTATCTTTCTATTCTTCCCACTTCACTTCTCGGAAGTCCAGGTAACGGAACTACAGTTGTCGCTCTAGCAGACGCAAGCATGTTTCAGCCAGGTGACGCGGTCTGGGTTATTGCTGATCAGCAAGACGAACTTCAGCGCTCTATTAAATCTGTGAATGGGAATTCTGTTACGTTAAATGACATCGTGCCTGCCAAGTACAATCCTGGATCTAAGGCTCGTCTTTACAAAGATCTGTCTTAACTTACGATATAGCCGATAAAGCTTAAAGTCAGATAATACTCAAGTAAAAATCTATTCTTATTAGGCAGATGGCCTGTTTTGGTGTAAAGATCAATAACAATGTCTGCTGCTTCAAGAACTGTCGGGACAAAACATTCAGTAGTAGGATGATCCAGATTACATCGCGGATTGCCCAATTTTTGTTGATGAATTTTCGCCGCAGCTTCTATGATCACTTCTGCATCGGTTAGATATGCTAAGTATGACATATTCTCATCAATGTCAGACCAACCTTCGTTTCCAGCAGTGTCAGATTCTACGAATTTTGCGTAAACCTTTTTGATAACATCTCTTTCGTCTGAATTTAGCATTTTATTTCCAAGGATCACAGCGGTTAAACATTTCTTCGATATAGTAACCATAATGCTTATTGAAGCAGTAGTTGTCCACGATAATCGGATGCATAATTGATTTCGGACATCCGTCATCCAGGTATCCTTCAGGTTTTAGGGGCGAAGGCATATTTCTTGTGAATCGGTCCAGAATGTATCTGAGCGATCCATCTGGGTACATTGTACCGCCGTCGAAATCATGTTCTCTGGTACAGTAGCAGTGCGTCATTTCATGGTAAAGAAGCGCTACTTTTGAGGGCCAGCTAGCTCGATTCCAAAAGTCAGCGTCAAGGTCTATCTCTCTGAAATCTTTACCGAAAGTACAAAGTCCAATCACGTTGTCTTTGGGTATTTTTGTGAATCCAATACTGACTTTTCTGCTAAAACCTAAGTTAAATCGCTTACTTATATCAAAATATGAGTCCGAAATCACTTTAATTTCGGGGTCCGTAATCTCAATAGAGTGCTCAGGCTTCTCTTTTGGCTTCAAATCGCCGTGCTGAGAAGGAGCTACGCACGATCCTAGGGCAAATAAAAATGAAAGTAAAATCAAACGCTTCATATCTCTGATATATCACATTTTAGGGAGTCTTTCTACCCGTAATCTTATTGAAGAGGGCAAAACATGTCATTTTTAGATTCCGTAACGCAATTGGTTAGTAATCCAAGCAGTTTTAGTGGACTATCCGATGCGGATAGGCTCATTAAGAGCGCACGCCAGAACACTACAGTTCCATGGAACGACGTATCTAGTCGTTTTTGGGCGGCTATGACTATTGACCCCGCTCGCTGGGATCAATTGTTCCCATATCGTCTTTTGGTCGTTGACGCCGCTACTGGTCAGACAGTAGGCGGTAATTCTGGCGCACCAAGCGTTGAATTCGTTACAAATGATACTTTTTCTACAATAAGCTTCATTCCATTGGGAAATCAATGGGTATTTCGTCTTCCTATTACTCCTCAGCAGTTAACGATCACTGATCAGTTTGCAATCAATACGACTGCCACAATTCGCGGTATTACCGAAGAACACGGCGGCCTAAAATTTAAAATGATCCAAGCATCCGGAACAATGGGTGTTTGGCCATATAGAAGTTCCGTCACAAGCCCTCCTCAAAGTCCGTCAGTCCTTCAGTCCCTATTTGGCGGTACCTTGGAGGGCGTGACTAACGTTGTTTCTCAATTTCAAAAAGTATTGAATTCAGCGACATCAGGGTCTCCGAACAGTAAGCCATCGACGCAAAAACCTCAAGAAACAGCTGCAGGTGCAACTAGTACGGGATATTATCACGCACTTGCTTTGCAACAATTCCTTGAGCAGTATGCTGAAGCTAAGAAAAACCCTAAGAATGCTTCTTGGCGTCTAGTTTTTGATATTCCAAAGCAGAATCAGTCTTTCGTAGTAACTCCTATGATTTTTCAATGGAGTCAAAATGAAAACAAGGCAACTTGGATCAATTACTCTTTCACATTGAAAGCATGGCGTCGTATTGAGCTTGCAGAAAAAGCTCCTGCGGTTCAGCCTTCTATCCAGCCTATCAGTCCTGGAATTTTGAATCGTATTTTGAATACAATCAGTGAAGCGCGCAAACTCACGTCTGCGGCCATCGACTTGATTGGTGCAGTTCGTTCTGACGTTGAACGTCCTCTAGATGTTTTAAGGCAGGGCGCACTGTTCATTAAAGATTTAGCAGGTGTTGCAGTTACCGCTGCAGATCTTCCTTTTCAAATTCAGCGTGACTATGCAAGTTCGATCAAAGATAGCTTGAAGATTTTAAGCAGTTCTATCTCTACGACTTCTAGCGATCCTTCTGTTCGTAGCGCATTGACTTCTGTCAATGCTTCTTTTGCGCAAGTTGAAGGTCTTTCTATGTCAGCGGTATCGGGCGGACAACTCGGTTCAAAGGCCGCTACAGCGAATTCTATTGATCCAAGCGATAACGTGTTCCGTGCTCCAGAGCGCAACTTCCAATTGATGGATAATGTTCCGGTCTATAGCATGAGCTTAAACAATGCTCAACAAGCTGCAGTCGATCAAGTTATCGAAGATGCACGTACAACTAGCGTAGCCGATTTGAAAGAGCAACGCGCTGTTATTCAAGATCTTGCCCTCCAACTCTCGAATAACTTCGGTGCCGGTGACGCTTTCTACAGCCAGATTTATGGTCGTCCAACTCCATCGACTCGTTTGACTCCTATGACCCTTGATGAGTACGAACTCTTGAAGGCTCTTTATGATGTCATGCAGTCTTACGATATTTTGACTGCGACTACTGAAGTTGATGACGACCAGAAACAATCGAACATGGAATACGTTGCCGGTCTTGCTGATCAAGCAGGTATCGCGTTCGATATTCCAGACTCTAAAATTCTTGCTCCAGTTCCTTTTGGTTTGAACATTGAGCAGATTGCATCTCGTTATCTTGGCGACCCTCAGCGTTGGATTGAAATCGCCACTTTGAACAATCTTCGCGATCCTTATATTGATGAAAATGGTTTCCAGCGCCCATTGCTTTCTAACGCAACAGGTCGTCAAATCACTATTTCGGACGTTGCGGACATGTATATCGGACAACGTATCGTTCTTCAAAGCTCTACTCAACAGCCAAGCGCTCGTAGAATTTTGGGAATCGACCGTCTTTCTGACACAAGCTTCCTGCTTTCTTTGGATGGAGAGCCAAACCTTGATTCATTCGTAACGGCAGATAAGGCTTACGTTCAAGCTTACTTGCCTGGAACGGTTAATAGTCAACAGAAAATCTTTATCCCGAGCAATCTTCCGGTATCAAATGATGCCAATATTTTAGTTCCTACGTCTGTAGCAGCTGATCCTTTGGTCGGCCTGAGCAAGGTTGATTGGCTTTTGACCGATACTGGTGATGTTGCCACAAACAGTTTTGGTGATTTCCGTTATTCTGCGGGAATGACAAATTTAATCCAAGCGATTAAGATCAAGCTTTCCACTGAAAAGGGAAAATTGATCACTCATCCTGATTTCGGGGTAGGTATTAAAGCAGGAATTATGACTTCTGATGTCAATGTTCAGGAAATCTATAATTCTATCAATAAGTTAATCGAACAGGACCCACGATTCGCGGGTCTGGATAGCCTCCAGATCTCCCTAAACGGTCCAGTTCTGTCAATTTCCATGGGCGTCGTTATAGCTGGTGTCCAGGGCGTATTCCCGCTCACTTTTGAGCTGGCGGCGTGATATATAGGATAATGAGAAACGCGAATCTTAAAGGTATAACGGAGATCTAAATGGCCGAATCATCTAGTGGAATTCCAGTCCCACAGTCATATGAGCAAATTCTATCGGATATGTTATCGGCATACGCTGCAAAGCAGGGTATTAACGATTTTAACGTAGGCTCAGCTGTAACTTCGTTCTACGAAGTCGTAGCTTTGATGGTCGCTCGTTCGTCTGGCGACGTTTTCCAGATTCTTCGCGATTTCTCGGTAGATAGAGCTACCGGCGACGCCTTGAAGCGTTTGGCTGAAGAGAATCGAGTTACTCCGATCACCGCAAAACCTGCAAGTGGTCTTGTAACTATTACTGACACATCGTTCCAAAAGATCTCGACTAAAGTTTACGCGGGCGCTAACCCTCCGAACATTGGTTCGACTCAGATCAAGGTTTCTGATGCTTCCGCTTTTCCGGCTTCGGGCTCAATTTACATTGGCCGTTCGACTCCTAACGTTGAAGGTCCAATCGCATATTCTTCGATCACTCCTGTTGGCGGATATTACGTCATCAATTTGAATACGGCTACCACTAAATTCCATAACGTCGGCGAGACGGTTATTTTGGCTCAAGGTGGAAACCGCTCTATTCCTGCGAATACTATCGTTCTTTCTCCTGCAGCTGGCGCATCTCCTGATATTCAATATTCAGTAGTTACTGCGGCAGTTATCCTTGACGGTGAAACTACCGTTGAAAATGTTCAAGTAGCGGCTCAACAGCCTGGATCTTCTGGAAACGTTCCTCGTGGAGCGATCAAGTCGTTCGCAACTCCTCCTTTCGCAGGAGCTTCTGTTACGAATCCACTCCCTTTTACTACTGGTGCGGATTCTGAAACTGATGATCAGCTTCGCGTTCGTATTAAACAGGCACTAGCTTCGATTGGTCTCGGAACTCCGACCGCAATCAAAGCTGCAGTTCAAGATGCTACGGCTTCTGATGAACCAGGCGCATCTATCGTTTCTTCTTCTATTATTTCTTCGACTGAAGGTTCTATCCTTTACATCGACAATGGCGCTATCTACGAAGCTAAAACCGCTGGCGTAGGTCTTGAAGCAATCGTTGACTCTGCTTTGGGCGGAGAACAGTATTTCCAACTTGCTACTGGCGGACGCCAAGCTCCTGTTGCAAAAGCTTTCTTAGAAACTACAAACGCTGCACCTTATGACCTTGTAGGTGGAGACACTCTTGCCGTTCAAGTCGGTGAGCAGATTTATCAACACACTTTTGCTAATAGCGATTTCCGTTCTCCAGGTGGAGCGACTGCGTTCGAGGTTACAGCTTCGATTAACGCAAACACTACTTTGGGATTTGAAGCTACGACTGCAGGCGGCGGACAATACGTTGTTATCCGTGCAAACTATGAAGGTAACGACACTATTCAAGTTGTTACTCCAACCACGACTTCTGGTCGTGATGCAGCTGTTCAATTAGAATTTCCTTCTAACCAAATTCAAACTCTTCGTTTGTATAAGAACAAGATCCCTCTTTCTAAAGACGGAAAGACTGCTTCTATCTTCACTCAAAGTCAACAATTGTGGTCTGCAACTATCGTTACAGGCGACACTTTGATTCTGTCTGTCGATAACACTGGTTTTATCACTTACACTATTACTGACGCAGATTTCATCGCTACTGGCTTGTATACTCAAGTTGCTGCGACGAATTCTCTTGATGCTTGGGCGCAGGTTTTGAATGCGAAACTTACGGGCGTTACGACCACTGTTGTTGGAACGACTCTTGAGATCACATCGAACCTTGGCGCAAATAACCGCGCATCTATCGTCATTGATCCTACTTCTACTCTTGTTACCAAGGGAATGTTCAGCCAATTGATTGGCCTGTCTTCTATCGGTAAACAGTCTGATTATCAACTTGACCGTAACACTGCTCAATTTAAGCTTGTTACTCCACTTGTTGCTGGCGATCAATTGACTGCAGGTTCTGATCAAACTGAAGCTCGTATTCAATCTGACGAGATTCCTGGTGGATCTATCACTTTCACTCAAGACGCTCACGTCTGGATGTTGATCGACAATCCTGGTCAAATTATCAATAACGGCGTTGCTGGAAATACGCTTCTTGCAGTTTCTGCAGTAGCTCCAGATCGCATCCGTTATACTTCTACAGTTTCAACTGCATTCCAAAATGTTCTTGTCGGCGATTACGTTATCGTATGGTCCGCAGAGCTTGTAGCATCTGACCGTATCGAAGGCCGTGTTTACGCACGTACTAATAGCACTCTTGACATCGAAGTTACTGCTTCGGAATATGCAGCTATCGCAGCTACTCCTGGCGTATTGTTCTCAGAAGGTTTCGTAGTTCTCCGTTCTACTTTGGCTCCTCAGAAGTTCCGCGTCACTACTGGCGTTAAGACTCTTGACCAAATTGCGACAGAGCTTCAAGCTCAAACTAATAGCTTGATCTTTAGCGTTCAAGAAGAGCAATTTATCGTTGTTCGTTCTCGCACTAAAGACGCAAGCGGATCTCTTCTGATCGTTACTGCTGATACCCAAGGTAAGTTGTTGAACTTGCCTGTTGGTGAGTCTGACACTTCTAAAGATTCTTTGATTGCGTTCTATGATAGCGGTGACACGGAAGCTAGCTTCCCATTGTTTATTCACACTCGTTTGCTTGCAGCTTCAGGCGGCGTTCACGCAGATCCAATTGATTCTTACATTACTTCGTTCCCGCCTGCAATCGACTTGAGCGCTCGCGATCCTAACGAACTTGTTGCTTTCTTGCATCCTTACGGAACTATTCGTGATGCTCAGCCATACGGTGAGAACGTACAAGAAAAATCAGTTACTTCTGGAACTATCGGAATCAACAATCAGCCATTGATCCGTCGTCTTCGTGATTTTGACCGTTTTTATATTGCTAATCCGCTTGATTTTGGTCATAGTGATACTGCCGTTGTAGTTGTTGACAACGATACGACTTCTAAGTCGTTCGAGGTTCCGTTCTACCGTCGCGCTATCACGAACACTACCAATATCAATAACCCAAACAACTTTAATGCTTACGACGTTGATTCTGGCGCTACTGCCAATTTCTCGTCTGCTTTCGGTGCAAGCTTTGATTTTTCTAACTTCAAAGTGTTAATGCAAGCTCGTAAAGTATTGAACCCTACTGGCAATGATAATGCTATCCTTTATCGTGCTACTCCATGGGGTCGTTCGGGTGAGTTCATCAATGTTGGTTACTCTAATCCTTCTGTTCCTAATTTTGACGTTTCAAGCGTAATCACTGTTGACGAAAATGTTAACGTTCGTATTAACTTGAAATCTGGTCCATCGGTAGGAACATCTATTGATGCGTCTACTGAATGGAATATTTCAGTTACTCCAAATACTCCTGCAGCTGGTATCGACCAAGTTACTTATACTTGGAACGGAACTGGAACTGCCCCTGCATTGGGATCTTTGACTGGTGGAGAATATGTAAATATCACCAAGTCTACTGAATTCAATGAAGCGAATGACGGAGTTTTCCGCGTTTCTACTCAAGCAGGATTCACTCCTACAGCGACTTCGTTCTCTGTTCAGCGTCCTACTGGATCAGCTGTCGCAGAAAATAATAAGGCAACTTTAGTCGCTGGTGCGATTACTTTCTATCAGTCTGCAACTACTACCGCAGCTGATATTCAGGCTTATGTCGCAGCAAACTTGGGTGACTATTTCACTGCTACTTTGGTTAACGATCCAAATCCTCCTGCAAACGGAACTGGCACTATCGCTCTTTCTACTTATGAAGATAGCGGATTCCAATATGAATCTGTATTTTTGAAAGACGGTATCAACTGGATTGCTTCGTCAAATCTTGGCGGATCTCCTAATTTTACATTCAAAAAATCTTTGTCACTTCCTTCTGATCAAGGATACGCATTTAACAATGGCGAAGAATTGCGCCTAGTTCCTACTACGATGGACCAAGTTCGTCGTTTGATCTCGGTTCTCGCGGTAACTGGTCTGACGACCGTCGCTACCGTTGGAGTTGTTGATCGCGGATCTAAGCTTGAACTTGCTACCGATACTTTGGGATCTGATGGATCTATCCAAATCATCGGTGGATTGGCTAACGGATATGAAGTACCTGTTCTTGATACCGCTACTCGTGTGGATAATCAACTTGCTTCAGTCTCTGTTGATAAAGTTGCAGCACAAGGTATCCATTCTGATCAATGGTTCCGCTTGCAAGCAACAAACACTCAGCGTAAAGAAGCTTTGTTCTCATCGAACACTTCTATTACTGTTTTAAGCAATGTTCCGGCTGTCGGATTCTCGACAATTAAATTGCTGAGCCGTGCTCTGAACCAACGCTACTTCGGTAAACCTCGTCATCATTTGCGTACTCAAAACCGCACTTTCCGTGTGGAAAAACAAGGCGCTCTTGCCTGCTTGTCTTGGACTGGTGATAACGCATCGCCTCAGTTCATTAAAACTGCAGTGAATTTCAATGACGCTGGAGGCGGAACGATCAACGTTTCTAAAGTTTCTGGAACTTCGGAAGCTGAATACTTGATCTTGACTGGCGCTGCAAACTTCAACGAATTGTCTATCGGCGATCTCGTGACTATTTCTGGTTTGCCTCAAGCAGATAATAACGGAACATTCCCTGTTACCGGAGTTTCTGACGATGGAACAACTCTTCGTGTCTTGAACCCGAATGCGGTTGATGAATTCTCGTCTGGCACTTTCACTTTTGGTACAAATTCTACTGCCGGTGATACTTTTACCATCGGAACTTCTAACCTTGTTGCAGGAACCGATTTCGCAATCGGAGCTACTGCAGCTGATACTGCAGCAAATTTGTCTGCGGTTATCGGAACTCTTCCGAACGTTACTTCGTCTTCAAATGGTAACATAGTTACTGTTACTGCAACTGGCCCAGATCAGTCTACTGCTCTCGCATACGCGGGAACTGGTACTGTAACAGTTTCTAGTGCGAACCTTGTCGGCGATGCTTTTGTTGCTGGTGATTTCAGCGCTTCTACGGAAGTTTCTGAAGGCGATACCATGATCGTCGGAGCACCTTTCACGGTTCTGAACCAAGGTAAGTTCCGCGTTATCCGTCGTTACAACAATTCTGTATGGTATGAAAATGCAAATACGGTTGAAGAAGAAGTGACGCTTCCTTTGAACGCCATTTCTGTTGGCTACGATGCTACGACTTCGATCAAGGTAAACGCTTCTAATCATTCTCTATATTTGAACTGGAACGGAGTTGGCACTCAGCCTAACTTCGAGAACGCACGCGCAGGCGACATCCTAACTCTGGGTGTTGACTTCAACGCTGCGAACCAAGGCCAATTCATGGTTCTTCGCACTGGTGCAGCACTTGCCGAGATCACGAATCTCGTCATGCCAGCAGGTTCTAACTTCACTATCGGCGGAGCAGGTACTTACTTCCTGATCCAATCGGCTGGTGACGTGAACTTGTACTATGTTTGGTTCAATGTTAACGGATCTAATTCAGACCCAGCTGTCGTTGGTAGAACAGGCATCCAAGTGTCAATTTTGAGCGGTGACACGGCAGTTTCCGTGGCGGCTAAAGCCGCACTTGCTGTCGGTGCCGCGACCGGATTGACTGCTTCTGCATCTAATGGTGTTACAACTGTTACGACAACGGGTCTCCAAGAAACTACCGACGCCTCGAACGTAAACGTTCCGGCTCCTTTCACTGTAAACCTTGTCCAACAAGGCCGTCGCACGTTCTTGGAAGCGATCAACCCTTCTGCGGTAAACGAAGCTGCGGTATTTGTTACTACTCCGAATGGATTGCAGGTTCACAGACCACAAATTCAATTCTATGAGTACGAAGCAACTGTTGCTGGAGATTTGTTTGTTGCTACTGGCGATACTCTGACTACTCAGAACGCAGGTTCTTATGTGGTTTCTGATGTTATCGACCGCGATACTGCAGTCATCACTGGCACTTTGGCACCTTTGACTAACGTCAGCCTGAACGGTCGTGAGACTTCTGTTTACGTTGAAGAAGGCGTCGCATATAGCGGTTACAAGCATGTCTTGTTCGCTTCGCAACAGCCTGGCGCACCTTTCCGTTCATTGATTACGTTCGATACGAACGCTCAATACTCGAAAATTGACGAGGCAGCCGGTGTACAATTGACTTCATTGTCAAAAATGGATTTCAATACGACTATTCGTAAGGGTCTTGACTCTTATCGCTACAATACTGGCTTGATTGCAGAAGCTAACCGTATCATTTACGGCGATCCTCGCGATCCAACGACTTATCCTGGTGTCGGCGCTGCCGGTGCTGAGATCTTCTCTCGTGAGCCTCTAACTCGTCGTATTCAAGTTTCTGTTGTTATTCGCATCAATACTGGCGTTCCGTTTGCGCAAACTGCAGAGCAAGTCCGTACTTCGGTTAGCTCTCTTGTGAACTCGAATCCTGTCGGTCAACCTATCGCATTCAGCGCCATCGTTTCTGCGGTTAACGCAATTCCTGGTGTCCGTGCAATGGCAATTGATTCGCCTCAGTACGACAGCACTCATGATATTATTTTCATTGCTCCTTCGGAAAAAGCGCGTATTATCGACCCTGTGCTTGACATCTCTGTCAGCCAGAATGGAACATAACAAATGGCAGTAACAACTCCTGAAGAACAGTATAAAAGGTTGAGGAGCTACCTCAATCCTTACATTAAAGGACCTTCGGTCGATGCGATTTTGCAAGCATTGGCTACAGGTGCCGCTGCACCATTGATCGACAACGTTCGAGCAGTGAATGACCAGCTTTATATTTCTACTGCTTCAGGTCGTTATTTGGATGAGCGTCTTGCCGAACACGGTATCGTTCGCCCTCCTTCTGTTGGTCTATCGGATGATGTTTTTCGTCAGATCGGTATCGAGGTTAAGAACCGTAAGCAAGTTCGCGATCTCATCAATAATCTTTTGAACGCTATTTTCGGCGATGAATTCGTCCGCGCTTCTAACCAAGCACGAGCATTTGAGCCCTATAACCTGAAAGACGGCGACACTTTGATCATCAATTTCGATGACCATGTAACTGTGCCGATCACTTTCCATACGTCTGAATTCGCTTCTATTGCTGCAGCAACTGCTCAGGAAGTAGCCGATTCTATTACTAAAGAACTTCGTCGTCTCGGCTATGCCGGAACTGCGATTGCCAAGGATGACGGTAACGGTCCTTACGTCGAGATCTTGTCAGATACTATCGGTCCCGCCTCCAGCGTTACGATCCTTGGCGGTCGCGCACAAAATGAACTGAAGTTCGATGCAGCAGTCGCAGCTGGCGGAAACATGTCTACTCAATGGACTCTTTCTCTTCAGCCTGGCGGCGTCATTCGTTTTACTTGGACTGGTGGAGCTAACCCTAACTTGGGTAAAGTTTCTTCTGGAAACTATGTCAATATTTACGGCGGCGGGTTCTCCGCTTCATCCAATGAAGGATCGTACACAATCGTCGATTCTGTTGGTGGACCTGTCGGATCTTCTTATTTTGAAATCGTTAACCCTCTCGGTACTTCTGGCATCGTGACTCAAGGCGCTGACGATGCTATTTTGTTTTTCGATCCAATTCGTAAGACTCTAAATAGTCGTCTGTCTTATGCAGCGGTCTATCAGTCTTCGGCCCGTATGCTTCAGATCTTCTTGCCTGCCGCAACGAAAGTTATTCGTCGTGGACGCGAAGGTTCTGCGCACTTGCATGAGCCGCCTATGGTTTCGTTTGAACTTAATGCTCAACCAAATTCTGGCGATACTTTCAATTTGACTACGACTGCGCTTATTCAACAGGGCGTAAATTTTACGAATGGTGCTACGGTAAATGATACAGTGACCAATATGGCCGTTGCGATCAATTCTACCTATTCTACTTTGAAAGCCTTTGCAAACAAGAATGTTTTGAATGTTTTTGTGAATGATGCGACCGCAACTATGGTTGGAACCTATTCTGGATCTGCAGCTATCTCTGCTTCTGGTCCATTGGGCGATATGGCTTCTCTTGCTCCTGGTCAGCCTGGTCCTTACATGTACGATACCTCTCAACCTTTCACGGTTTCTGATATCGGCACTACTTTGCAACAGGATCTCGACGGAACCATGCCTCGCGTAATCCAAGTTGCTGATTCTAGCGAATTTCCTGATGAACAGGGCAATATCATCCTCGGCTACGGCACGCAGGAACAAGAAGGTCCAATTCCTTATATTGCTCGTCCTTCAAACAACACGCTGTTGATTAGTCCTGCTTATAACGTGAAAACGTTCCATGCTAACGGAACCGACGTTGCTCTTGTGGCAGCTAAATCTGCTCCTGACATTTCGCGTGATGGACTAGACTATCCGTTCTATATTACGGACGTTGTTTCTGGCCGTATTTATGCTGAAGATTTGATCAATCAGGTCGCCGCTTCGGGCATCAACATTGTTTTCACAATCTTATATCCAAACGATATCGGATTGGGAAAATGGGGTACTCCATACTCTGAGAACCCAACTATCTGGGGTGAATAATGGCTGCACCGATTATCCTTACTGGCGCACATATTAAGCTTTACATCAACAACCAAGTCTATAAGACGGTTCAGTCTATTTCTTTGACTGTTGATTACGGCGAAACTCCGATCTATGGAATTGACGTGGGATATGCGCAAGAAATCGCGCCTACTCGAATTTCTATCAAAGGTGGAGTCCAAGGACTTCGCGTTAAAAATAGCGGCGGATTGCAAGCTCAGAGCCTGCGTCCCTTGTTCGTCGATCTTTTGGCTTCTCCGTACATTTCGATCCGTATTCAGGACCGTTCAACTGGCGAAGATATTCTGTTCATTCCGCAAGCAAAAGTGACGCAAGAAAGCCACGTAGCAGCTACGAAATCTACCTACAAGATGAACTTCAATTTTGAAGGTACGATCCCGCTTTTCGCGCTAGATCGCTCTTAACGAAAATTCATAGAAATAGCCACAGCTAGGGCTGCTAATGAAACGAGGATGATAATAAGTTCTCGGTCAAATCCGCTTTTTTTGGGCGACTTTTCCATCGTGAAAAATCCTCATAAGATGATACCAGAGGCGAAACGTATTGATCGCATCGGTTATGGCCCTGTGAGGATCACCCTCAAACGTAAGGCCTAGTTTTTTCATACAGTCTTTTAATCCACCGGAATATTGACTGTCTTCAAATATCTGAACACTTTGATAGACAGTTTTCACGTCTAGGACTCTAAATCCAAAATAATTTTCCGCGTCAGGCTCTTCGCCGCGCTGAAGACAGAATTCTCGATAGCCTTCATAAAGAGCAATCGAATCGTTTCTGACTCCTGATCCCCAAACCATCGGATTAACGAAGCACTTATGTTTTTTGTGCAGTCGTTTCAATTCTTCGTAGGCTTCTTTTACAGTACAGCCTCCGCGCACGTCTGAGTCGCGAATACCAGTAAGATCCGTGATAAATGGATCAATCGGCTCTTCTGGATTCACATATAGTTCGAGCCTTTCAATCAATACGCCGTTACGCGGATTGAACACTGCTGCCCCGAGTTGAATAACCTTACGGGACGGCTGATTTAGCTCTAGGTCCATCACCATGATGGCTTTCATTTGTTTTCTTTCTAGGCGGAGATTCGCACTCCGTCCACTGTTTTTCCCACACACAAATACTAATTTGAGGTAGGACTATTTTCTTTGTACCACATTGCAGCTTTTGTTGCAAGTCCTCTGCCAACTTTCGTTGAACATTTTTTACATACTGAAGATTTCGAGGACAGCCAGGAACTTTGGACGATGGATTGTACGTTCCAGAATTGTAAGCAGCAACTGCCTTGAGCCATTCTCCGCCATATCGTTCTTTTTGGAACTTCAGATATTCAGCGGCCCACTTTGCGTTGACTTCCGGCTTCATCAGATCTTTTTCTTGGCCGGTGAAACCGACCATCTTGGCCGTTTCAAACTTAATTTGGCAGATTCCATAGGAAGGACTTCCGCCGTCATGAGGAACAGTGATATTTTTCAAACCACTTTCATGCGTACAGATCGCGAGGAGCAGCGCTCCGGAAACTGCGGCCTTCTTTGCCGCCATGAGAATTATTGTTTCAAATGTCATTCGACCTCCAATCAATACCATAGTAGCATGGTCGGAGGGGAATGTGAAGCCTTTTTTTCTCAAAAAAGGCCAAACAATTCAACTATTTAGTGTTTTTCGCAGGTTTTGTAAGGTCTTTCATGATGCCCTGCACTGTATCCGGATCGTATTTCTGCGATTTGGTTCGATTAGGACAATTGTTACAGACGCGGTAATAGAAAGTACCGTCTTGACGATTATAGACGTAGATCTCCAGATAGCCGTTGCCACACTCATGGCACTTCCACTGTTCTTTAAGGGATTTGAGCCCGTCTAAAGCTGTAACCTGTTGTTCTTCTTCATGATAATGCTCTTCCACGATGTCGCGGATATGGCTATAGCGATCCAGGTCGATCCTGGCAAGCTGCTTACGAAGCGAGCTAACCTCGCGTTTTAACATGAGAATTTGATGGTCTTTGTCTCTTTCTCGGCGGCGAAACTCCTTGTTTTCAAATTTCAGCTCTTGTTCTCTGGTGCGTTCTTTGAAGCCACGTTTCGATTTACCCAAGGAAAACTCCTCTGTCTAGGACACATTTAAGATTCAGCTGCATCCTAAGACCATCTTATATGATAAATAGGGTGTAGGCAACCGATTTTGGAAGGACCAGCAACATGACAATCTTATATTTGGTAGTATCTAAAATCTAAAGGGTAGTTAAATGGGCGTTCAAAGACGTGTTAATTGGATTAGTCAGCAGAGGGTCGATGTCCCAGACATGCGCGCTCTCGAATCAGCTGCGTCCAATGACTTCGATCAGTTAATTCAATCGTTTGTAACCGGAACTTCGCAGGGTTATCTCCTTCGCGGTTTTGAAATTTCTATGGCCGGAGCTATCGGCGGTGCGGCATCGGGTCTTCAACTCATCGTTGATCCTGGCGCAGTGTTCCATGTCTCTTCGAGCCAGTCCGGTACTTTTTATCTCGTTCCTGTTGGCACTCCTGCTCAGCAGCTGAACTCCGCGACGAACACTATCGTTGACGGTGCTTTCGCGCCTTCTGCGATCAACTACGTTGGTCTGGAATATGAACGCTTCATCGACGACACTACCTCGTCACAAGTGTACATCTGGAACCCGACTACCAATAACGAAACTACCAAAAATGCTCCTCGTGCTCAGATTCTTCGCTACCGCATTAAGATCACGACTAGCACCTTTGCATCGAACGTTCTTCCTATTGCCACAGTAACTACCGATTCAGGCAATAACGTTCAAAGCATCACCGATGCACGCTGGATGCTGTTCCGTCTTGGAACTGGCGGCGCTTCTCCGAATCCGTTCTACGTTTATCCGTGGACCGCTCAAGCAGAAGGTCGTACTGAAAATCCTTCTACGTCTTCGTCGAACTCGATCAATCCGTTCCACGGCGGCGATAAGATGCTCATGACTTTGAAAGACTGGATGAATGCTATCATGACGGCACTCCAGGAAATCAAAGGTACGGTCTATTGGTACTCGCCAGGTTCGGCAGGTTCCATTGATTCGTTGCGCACTGATCTTGGTAACACGATTACTACGGGCGCAGGCACGATCACGCATTCTGCGGATACTGCCGGTCTCATCAATTGGGACGAAGATATTTTCTTGAATATCGTAGGTTCGCGTCTGAAATACAAATTCACGGCGAATCCTACCTCTACCGACATTACTCTCGCAGATAACGAAGTCGCCTATGTGACTTTGGTTCGCGACGTACAAATTTCTCCTAACCTGATCTTCACGAATTCGTCAGCAGTTGTCACTTCGGTTGGTTCCATTGCATGGACTGGCCCGTTGCAAGCTGGTGACTGGATTAAGCTGGGCGCAGACACCGTTGCCGGATACTACCAAATCCAATCCGTTGATTCTCTGAGCCAAGTCACATTGACTATTCCTTTCGCGGGCACGTCTACCGGCGCTGGCGGAGCGAAAGCTAAATACGCATTCGGAAGCTACAGCACTTCGGCTACACCTAGCTCGAACCGCGATATTTACATTGCGGATCGCGCAAGCGTACCGCAAGGACAGGACGTGTTCTGGTTCTTGCATCGTGCGGATAACGGCGGCGTCATTCCGCGAGTCTATGTACGATTCATCGGCACAGAACTTGAAATGGGTGAGTCGGAAGATATCGACGATGGATTCCCTAAACAGATCCTGCAGTATATCGGTGCTCCGCTAGAAACGTCTAGCAAACCCCAATACTCCTCTGCGGTGAATCCTGGTGCGTTGCCTGAAATCACAGATGTTCTTTGTGGATCTGCCGCAACGATGTCGTCGAATCAATATTTCTTCATCAACTCTGCAGCTGATGCTCGTAAATATTACGTTTGGGTTAACAAAGATGGCGGCGGAACTGACCCTGCTCCTTTGGCTGACCATGTTGGAATCGAATGGGACATTACGACTGGAATGACTGACGCGCAAGTTGCGTCGCAGCTTGCATCTGCATTGTCTGGAACATTCCAGCCTGATTTTACAGCAGCTGTTCGTCCGAATCCGAACCAAAATACGGTTCGCGTTACTAATAATTCTGGCGGTGCTACGGCAAATGCGGTGAATTTCAATATTCCTGCTCCGTTCGCAATCACTATTGTTCAGAACGGTTCTGGAGATGGTAACTACATCGTCAATGACGGTGATAATCTCACGAAAGCAATCAAAAAACTTGATAGCGCTTTCGGTGCAATCCTTGCTTCTCTTAACAGCCCGACTTACGATGAAAACGTCGATATCGTGGCTTCTGGTGCTACTCCGCCTACGTCCTTGACCGGACCTGTGTCGGTTAACACTGTAATCAATCTTCCTCCGAACACTCGTCTTGCTTCGATCACGCAGTATTACACTGTAGGATCTGGCGCGTTGATGGTGTTCTTGAATGGTCAATATCTCCGTTTGGGAATCGACTGGTCTGAAGTTGGTGCATCTGGTACTGCTTCAAATGAGATCATGATTCTTCAACAGCTTGAAATCGGCGACGAACTCGAATTCCGCATCAATGGCGGAGGCGGCGGCGCAGGTGGAGGCGGCGGAGGCGGTGTCGGTCCTCAAGGACCTCCTGGACCTACTGGTCCTGCTGGTGCCGATGCAATCGGTGGACCCGTTGCAATTTCCACTAAGACTGGAAACTACACCGTAATGACGAGCGACAACGTGTTGCTCGGCGATGCTACTTCAGGTTCGATCTTGTTCAGTCTTCCGACTGCAAGTTCGGCTACAGGTCAAGTCTTCTTCTTCAAGAAGATCGACGCATCTGTCAACGCAGTTACGATCCAAGCTTTTGGCGCTCAATTGATCGACGGAGCAAATACTCTCGTGATCAGTTCGCAATTCGTCACAGTGACTATGGTCAGTGACGGAACTCAATGGTGGGTAATCTAATGAGTTACTCGCCCTACTTTTTGAATGCTCAGGCGAAGGGCTCGGTCAAGGGAGTCGCAAGCAATTTTACAAATGCTTCCGGCTCTTCTATGGTCAAAGGTACGCCTGCGGCTATTAACACGAATAGTCAACTGGTAACGGTTGACGTTTCCAATGAAGCGAACGTTCTCGCGTTTGTTGGTCTTACCAACGTAATCATTCCTGCATCTGCTACAGGCGGCGTGCAAGATACTGGTCGTTTGGAAGATGTGACTTTTCCTTCTTTCAATCTCGGAGATCCTCTTTGGATTGGAAAGGACGGAAATTTGACGAATGCTAAGCCAGAAATTGGCGTAGGCGGATTCGTTGATGGCGATTTTGTGGTTTTCGTGGGCGTTTTCGTCCGTAACGAATTCACTTCAACGCTGCGCGACATTAAATTAGCTATTGAATTGGTCGGAAGACTGTAAGGGAGAGCTTATGGATTTGAAAGACAGAGAGCGCAAAGTTGACATTTCTAAGATGCCAATGGCAGAGGTTAAAAACCTGTCCCAGCAGCTTGGGGATCGTTGCAAGGACATTTGCGATGAAGCGGCGAATAAAATGAATGCCTTCCTGAATATATACGGGATGAGCGCAAAAATCGCCTTTCAAATTGATGGTTTAGAACAAAAACCGGCTAAGGCCGCGAAAATACCTGCCAAAAAAGGCAGGAAGCCTAAGCAGGCTAATCTTAAATAGGATCGTTCGATTAAGGATTTAAAATGGCAAATATCTCAAAACTCTCCCAGTTAATTGGCGGTATTCAGAGACAAGTTGATCTCTCTGTAAATACCCTCGTTGTCGGCGCACTTAGCACCGGAACTAATACGCTGACAGACACGATCCTCGGTCGTTTACTGTCTCTGCAAAACGGTTCTGATGTTGACGCAACGTATCATACTCACAATACCATCTATTTCACCAAAACGCAGCTTGGATCTAGCACTGGCGGAACGGCTGGTTCGACTCTGATCGGTGATAACAACTCGTACACGAACTTTACCAATGGTGACTTGACGCTTAAAGGCGCTCTTGCCGGTATTGATAGTGCTCTCGGTTCCTCGACTGCTTCTTCGGCTTTTGATGGCACGTTCCGCATCAAAAATACACTAGATAACACGAAGCAAATCGCTTTCGATGCTTCCGGTATTACCGCAAGCACGACTCGTACAATCACGATGCCAGACGCAGACGTGAATCTTGGCCAGGTCAATACTTCGATCCAACAAGATGGTTCGCGTGCATTCGCAGCTGCTCAGTCGATGGGTGGATTCAAACTTACGAACTTGGCCGCTGCAGCTGTTGCTGGCGACGCAGTTCGTTACGAACAAGCAATCCTGACTTCTGGTGTTAATGCTTTCGCAGCTGCCCAGTCGTTCGGTGGATTCCGAGCTACTAACTTAGCAGATCCTTCTGCATCGCAAGACGCAGTTACTCTTGCGTACATGAACGCTCGCCTGAATGGTTTGACACCGAAAGCTCCTGTCAAGGCAGCTTCGACCGCAAACTTGACGTTGAGCGGTACGCAGACCGTTGACACTGTTGCTCTTGTGGCCGGTGATCGCGTTCTCGTTAAGAACCAAACCAATGCTCCAGACAACGGTATCTACGTTGTTGCCTCGGGCGCGTGGGCACGTTCTGCGGACATGGACTCTCTCACTCCGATTGATGAATTCAACGGCGCGTGGGTTACGGTTCAACAAGGTTCGCAAGCAGGTCAAGTTTTCGTTGAATACGGAACCGTGACTACTGTCGGAACTGATCCGATTAACTTCGCATTTTATAATCCTATCGCCGGTTTGATCGGCGGTGACATGATTACTTTCAGCGGGTCCACTTTTTCAGTTGACTTGGCTACCAGCAGTGGGTTAAAGTCCACAAATCCTGGTAACGTTGCTGGTCAGTTGACTATCAACCTGGAAGCGTCGAACCCTTCGTTGCAGATCACTGGTTTGAACGAATTGGCTGTTAAGCTCGCCGCTGGCGGAGCAATCGGTCAGGGTGCCTCTGGTCTTGCTGTCAATGTTGACGCTTCAACCATTGAAATCAACGCGAATGCGTTGCGCGTTAAAGACTTGGGAATCACCCTTGCAAAACTCGCTGCGAACTCGGTTGACGAGAATAAAATTGTCTCTACGACTTACGACGCTGCAGGCGCTATCACTGGCGGCTCTGGAACGAAAGTCAAAGCGAACGTCGATGGAACCTCTTTGGAGATTTCCTCGAACGCAATTCGCGTTAAATCAACTGCATACGACCAAGCAACGATCACTGGTGGATCTGGCTCGGCAGCTGCAGTTCAATACGCACCGTCTCTGAAGCAATCCTTCGTTGCCGGTGAAGCTATGGCCGCGAACACTACGTTCTTGGTTCGCATGGCGATGTTCGATCTTGGCGAGACTGTTGGCCGCGTTTACAAAGCCGACAAAGACGCTTCTTCGGACAACAAATGGGTTGTTATTGGTTGGGTTAACTCTAGCTCTGCAGTTTCTGCAGGCGGTAGCGTTACCGTGAATTTGGTTGGCACTTCTGCTCCTGGATCGTTCGGTAACTCGAACATCGGACGCGAAGTTTTCCTCGGCTCTGCAGGCGCTCAAGTTTTGGGTGCTTCTTTGGCCAATACGACGAACGAAGCACAGATTGCTGTCGGTGTCGTTACAGGATTAGGAGCCTTCTTGTTCACTGGACCCCAATTTAGAGGAATTGCTTAATGGGTAGTTTCCTGAGATTGTCAGGTGGAGTTTCTCGTTCTTTCCAAGAAAGTTCGACGATCACCATCTACGACCAGAGTTTAACGGTTGTTGCGTCCGGTGCGGGCGCAAACCAAATCAACGGTCCCGTGACCGCTGGTACGGCTGTTACTATTCCTGGATCTCAGACCTATACCGCTGCAGAACTTCAGGTTTACTTAAATGGAGATCGCATGGAGCCGCTTTTTGACTACACTTATGTCGGAAGCGCACCCAGAACCCAGTTAATGTTTACCGTAGACTTGGTTGTTGGAGATCGCGTAGATTTCCGCATCGACCGCGCTCCGTAATGTGATATATAGAGGATTAAGATGCCTACACAATTAGATTCAAGACAGGTAGTTAATAGATCAGCCCTCGCAATGATCGGGAACAATGCCAACGAACAGTTGAGCGTGTTGCTTCCTCGTATTGATGGCGAGATCGCTAAGCTATTTGAAGACCGTAACGCCCTCCTGACGGACGGTGGAACCATCACGTTCACTGGAACTCAGGTTCAATTCTCTGAAGCTCTTAAACTGACTCTGAACCAGAAGGTTTCTGGCGCAGTGCCCCAAGTTATTTCTTTGGGATCGACTTCGCAAAACTTCGTAAGCTCTGGCGACATGATGATCGCCGTGATCGACCGTACCGCAGGAACTGCGACGGTTTCGATTATCACCGCAGGTAACGCACTTCCGGCAGTTAGCGCAGCGAATCAAGAAGTGTTCTTGATCGCAAAGCGCGTTGACGCTGGTGACGGTACTCAACGTCTTTATTTCCGTAACGGTGCAGCATTTAATGCTGGCCAATCGGCTCGACTCGGTTCCGCAGGTTCTGGTGGATCTGGCTCTGGAGTCGGTGACGATCTAGATTCTCTTCTTTACCGCGCATCTTTCACTGATCTTTTCACTGAAAGCTCTACGAACGCAAATAGCTCGATCAACTCGTCTGGCACTAACGCAGTGTTCAACGCTGCCAAAGCCATGTACACGATGTCGTATGACGCATCGAAAACCGTTTCGACTACCGGAACTGCTGCAACGGCATCTGCCGCTCCTGCATTCACGGTCGCAGCTGGTGACGTGATCGTTTCGGGTGGAGTCGTTCGCAAGATCGCTTCGATCTCTTCGCAAACGTCTTATACGCTTGAAGCAGCTTTCCCGACCAATTTGGTTTCGGCATCTGCAAACATTTCGCAAGCCGTTTACACCAAAGATATCTACAACTTCGCAGTGGATGGAGCAGCAATTTCTGCCGCTTTCGGCGCTTCGACGTTCTCCGATGTCTTGGTTGACTATAAAGATAACTCGACTGCAAACTCGAATATCTTTACTCCGAATACGACCCCTGTTATTGGTTTTGTTGCGTCGAATGACAATACGAACTTTACGACCGTTGGTGTTCGCAACACGAACGAAACCGACACTGAGAACTCGACTTCTCTTTTGTCTGCTGGTACTTCACTGTACTTGCGTTTCTTCGCAAACCAAACGTCTGGTTCGGGTATCTCGAATCTTATCATGTACAAAGCGTTCATGCAGAAGACTACTTCTGGAACGTCTGGCGGTATCGCTAACTCTGCCTATGCATTCACAAACAGCGTTGGTACGCCGATCAACTGTACGGTTGGATCGTCTGGCGGCAAGACTTCTCTGCAACTGACTTGGCAGTACGCCGTTGGTGTCTATGCTGGTACAACCGCTTCGGCTATCGAAGTTTGGGTTAACGGTCAGAAGATCCCGCGATTTGTCAACTCGACTTTGACTCCGGATGCATCTTTCACTGAACTTTCCTCTACGTCGATTCTTTTGGATCGTGACTACAGCAAGTATAACTTGTCGGTTGAAGTGTTCCAACGTACTCAAATCGTTGACAACTCGACCATCAATACGACCAATATCTCTTCGCAACAAGAGATCATGACTAACGGTTTCCAATCGTTTATTTCTCAGAACTCTGTTTTAAATCCTACGACCACGACTGGCGTTCCTGCTGCTGGCGCTTATTATTCGCAAGTTTCTAATCGCGCCGCAATTCCTGATCTGTCTCAGGACTTGAAAGCGCGTATGGGTGAAGATCGTATTCTTACCCAAGTGATCTACGGTATCAACAACGAATTCGGCTCTTCTGGCGAACAAGTCTGGGGATCTGTCGGCGATTTGTTTGGTCAAGTTCGTTTTGTCGGTGGAAACTGGGCAAACGTCGTAGATACTAACGGTAACGGACCTTTCACGAATGTTGCTAACGATTACGTTGAAGTAGTGTTCTACGGAACTGGCCTGAACATGTTTACGTTCGCAGGAACTACTGGTCGTGACATTCGCGTTACGGTTGACGGTGGAACTGAAGGTGCAAATATCTACGGGAACTATTCAGCTGTCGCAGCTGCTCGTGGATACAACACGTATCAACAATTGAACTTGGTGTCTGGTTTGACCCTTGGTGTTCACACGGTTAAACTCCGTAACAACAGCACTTCGGGTATCACTGTTTACGGATTTAACGTCCTAACAGAAACTACCGCTATTGCGGTTAACCCTGGCGTTTCTTACGTTTCGGGCCAAAAACTGTCTCTGGCATCGCAAGTTTCTTCTGCATATGCATCTTCTTTCGACACGGGAACCCTTGGTAGCCGTGGCGGTCGCGTATTGATTTATCAGAAATCTGATGGAACTATCGGGAAGGCTTTGAATCCTGTTGGATCTCAGCTGAACATGACTGCAGCAGATCACAGTAACGAAGAAGCATACCATAATTACTACTTCCGTGAATTCGGCGCGAACCGTTCGGATGATTTCTCTGCTCCAGGAGCAAGCGTTGACCGTGCTTTCACTCTAGAAGATGGTATCACCGCTATGGTCGGTCGTAACATCTCGAACAACTCGGGAACAAACCAAGCCGATGGAGCATTCCCTGTCGGAACTGGTAACTTTATCACGTTCACGTTCGTTGGAACAGGTTGCGATCTGACCATTTATGAAGACAATACTTCTACTGCCGATGTTTGTTCAGTTATCGTTGACGGAACTACCATTGGAAGTTTGGATAGTTTATCGGTTGTTAACCGCGTTAGAACTCAAAAACTTGTGTCTGGTCTTCCTTACGGAACCCACACTGTTAAATTACTTCGTTCTACTTCTGCTTCTAACAGCCGCGTGTTCAAATACTTCACTGCTTACCAACCTAAGAAGCCTACGCTTCCTACTGGCGCAATTGAACTTGCCGAATACAATGTGATGGCAACTTTCGTTGCTAACGCGACTCCTGGTGCCGAATTTATCGGAACTGGTATGCTTCGTCGCGGAGCAGTTCGTGAGCACATCTATACTGGAACATGGAATACGGAAGCTCCTTCTTCTCAAGGTGGAACCGCAGGTTCTATCGAGGGCATTCGTTTCATAGGTGCAGCTGCTGCGAATACTGTTCGTTTCTACTTCTACGGAACTGGATTCGATCTTCGTATGTCTACGCCGGTCGCGTCCAATACTTTCAACGTGACTGTTGATGGTGTCGCTAACTTGACTGGTACTTTGGGAGCCACGACTAGCTTCTACGGAAACTGGACTTCATTTGTCGGAACGACTGGTGTCGCTACCTCGAACGGAACCGGATCTTTCGGTAACGGTCTGCGCGTTTCTGGACTTGCTCTTGGTTTGCACCTTGTTGTGTTAACTCAGAATGCAGCCACTTCGTTTGGCTACGAAGGTGTCGATATCGTTACGCCTATCCATAACGTTCGCAATAATTCGCTATACAGTGGTCAGAACTCACTTCCTATTGGATCTGCGCCTTTGGCAGATTTGAGAAAAACGACTCCGATCAAAGATAGCAACTTGCAGACCAAAAACGTTGCACAGGCTTTCGGTACGAACTCAAGCCCAACGACCAGTTCATCTCTGATGGTTCCAGTCCCAGATCTGTCTGTGACTCATACCAATAAGAGCGGACGTGTTAAAATTACTATGTACGTTAACTGGGCAACCACTAACGCTGCACCTGCATTTGGCTTCTATGTCGATGGATCGCCTATTTATAACCAGATTACTGGAGGATCTAGCGAGACGACCACTTTGGTCTATTACGCATACGTTTCTCCTGGTATCCATAAATACGATATCTTCTGGACAACTGCATCGGGAACACTTACGGCTAACGGCACTGGCCGCTCGTTGCTGGTGGAAGAAGCCTAATCGCAATCTTAGATATGATACAAGAGGGTTAAGATGCCTGTTACTCAGAGTTTAAATTCAAAAGCGAACGTCAAAAAGCAGACCAATCAGGATCTGCCGTTTGCGCCGCAACAGCCTGTAATGTCTAGCTATTACGCAGTTTCGACTGCGAGCCAGACCGTCATCAACCTTTCTTTTAGCGTTGACACAGTGAATCAACCAGATCAATTCTGGCTATTCGTTGACGGTAAAAAATTGCGCCTGGGCTCCACGAACGACTATACGTTCACGGCCATTGGATCTAACGGCTATTCTAGTCAGATCACGCTTAACAGCCCGATTAATATCAACCTGAACATTCAAGCATTCCTTCTAGGCCTCAAAAAAGAAGCCGAATTCGCAATGGACAATCGCTTTGTCCAATTGTACGAAGCACAAGGAAATTCATTCCAGGCAGTCATTAACCAGACTTCTTTGATGTCGGCTACCTCTACGACTGGAACTCCAGCCGCAGGTACTTTCTATTCTTCGATCACGAACCGTGCATCCATCACCGATCTTTCGTCGAACTTGAAAGCGCAGATTGGTTTTGATCGTATGCCGGTCCCTGGTGCGTACCAAATTCAAGGTGAATTTGGTCCTAACCTAGAGCCGATTTATGGCGTTATCGGAGATATTTTCGGACAGATCCGCTTCGGTGGAGCGATCCTTTCAAGCGGCGACGCTTCTGGTGCAGGTGTTTCTTTCGCCGTTCTAAACGATTTCATGGAAGTTACTTTCTATGGAACCGGCTTAAACATTGGTTTCCAAACGTACTCGGTCGCTAACGATTTCCGCGTATCTGTTGACGGCGGCGCAGAAGGATCGAATATCTGGACTGGAACCACTTACAGCAGTGCTTTGACGAATCGTAACTACGATACCTTCCAAGGTATCAACGTTGCTTCTGGCTTGACTCTTGGCGTTCACACCGTTAAGATCCGTGCTAACTCGGCTACTGCTGCTGCTCGCGTACAAAGCATTGAAGTTATCACAGTCAATACTACCGCTGCAAACGTTCAAGTAAATCCTGGTATTGCATATATTCAGGGTAAAAAATACACTACCGCTTCGGCAGTGACTTTTGCTTACAATGCTGGTATCACCGGAACTAAAGGTGGACGTACTCTCGTTTACCAAAATGGCGACGGAACTATCGGTACGGCTTTCCAGGCGGTCGATGCTACTTCGCTGACCTTCACGAATACGAATCACCAGAATGAAGAGATCGCACAGATCGTTCATTTCCGTGAATTCGGAAGCTCGCGTTCTGATGATTTTATGTCGCTCGGATCTTCTGCTGCGAACAAAGCATTCACGCTTTCTGATAACCTGACTACTCTTTCTTCTCTAAACGGTATCATTGATCCGAACATCGGTGAAGCATTGTCGGTTCTTTCTGGAACCGCCAACTTCACGCTTTTGGTTTTCATCGGAACTGGTATCGACGTTATGTTGCAACAAACCGCAACAGGCTTCACGCGCAGCATGACTTATTCGATTGATGGCGGTGCCTCAATCGGAACCACTACTTATACGACTACTCAGAATCCTGTTTGGGTTAAATTGGCGTCTGGTCTTCCTTACGGAACCCACACATTGAAACTCAGCAATGGAAGTGCATCCCTGAATGCTCCTGGTATCGTTAAGTTTGCCATCTATCAACCTAAGAAGCCTACGCTTCCTTCAGGAACGGTCGAACTTGCGGATTTCAATAACTTCGCAAACTATGACGGTACGACTGCAACTTCGACTACTGATAACACGCAGATGCCTACTGGTGTCTTGCTTAAGTCGCCAGTTCGTGAATTCACATATACTGGCGCTGGCTGGTCTATTATCGGCGTAGATAATGCAAGTACGACTGGTAACACGTCTAACTCTGGTACAAACGGCGACAACGTTAATTTCACTTTCTTCGGAACTGGATTTAACATTTCCATGTGGGGACAATCCGGAGGAACCTATGCGTACTCTGTCACTGTTGACGGCGCATTGAATTCTACTGGTGTCGCACGTAGTAACATGGTTAACTCGGGCTCGGGTATCTATACCTCGACCACGACTACCGCTCGCGCTCCTTGCCGCGTCGAATTCACCGGACTGACTCTTGGTTTCCATACGGTTACGATTGCAAAAACGTCTGGTACTCCTGGTATTCAGATCCAAAATATCAATATCATTACTCCGATCCATGCTTATAAGTTCGCTAACAACGACATCATGAATTCGACTTTGGTCGGTTCGCAAAGCATCTCGGATAACCGCAATACGACTGCAGTCATTAATGCCCCTACGCCAAAAGCGTGGGCTCAGGCAACTGGCCAATCGGTATCGCCTTCGACTTCTAGCGCGACATACGTGCCGATGCCAGATATGATGGTCAAAATCAAGATCAAGGGCAACCGCGTTCGTATCTCGTACAACGTTCAGATGACCTCGAACGGATCTAACGGCGTTAACACTGCTCTATTTATTGATGGTGTTCAGGTATTCGATGCACAAGGCGTTACGGCAACGACTGCGGCATACTCACCGTTTGATGGTATCTTTAACCTTTCTCCTGGAACGCACACGATTGCGGTTTACTGGAGAAGTCCGGCAAGCTCGGCAGTTAGCACTGCCGCACAAAGCCGTATCTTAACTGTAGAAGAACAATAAGGAGAATACGATGTATTCAATTCAATTACCTTGGAAAACTTTCAACGTCGATCTTCCCTCGATTGACGCATGGGCGAAAGCTCTCACTGCTTCCTATCAAGGAAACAGTGCAGACATTCAGCTAACTTTATGGTTCAATGCGGACCCTGAAGCAGTTCCTATGCATGACGTTACAACGCAAGTCTCTCAACCTGTTCTTGACGATCAGGGCAATCCCGTTTTGGATGGCCAAGGTCAACCTGAAACGCAAATGGTGAACGTTACCACTTCGGAACCTACTGGCGATCCTTCGATTGCTCAGCAAGTTCAAACTAAGTGGGATTCGATTCAATCGAATTCTGCTGAAGCCGTTGCCTATACTGCAAATGCACAGATGGCAGCAATCAAAGCTCAGGTGGAAGGCATTCAAAATTTCAGCACGAATCTGTTAATTCAATTCAACGCAGAAAATATCGCTTTGGGAATCACCCAAGACGGTAAAACTGAATCGGTTCTGGACACCATGACTCCAGTCTTGACTGCCCTGCAATCTGGTTCGCCAACCGTTGCGATCAGCCGCGCAAAAGCTATTCCGTCTGCATCTTACGATGCGAAATACGTGACTGGCGCACGCTTGCTGAGCTACGTTAACAAGATCGAAGCATACTTGGGTTTGTCGCTCTCTGCTGCTTGGTTCTAATAGAGGTCTTTCATGCTAAAAACTAGCGGCGTATTTGTTTTAAATAAAGATCCTCAGTCGTGGACGCCCACGCTGACTGGATTTGGTACGGCTAGTCCGGTTCAATTCCAATGGGTCCGTGAAGGAAAGTTCCTAGTCGCATACGGATATTTTACGTCCGGTACGGTTCAGGGTGTTCTTGCTTCTTTGACTTTGCCTAATGGTTTATTGGTCGATGCAAGCTATCTTCCTATCAACGCAACTTCTACTCAGGCTGGCCAATTCGTTGGGACATACGGTGAGAATTTGGCGTCCGGTGCGGGCTACATGGTCGTTTGTACGGCCACGAATGCTAACCTGATTTACTTTGCGGATGATTACTCGTCTGCAACTAACGACCTGACTCCTGCTAACGGTAACGCCGTTACGAACAATGGTGTTTTCACTGCTGTTTATTTTCGCGTCCCGATTGCAAGCTGGTCTGCGAACGACTAAGGATTTATATGGCTAAAATTTCAATTGCTGAATTTAACCCTGGATTAAAAATCGGTGTCTTCTCGACTGCCGGTACTGCATTCAGTATGTCTGCGAATGATTTGCATTTTGTTCAGTTTACTGCACAGAATAACTGTACGATCACTACGATGAGTTGCTTCAAATCTGCTCAAACTGCAGGCATTAAAAGCGTCATGGGAATCTACACCAGCGTATCTGGCTTACCTTCAGCGTTGCTCGGACAAAGCTCTGTCGTTACCACAGCAAACTATGCTGGCGTATCGACTGCAGGCGGCGGACCAACGTATCACGCTCTTACTGCTCCTATCAATCTGGTTCAGGGAACGACTTATTGGCTTGCTTACATCCAAGATACGACTGCAAACGTAGAGAATGCTTTTAACGCTCCCTCTACTGGATTGTTTATTCACCAAGCTCAGGCTGGATTCGCATCGGGCGTATTGCCTGCCACTGTTACTGGATCTTTCCCTGCATCGGGCGGATTTACTCCTCTCGCTGGCTGGTAATGGAAAACAAAGATCCTAATGGTTCTGATGCCCTGCTGATTTTGTTAGTAGGGCTTTTTATTTTCTGGGGTTACTGTATCTCAGAATTCCTCAAACTCATGGGCCACGCCCTTGGATTGTCATGAAAGCTCTAGTTCGTTGGTTAATTTTTCTTCTGTTCGGATATCCTTTTCAACTTCTCGTGATGGCACTATACCCGCTAGTTCATCTTTATTGGCGCTTGTTTGTGTTCCAGTACGTCGCAAATAAGCCAGATCCGGTCCATGCCGACATTCCGGTCGCTCTTGGTTTGGCTACCCGTAACGATGGCATCTTCCTGAACAATGATGATAACCATGGTGCCTTCACCATGTACAATTTCATTCAAGAATCTGGCTATCAGAAGCTCTTCGACTCGAATGGAAACTTCCTACGTCGTTATAATGAAGACAACACTGAAAACCTAGATTTCGTGTCTGGAGATGTCGTATCTGCGTTCGGATTCGCCAACCAATTCTACAAGGCTGACGATGACATCATCAGAAAAGCCATCAAGAATTACCTGAAGAATCTCGGTACTTGCTCGACGACCGATTCAAACAATGGATGGGTTTCTACGCGCTGTAACAACTTCGGTGTAAACTACTGTCCTGACTCGGACGCTTACGGTATCGGCCAGCCTATGGCAGGTCCGCAATTCTATACGACTTCTGCCCTGCTTGCACTAGGATATCACCTGGGATGGCAATACAAAGCCTTGTTTTGGGCTCACTGGCTTCTTTTGGGTGGATGGTACTGGGCATTTTCGCCAGTCCTGTACACGAAAGACAACGGTCTCTGGTATGTCCGAGATATCACCATGAAGAACCTTTACACGCACGCGCAGGTCTTTGGACCAAAATGGTGGATTGTCCGCCCGATGAAGTTTATCAATGAAAAAATCTCTACGCACCACAATCAACTCTTCGACGCTATGTTCGGGAAAACACCCCAGAACCTTCCACAATGTATGCACGCATTCTTCTCTCAAAATGAAGACGCTTCCAGTACGGGCATTGGTGATGGACGAGTGTCAGCTTATATTCCGGATGCAATGCGCCGTATGGCTCAAGAAACTAAGCTCAAGTAAGGCATAAAAGTTAGATATAGCGATCCATATCTAACTTTATTTATCTTCTTCCGCTGCGTCATCCCAGATAGATGCCCAGTCAGATTTCTCGATTAGCTTAAAGACAGCTTCGACTTCTGCCGTGATGTATCCCTCTTTCAAAGGAGGGAAATTTTTGATCGTAATGAAACTGTCCAGAACGATGTAGGCCATTCCAGTCTCTTCAATGTGCGTGATAGTACCTATGATGTCTGGTCTCTCGATAGACTGAATACGGTCGCCGCGCTTGAACTTACTCATTGGAATCCCACAGAGTAGACCATTCTTTAGACCCACGACCAATTAATAGACGAACATCGTCTTCAGTCGTATGGCAAACGCAACGCTTAGCCGTCTTAATGTGCTGGTATTCTTTTGGTAGAACGGGTTCAAACTTTTCTGGATGATCCATCTCGACGGCAACGATAATTTCATTGTCATCATTTTTATAGATATTGATGACTGTTCCAGTATCTTCTGCACTTATCACTTCTACTCGGTCGCCAATCTTGAATTTCATGTGCGATCAGCCTTCAAAACCGCCGCAACAGCGTCACGAATCACCGCATTACTTTGGCCAAGATTGAATCTTGCGAAGCTATCATTGGTCCCCATGGACGATCCTGGAGTCCAAGAGATACCTGCTTTCGTGAATAGAGCCTGCGCCGTAGAATCCATTGGTCCATAGAAGAACATTCCAACGTCCCGAACAGGCGTGTCGCCGAAGTATTTCTCAAGTTTCGAGAATTCTTCACGGTTACAATCTAGTTTAAATCTGGCCGATTGCTCAAACAGATCCCAATCATACCCATGTAGGGCGATTTTTAGGATGTCCGTAGAGGCCTGGGATAGGCCACAATACTCGGAAGTTACAAGCTGAGCATACTGAACAGCTAGCTCGTCATCGTTCGTTGCAAGCCATCCTACGCGAATACCATTGATCCCAAGTAGCTTTGAGTAGGAACCGATCATGGTTTTGTGCATGGGAAGGGAAATCGGTCTCCATGGCATATAAACATTGTTGTAATACACGCCATCCAGGATCTGCGGAGCGCCAGGAATAGCCAACTCATCCTGGAGCCCAAGAGGATTTGACGGAAGATCTAGTAAAAAACAAGTTTTAAGAATAGGGTATCGGTGCGTGAATTCGATATGCTTAAGACCAGATGCTTCGACCATTTTTGGATATCGGACATAAAAAGGAGCCTTGCGAGTCATAGCAAATTCGTAACCCTGCTGAGCATAGGCACGGAGCGCAATAACGACGCCGCCAGTAGCGCCGTTGACTAAGAACAGGTGCTTGTAATCCTGGCCAGTCTGACGCTTCACGACCTGTTTGGTCAATTCAACCAAAGCAGGATCGCCCTCGTGAGTGGGATAATCCATATTCATCAGGCGGTCGTATGAGAATACAATCATGTTGCCCTGATAGGTGTTAAGAAATGCCTCGCGGACAGCAACACTATTGCCCCAGCCGAGATTGAATTTTACCATAAGTGATTCCAAACTTTGTGTGGATCAAAGATGCGTTTGCCATCGAACAGGATCTTCTCATCAACTTCATGCATGGATACGTTTAAGATCCAGTTTCGCATGTAGTTCAGAAGCTCGAATTCGCTGAAGTCTTTATAAGCCAACGTGCGCTGATCCGTGAATAGCTTACGCTTTCCGGTAGTCACGTCTATCAAGAAAGCAGATGCTGTGATTCTAGCCATGCCATTGGCCTTGAATTGTACCGAAAATTTATTCTTCATGTATTTGAAACGCTTAAAAAACGTGCGAAGTTCTTTGCCGGTCATTTTTTGCTCACTTTCACGCCCGCAGAGGCCGCCGCGATCAGTGTTCCAGGCATACCTTCGTGCTTGCGAATTCTTTCTACCAGTCTAATACGTTGTTCAGCATCTGGCAAGTAGTCTGCGAATTCATAGAGATCGCGCAGAACGTGAACGAAAGAATTAACCATCATCTCTCCGACAGCCGTTAAATTGCCGCCAGAGATACCCACGGCCAAGTTTTGGACACGGGCTTTGATCTTGTAGATGTCATTGGAATTATTCTGTGCTGCTTCCCAGGATTCGATTTCCTGAAGCGTCATACCCTTAAACGGATTCTTCTTCGATAAATCGACATGCTTAGGGCCAGCGTTTTCGGATGTTGCGCGGATTGCAGGACGTTGATTGAACATTCTTTCAAGCTCTTCTTCGGACATTTCACCGCCGAAGCTCTCTTCCATCTTGTTCAATTCATGGTTCGTTTGCGGATCAATTTGAGCGCCAGGCATAATGATCGGTGCGCCCTGGATAGGCTGAATAGTCTCGGGTGCCACGGAAGTTTCCACCTTAACGGTATGATTCTCAGCGTGCCCATTCTTTTGGTTAAAAAGACGAGTCTCATGTTCAGCTTTGATCATTTTCTGGGTCTTGAAGAGCTTTTTAGCCTCTACAACCCATTCTTGATCGCCGTCAGAGGTAGCTATTGCTTCCATCAATAGACCCGACATTGCAGTAATAAGCTGCCGCTGGGTACGCTCGTGCGTAACCAAATGGCCAAACATAGTCTCTGCGGTCTGTGGGTCTATTGGGTATTTCATTCGCTTCTCCAGGTCAATAAAATAAGCAATACTGCAAAGCCTGGATGTCCCGTCATTACGAGGAACATCGCCAGGCAAAACATAGGGAAGCTCATTTTAGTCGTTGTCCGTCAGGCTGATACCCATAGTGCGCTCGTCAGACTTCGGCACGCGGAACAAGGTACGAAGACGCTTGATTTCCTGTTCCAAAGGCTTCTTCTCGCGGTACACGGCATTAAGCAGTGCGGACAAGTGGTCAATCGTGAAGTTCTTAGAGTTTTCCACGATGAAATCCACATCTTTATGATCTTTCAACACGGCCTGTAAGAATGCGCGGCGAGCATTGTCAGTCGGAAGACCGATCTTGATCACATGGCTAAAACGGCCAGGACGATTGTAAATGCGCGGGTCCAACTTCTCAGGATAGTTGGTCGTAGCGATGAAGAGCACGTTGTCGATGGTCTTCGCCGAATCCAACATTTCCAGGTAATGAGCCTCGCCAAAACGGTCGATCAAAGAATCAACGTCTTCAAGGATCACGATGCTCTTACGATTCGGCTCAACGCGAGCGAAATCTTCAAGCCAGCTCATAACTACTTCGGGATTGGTCGATGCAAAGAACACCGTTCCGCCCTTTTCAACGAGCTTCTTCGAGATCAATTTGATGGTGCAGGATTTACCAGAACCAGGAGGACCATAGATCATGACACCGGCCTTGAATTGAGCGCCGCCGATCACGAATTGGTTTCCTTCCTTATAGTCCTTTTCCGATGCCCAGAAATTATCCACAACACGGATCACTTCCTCAGAACGCATCTCAGGCAATTCCAACAGGAGGCCAGACGGCGGAAGTGCAGGAACGACATAAACGCCACGGTTATCGGCAGTGATATCATAAACGCCAGGGGGAAGCGTTTTGATCGTAGGAGTCGTAGCCATGTAGCCGCCGCCGTACAGTGCGTACTGGTTCGGTTGGCCAGGCTTCTTCTCGTCATCATCTTCGTATAAGAAATCAGGAGATCGGTTACGTCTCTTGTTAGATTCTTCAGGCTTTTCGTAGGTTTCCGCTGCTGCGGCCCATTCTGCTGCGTCGTCGATTTCACTCATATTAAGTCCTTTCTATTCGCAATCGTCTTCGGTTTCGTTTTCTTCTTCATCATAACAATCTTCCAGGTGCGAAGCAAGACAAGATTCACAAATTGCTTCTCCACACTCAGGACATTCGGAATTATCGCAGGATTCGCACTTTTCCTGTCCACATTCGTAGCAATCACGTCCACGCTCACAGTGAGTACAGTAGTGCTCCATACACATATCGCACATTTCTATGTTGCTCATTAGAAACCTGCTCTTTCCATCGCCTCAATCTGTAGGCGAAGTTCGGCTACCATAGTTTTCAGTTCACTATTGGTTTTACCGGCCAGTTCTTCACGGATAATCTCGGTCTTTCGATCAAAAACACCATAGTCTTCGGGCTTGAGTTTAAGCTCATTTTTGATGTAATTGTACGTGGACCAGGGATGTTCCTGCGGCAATGCGTCGCGACGAACTAATCGGCCCGTGCCATGTCCTGCCCATACTGGAATGTCGATTGTATCTGACTTACTCATTTGACTTCCCTTCGGTACATTTCAAACAATGATTTGCGTAAACGAGAGCGTGCAGAAAGACCAACAGTTTCCAGGGCCTTTTCGTACTTCTCAATAATATCAAAAGCCTGCTTCTCTGTCATCTCGGAGACTTTCTCTTCGGAGACTTCGATCTCAACGAACGTGTCGATCTTCGACGACTTTCCATTGGTCGTGTCATAAACCGTATAGAATACGATTGTCGCATCTGAGAAATTGTAGATGTGGCAGGTCTTCCAGATCGAAAAATTAAGCTTATATCCAAGATCGGATACGAATTTCATGATCGTATCTTCGTCAACCTTGTCAACTCTAATGTTTTTTTCTTCCCTTTGAATGTTATTTTTTGAACCAGATTGCTTATACTTGGTGGTAAGTTCTTTTCGATCCCCGTCAAGACCGTGAGAAGGACGGCGGTATCGCATAAAAGGTGGAAATTGCGAAATTGTGTCGGTAAGTAGCTGTTCAAAAGCTGCTCGTGCTTTTTCACCAAGCGTTTCTGCGAAAGCGTCAAATTTCTTCGTGATGTGCTCATTCGTATAGTACGTGTCTGGACCTTCGACATAAATAAATTTCTCCAATCCAGGCAGTTTATCTGCGATTTGTTTGAAATCAGTCAAGGTTGCAGGATCGACACGATACTTCGTCTCGAACTCCGTGTGTTTCGCTACAAGTTCCACCGGCTTTTCTTCGGTGACAACTACGTTTTCAACTTCAGTTTTCATACTGAGATCTCCCGTACCAAACAAATGGCTCATAGGTATTGGGATTTTTGAGGAAGATCTGAATCGAATTCTGGCCTAAGCCTTCCATCTGACGGCGCAGTTCATTCGCACGCATAGAGTATCCGCTCATTTCACGAGCAAGTGCGAGTCTGGTCTGTTCGTCCTCAGTACCATCAATCTCCAAATACATGTTTCTAATAGCGTTGGTCAAGTATGCCAACTCGGTTTCGTGGTTAATATCAATCAGGGGGATCTCATCAATCGTCCCATCGTTGTAATAATGCGCCAATACGTCCATGATCACGGCCTTTGCGCGCATCTTGGCAGTCGCATCCATCTTGGTCCCGATCAAAGGACGAAGCGCTAAGTTAATGCTTTCTCTCACCTTGTTTCTAACTTCTTCAGCGTTCATAGAAATCTTCCTTGTTTGAGAGCCAGTTACCCAGCAAGATACGTTTGCCAGACTTACGATCAAAAAATAGGAAATTCATCTTGTTATCGGTCAGCCACATGCGAATGCGAGGCATAGGCATGGTGATCTTGTATTCTTCACGGTAGCGCGAAAGAATACTGTTAAGCTCCTGCTCCAGGGCTTCAACCTTATCGTTCGAGGGATGCTTCTCTTCCAAAGTCTTGGTGATTCCAAAACGTTTTTCGATCCACAGAAGCTTCTCGATATCGTTCATATCATCCATCATACTTATCCCCTAGCCAACTCTTCAGGCGTGTATTTGGTAAGATCTGCCCAGTTGTAATCAAAGATCTTGTCGGCAAACCCATACTCAACAGCGTCTTTCGCAGTGAGGTACACGTCTTCTTTTTTGTCCATTTGTTCGCGCAGCCACGCCTGAATGAACTTGCGGCTACGGTGCATAAATTTACCATTTGCTTTCATGGAGTCAAGATAAATTTTCATCATCTGCTGATCTTGGATCTTTCCAAACTCAACAGCCGATGCAACTTGCTTCACGGTTCCATCTACGCCCAGAGTACCGTCGTGGAACATAAACGTCGAATGAGGCATCATCACGCGCTTATTTGCGGCCTGAAAGATCAAGCTCGACATTGAGCGTGCGTGAGTGTAATTCAGGATCGTAACAGGGTACGGGCACGACTTAATAGCGTCATAGATAGCCATGCCTTCTTCCCAATAGCCGCCATTCGTTTTCATGTGGATCACGATAGGAGTATCAGGATTTACGCGCATACAGAGATTCAGGTTACGGATAAATCTGTTTGCCATGATGAATTCCACGCCAGGCTCTTCGTCATGGGTTCCACCGTTACCTGTATTGTAGGCCTCAGCGCCGAACAGATAGATATGGTTCGATGCGAGATCTACGTCGTACTCGTGCATGTGCCAGATCGGATCTTCCGATTTGGCCTTGAGAGTATGGTCGAGTTTGTGGTTGGCGTCGTTCATGAAAATCCTCTTTCTTTCTAAAATCTCACACAGTAAACGTGTTGTCAATAGGATTCTGAGACACTGCGATGATTACGGGCTGGCCGGATCGCATTGCCATATCCAAGAATGCTTCTTCCAGGCGTTTATAGCGGCCAACAACCTGACTCATCACTTTGGTCTGATTATCTGCAGGATCAATTGCCGTAATATGCTCGCGCAACTGGAACGGATTGTAGAAATCATTCGTAGCTTCGAGTGTAAATTTCGGATGGTTCATAGTCTCACCTGCGGTACGTTAGTGGGAATGTTATTGATAATGAAAGCTGGCGGAATCTCTTTCGGAAGTTCTCGCTTCACGACCGGCTTCTTCCGGATCTTTCTGCGCTTTCGGATGCGCTTGATCTTTTTTATCATGACTTCCTCGAATAAATATATTTGAAGGCACTCTTGATTGAGGTCTTCCACTCTCTTTCTCGGAACGTGCGGTCAGGAGTAAAAAATTCTGAGAGTACGTCGAGTGTATCATCTTCTGAATAGCCTGCCAAGGCAAATTCGCAAGCAATCGCAAACCATTGCTTATTTCGGCCCTTATGAGGGTCCAATCCTGCCGCAAGGCGTTGTTTTGCCCATAGCTTCACGTTATCCATGCTAGGCTTACCCTTAGCGATATGGCGTTTCTCAGGAGCTTTAGGCTTCGCGTCTGGATGCGCTGCAAGCCACGCAGCGAATTCTTTTATGGGAGTAACCCCTTTCCATTCGTACATCATTTGCTGCTTACCAGGCTCACGGTAAGCGCCTGGAATACGGATCTGACGGGACGGGTTCTTGGTGTTTTGGTCAGCCGCCGTAGCGATGGCCAAAGTCCATTCTGCCATAGTGCGCCAATCCTTCTCGGTCGGGATGTCAGTGTCGAGGCTGATTAGGAAGTGGAGCGATTTATTACCAGAGAAAATGACCGCTGAATAAGGCAGTCCAATCGTCTTTGCATAAGCTAGCTGCTGATCGAGAGGTCCATAGTCCATTTCGACCAGAAAGTTACGGAAAGCGGTACAGTTCAAATCCTCACGAAAGCCCTTGATAGGGTTCAGGGCTACCAGGGTCAGGTCGTCCGTGTGGGATTTATCGAAGTTTTCAGGGCACCATTCGATGCCCCGTTTTGCGCATGATTCTTCTGTAGGAACGAGCGTCACGATCTTATCTTGCAAGGCTTCGGACAAAGGAATGCTATGGTAGCCATATTTGTTGTGGCTAACCGAGACCGTCTCCCCAGGTCTGAACATTAAATTGAGGAGTTTTTGTCCATCTGTGTGCATTACATGTCAATCCTTACGTTTATCCTGGAGATCTGTTTCCAGTCATTGAACCCGTTATCTGGCGGATTCACTGCAACGGTTACGTCGTGATGTATCATGCCACGACCAGTGGGCTTAAAGCTACCGATTGTTAAGTTCGGTGACAAAAAGTGCCCGTGAATATTAGACAACCTTTCTGCGTCTTCATCCAAAAGATAGACCGTCATACCCATTTCTAGATATGACGAAATAGTTTGCATGAGAAAACGCAGGTGATCCATTTAATCTTTCACATTCTCTTCTGATAAAGAATCGTAAAGCTCGTCCGGCACTTCCACTTCAAGTTCTTCTTCAAGAGCTGCGATCCGCTCTTCCAGAACACTAACGTAATTATCAAGATTACGAATGACACGGGCCAGAACCTGAACGTATGGATCTCGATGAGACTCCATGGCTTTTTCTGCAAAAAGCTCTCCATTTACACCGGACCCGAATCCGCCGATTTCTTTTACTAAATTTTTGAGGTCTTGCTTGACCTGTTCATCTGAAAGTCTCATGTCAAAGCAGAGCCAGCAAGCTCTTCTTGGACCTTTTTCGCTTGAGCTTCTTCGGCAGCTTTTGCCTTAGCAGCTTCTTGCTGAGCTTTCATTTGGGCGATGAACTCGTCACGCTTAGCCTTGAAACCCTTGAGCAACTCAAGAACTTCTTCAGGCGTGCGATACTTGCGAACCGACTGCTTCACTTTGGTTGTGCCAGGAGCATACAAAGGAACTTCGACTTCACGCTCGGTGTCCGGCTCACCGTTCTCACCAGGGACCGTTTCTTTGACTTTGTGGGTCAAAACATGGTCGTATTCCATGAGCTTCTGCCATTTGCTAGAAACCCCAAAGACTTCCTTCGAGAGAGATTTAAGTTCTTCGCGCAATTCACGAGAGATATCCATTTTATTATCCTTTCACTTCGGTTGTTTTCGATCCATCCACTAACAGTCTAGCAATTTCTTCGGGAGATTCCAAGACAATTGTGTGGCCGTCATCGAAGAATACGCATGATCCAGTGCGTGTAACTTTTTCGCGACTGATTTCAACGGTTTCCGTCGTAGTCTTAGGCTTCTCGCCAAACAGACGACCCAGGAAACCAGGAGTCGAGGTCACTTCTTGTTCTTCAGATTTGATGTTCATGAACTCTTGAGAGTGCTTTTGAATATGGCGGACCTTTTCGACCACTAGGTATTCGGCGCTCTGTTTATCGTAAAAATCAGTCAATTGAAGAAGTTTCATCCTTCGTTCCCTTCGTATCGCTCTTTCTTGCCACATGAGCAATCAGAGCAGTAATTGGCAGGACCAGTCCCACATCCAGAGCTTACCTTAGCTGCGGCATCTTTTGCAACAGTAAACTTGATGTCTCCTTCTGAGCCAACGCCCATAACGATTACCTTGTTATTAGGGAAGATCTTGCGAAGCTGGTCTCCAAGGCTATTCATGGAAGCCATGTCGATTTCATCCGACTTAATTGTGGTGACGAGAACGTCGCCCTCACCCAGATTGATTTTCTGCACTTCCGTTTCAACCAATTTGATTTCCATATTAAGACCTCGTTCTGAATTTCAGGGTTCTACCCTTAATTCGTAGTTTTTTATTCCAATCCAGCAAATGACGTGGATTTTTAGTTATTAAAGCATAGTGAATATTGCGCTTTTCTAAGTTTTTCAAAAAACGGTTAAATTGTCTATCCGTCATGAAAATTGCGCATTCAAACGTAACACATTTCAGCGTGACTTCCAAATCTTCTATTTGAAGCGTCGCGCCTTGAGATAGCTGACTGTTTGGGTAGTTATTGCCTACCTCAAGAGCCTTCATTAGAGCTTGAAGTTCCTGAACCATTTTTATTTTCATCCTTAAACACATCGGGCAATCCATTGGACTTGTCGATGGTTTCGTTAATCTCACGCGCTTTGCGTTCGTAAGCCATTTTCTGGACCTTTTCGGCCCATTCAGTCGTGTATGGCTCAAATTTACCATTATTGTATGCCGTCGTCTTTTTCTCGCCGACGTAGTTTGTAAAACGTGACTTATGAATATGCCAATAGGTGCAGAGGTTTTTGGAGTCACGGACCATCTCAACTGCGAAAGTCGTAGCGTCCATGATGATCTTACGGCCTTTGATGCGGTACTGGAATGGAGTCTTGTCGTCTTTGTCTGGAGGCATAATCTGCGCCATCATGACAATCGGAGCAGGATAGATGTTCTTGTATCGGTCCATCATGCGCGTAAGCTTTGCCTGAACATCGTTTTCCTTCATGTAGGCGTCTTTCTTGGACGAGATGATATTTTGGTAGTAGTCGATCAGGACGATATCGTAATACTCTTTCTTAGCCAAAAGCGAGTCGAAGATGCTCTCGATACCCTCAAGAGTGGTCGTGACACCGTGGGAACCGTTATGGTTATTATCCACGACCGTCAAGCGTCCGCCATTAGCCAATACAGGAATCATGCGGCGAAATTCTTTTCGTTGCTCTTCAGTGAACTCAGAGTGGTTCGTATAGTGCCAACCCTTAATCAGGGACGTGACGCGGTTATAGAAGTCTTCTGCGCGTTCCTCGTTCGTAATCACGAGAACGCGGTATCCTTTACCGTTAACCGGATTCTTTTTTGTCAGGACAGTATAGGCAATATTTGCGACCGCAGTCGATTTACCTTCACCAGTACGAGCGCCCACAAGGATGAAGTTTTTCCTGAAAAACGGTACAACGCCATCGAAGGTCTTGCAGATAAAAGGAATCGGATTCTTAGCTGCGTCCATGTAGGCGTCGTTGTCAATAACGATTTCGGCCACACGTTCTTTTGACAAGGCACCGTAATCTGCCTGTCTTGCTAGTTCAAGCTCTCGCTCGTTCTGTTGCAAGGCTTCCAGTTGATTATCAATGCGTTTTTTATCCAGGATGGCTTTCTTGGCCTGAGTTTCCTGCTTGAGCTTTTCAGTTTCCGCTACTTCTGCAATTACCTTGAGGACATCATCTTTTAATTCACTCATCTGATGATCCTTCCAGCAATTTCATAAAATCTTCATCTTCCACCGCAGTAGGTAATGCGATCCCAGTGCGACGTGATTCTGCCTCTGGATCGAGCTTTTGGACTTCTGGCGTACCATAATCAGGCTCAGCAGCGGCATACTCAGTTATTGTATCACGAACAAACGTAGTTTCGGTAGGTTTTAATTTCTCTTCCTCTGGGTTGTTGAAAAAGAGCTTGATCACGATCAGATAATCGCTATTGATTGCGCCTATTTTGCGCTCTTTCTGATCTTTGGTCATGCCATCGGCCCAAAAGCATTCCGAAATGATGCGGTTTTTCACCGTCGTCATCAGAAGGTCTTCTTTCGTATAGCCGTGCTTGGAAGTGAGAATTTGGAACAGAATGTTAAGCATGTTGCGTCGAGGCCCTGAATCCGAAGGAACACGCCAGTATTCCGTACCACGTTTAGACGTGGCAGGCTCCCCGTATTCCATCTTCCATTCGGTGAACAAAAGTTCAAGTTGGCTCTCAGTCAACATCGTCTTCTCTTTTTGGAAAAATATCTTGAAAAAATGTTATTGCCATTGCGTCGTCTAAATCTCTTTGAACTGCATTTTTCCATTGTCGCAATGCTTCAACTTTTACTTTGTTACTTACGCAAGCATTTATAATCATAACGCGAATAAAGTCACAATTCAAATCTTCTTTCGTGTAGCTATATTTATTCATCAGAGTTTCAATCAAAATTATGAACATATTTCTACGTTTCTGTGGATTTACAGGAACTACAAAATACTCATCTCCATTAGAGGCTAATCTCTTTTCTCCGTAGGAATATTTCCACGCAACAAGCAGTTGATTGAATTCTGAATTATTCAGCATTTGCTCTTAATTCCTTTAGGAACTTTCTAGCAGTTTGCAATTCTTCCTTAAACCTAGGATCTCCCTTGTGCTTACGGATGAAGTGTCTGATAATCGTCTCTTTTCGCTTAGTTGATTGGGAATCAAAGTTCGCTTTCTTTTCCTCGAACTGTTCCTGGTCAGCTTGCTCTAGGTACAACTGCTCTGGGTTCTTATTATGAATACTATCATAAGGGTCCATGTCTGCGCCAGCAAAATCGTGAACAGTTAGATCGCGATGGTCAAGTGGAACAGAAATATAGTATGAACCTGCGAATTTCAAGATCTCGAATGGTTTTTCTTGATTGCCGGTCTTCGTGATCGCATCCTCGTCATCAAGCTTCATGACGCGCTTGCGAATCGTCTTAAATGACGCGATATCGAGCTTTCTAAAGCCCATTTTCTCGTAGTTGTCGATCAATTCACGAGGATTCTTTGGTGGACGCTTGGGGCCATAGAAAACATAGAATTCTTCTGTAGGCTGGCCTTTGATATTGCGAGCTTTCTGCTGGCAGATACGGACGACATCCTGCATACGCTGTTTCAGGAACAGAGTCAGATTTGCCTTGTTTTTTGCGTCTTGAACCCAAGCAGGAGGAAGTTTGCCGGTTTTGATGACCTGTGCAACCACAAATTCACGGAGCTTTTCGGGTACGCGAAAGCTATATAGCCCTAGAAAGCTCACGAGATGAACATGGCCAATACTATTCAGATCTTCTAACTCCATGCCAACAAGCTTGAACAGATTTGCATAGGCATAGAAGGTCTTTCTAGCCTGGATGGACACGATCTTATTGTAGGGTGCCATTTCTGCAGCTGTTGGGTTATAATCCACTCTGCGTAGGTACTGATGACGCAAATAGCAAAGCTCAAAGTCGTCCTTCGATGAAATTTTCTTGCTATCTGCTTGTGGACGTTCGATTTTCATAAATTCCTCAAAAAGAAGTAGCGGAACCCTCGGGACTATCGCACCAGGACTTGTACTCTCTGGTCCATCTTGTCATCCACGCGCTGGGCTTTTAGGCAACCTCCAGTAGGACGGCTTCGCACAGAGCGGATATTGTGGTAATCACCCACGCTCGCTCTGTTTCTGGATCAATGGCGAAGTCAGCGGTACAAACGCCGCCGCTACATAACTTATTCGTCTAATTTCTTGATTTCTTCGAGGATTGCAGACGCCAACTTTTGGTCATCTCGAATGGCAAGCGCCATTTCCTTTTTACCGTTGTAAGACTTGCCGCCGTAATTGTAGGTACGGTTATTCGGAGTCGTAATGATTCCGCAAGACTTACCAAGGAAGAAGATCTCTTCATGTTGATTGATAATGCCTTTTTCGTAGTCCATAGTAAAGACACCAGAGCGTCCTTGAGGACCAAGAGATGAGGCTTCCATTTTGACGTAGATCTTGTGACCAGTCAAAAGCTTGTTGTCACGAGCATCCTTAATGTCTTCCTCAAAGGTCTTTCCTTCGATATCGGCACGGTCTTCGGCAGCACCAGCGCGTTTCAGGCTGATGAAATACTCGAAAGCGTGCTTAGTCGCCCACGAAGCTTCCATTTTGACCTTGGATTCGTACTTAGAAGCGTCCATCTTGTCACGCATTTGAGACGTAGCAATCAGAAGGATCTTATTGCGCTTACAGAAAGGAACCAGCTTAGACAAGCCGATCTGAATCGTAAGAGCGTGGTCGCCAACCAAGTGATCGGTAGCCGATTCTGCGTTGGCACGTTTAACCCCAATGATATTAGAAAGGGAGTCAATCGCCAGAATCCGTAACGGCATTCCGTCTTGAACCATTGCTTTGATGTCGTTTTCGATACGGTCAAAGATCTCTTGCGGGAGATTTGTGTCGTAAATAATCATGCGATCCTGATCAATCTCAGGGAACACACCGCCTTGCAAGGCACCGCGAAGTTCTGTATTGAACACGATAGCAATACCTTCGGGATCGCGACGTTGCATTTCCAGAACCATTGCGTAGATCGACAACGACTTACCGGCCTTTTGCTCGGAGAAGAACAAGACCGACGAATTCTTAGGGATTCCGTTCGACTTGTTTGCAAAGATCCAGTTAAAATAAGGACTTGGCGTGTAAAGGCAGTTTTCAGCCGCATACGAATCGTATTCGGGATTGACTGCATCATCATACGCACGCAGTTGCTTGAGCCATTTGTTACCCATTTTTTGTACCTCTAATTGCGCTAAGACGCTTGTGGGCGTCAAATTGTTTCATTTCCAAAAGACGAATCTCCATGAGAGTCGCCAGTTCCGGCACATCTTCCAAAGCATGTTTTGCTTCATTGATACGCCACATCGCTTCGTCTTCCATCTTTGGGTTATGAGTACCCAACTTGATGTAGACCTGACCATTCATTACGACTCGCTCTTTATCGACAAAGAGTTTTAGTGCTTCGAGTGCAGTAACCATCAATGAATCAAGCTTTTCGTTTTCCATTTTTCATCCTCGGATAATCAAGGACCATCCGAACCACTTCTGGTTTCTGGCCAACTACCCTCATATTAAATTGAAATCCTGCGGAATGGACGTTAAAGACGGTTTTCTCGCCCGTCACTCTGTCCGTTATCGTCACTTTGAAACGTTCTTTTCGCTCCGATGACATAAGAAACCTCTCGCATAACAAAAGACAGGCGCTTCACGGTGTCTTCGAGTTTGGCCAGATTCTGTTCCAGCTTGGCCATTTCGTTCTTCAAGTCTACTGTCAATTGCTCTGTATCGTTTGTCATACTTTTTTTCCTTGTGAAATATAGTAGTCTCTCGATGACAATCCGGAGCGCAGGATAAGATCCATTTGCTTTCGCATGTATCGGCAGACGTTTTCCATTACTTTGATTTTTCCATCCATGTTTGCTTCTAGAGCTTTTAGCTGAGCAATTCTTTCCAGGGCCGCAGAGTAATTAACATCGCGTGTCAGATAGGCATTTCGCATATCTAAAGTGTCATGACTCTTTGGTTTGTCTTTCATTGCTTCGGCATAGGAGCCAAGGATTACGTCGGCCTTGGCATCCTCAAGAGACTTCTGGGCCATTGAGAGCGAATACCCGATAGAAGCGATATGTTTCTTCAGATCACGGTATGCTTCATTGAAGGTATGCTCCAATTCCACGTAAGTAACCGGATTTACAGTCTTTGCCTCAATAAGGCGCAGTTCTGCTTCTCTGATATTTTTCATTTCCATCTTCAACTCGGGTGCCCGCCCGAAAGCTGGCAGTACCATTAAAGATGTAGACTTTTGATCGCTCACAAACTACCCCTTACAGACCAAGCGATTTCAAGAATTCATCGTCGCTCATGTCTCCAACAGCTTCGGCAGTCGTTTGAGTGCTTCCGCTCTTGGTTTCGGTTTTAGTTTCAGTTTTAGCAGCGGCAGCAGTTGCAGCGGCTTTTGCTTCGGCATCGGCTTTAGCCTTTGCAGCAGCAGCTTGTTCAGCTTGAACAGCTTCGATACGAGCTTTAGCTTCTGCGTCAGCTTTTGCTTTAGCAGCAGCTGCAGCGGCTTCGTCATTGCTCGAAGAAGCAGCGGAAGAAGACTTAGAATCTGAAGAATCATCTTCATCTCCGTAATCTTCATCGTCACTCGAAGACGACGATCCACTGTCACCTTGATTGTCAAAGATCTCGTCAATAACCGGCGAGATACCAGTCAAAAGATCCGAAGCTTTCACGATACGAGCGATGTCGTCCGAAGAAACTTCTTTGTAAAGTTTATCGAGTTGATCAGCTTCTTCACCAAGGCGGCTGATCAGTTCATTGTTGAGCTTGTGAACCAAATCACGTTCAACTTCGCCGACGCCATCAACAGTGATCTTTTCTTTCTTAACGCGAACCGCGAAAGAAGTCTCAAGACCAGATCCCGAGCGACGAAACACGAAATAACGGCCATTGTCAACCGACAACGGGTCGATACCTTTTTCGCGCAATGCCTTGATTTCGTCATCAAGAACCTGCTTAGCGCGGTGACGGAGTTTCAAAACACCGATATTTCCTTGCTCATCAACCACGTTCATATAGTGGTTAGAGTCCAAATTGTACATAGGCTTTTGACCAGAAACCAAAGGTCCAAGCTTCTCGACAACGGCCTTTTGACCGGCATCTTTAGCTTCCTGAAGCTTTGCTTTCAGGGTGTCGATGCGCTCTGCAGCTGCATCCGGAACCTCGACCATTTTTGTCTTGCGGTTTTTAACCAGGCTCGATTGGAACACGCGAAGTTTACCTTTGCTGTTCTTGTAGCCATAGTGAACTTTGTAGAAGACGCTCCAACGACCGTCGTCAGCCAGATCACCAAGCGGCGGAAGGATACGGAAAGTGCTTTCGCCGTCCTTCAGCTTGAAATACTTCTTCTGCGTAATACCATACTTTGCTTTACCGATTTTCATTTTATCTCCCTTTTTAGACGCCCGTAGGCAGGTTTGTTGGGTTTATTTGTACAATTTAACAGTTTTGGTTAGAATTTTTCCGTTGATCTTAAAACGACCAACTAAAGTGATGGTAGCTTTAGCTACTCCTTTTGCGCTCACTTCAAACGCAAAAGACTGCGCACCTTTCAAAGGTTTTCCATCAACCAGCAAAAGAGTATTGGCTCCGGTCATAACTCCATTTGCTCCTTCTTTTTGGCTAACTTCGATAAGTGGACCAGAATATCCTTGGCCAGTTGCCTTTCTCAAGCGCTCAATCTGTTTTTTAGCCTGAGCCTTTGTCTGCTTTTTAACTTTAGCTTGTTTTTTCATGATTATTTCCTGACCAGCTTTTTCATGCTGCCGAGGACGGATTTGATCGACTTCTTGCTAGTATCTTCCAGAAGCATAATTCCGTCAAGTTTTAATTTATCAGAGACTTCACCGATACCAACCAACTGAACAGGCTGTCCAGAAGTTTTGAAGTCGCGAACCAATTCCAATGCAAGTTCTTCATCGCCAGTAGAGAGAACGATAGGAGTAATCGCATCTCCGTGGCTACGTTCGATAGCTTCACCAACCAAAGAATCAACGGCTTGAATCGCCACGATCTCAGATCCGATTTGGTTATTGATTGCGCGCTTCAACAGTGTAGCCAATTCTTCTTTCGAGTTGATCTTTTGAGCGTACTGAGCTTTGAAAATGAGTTGATTGTATTCGATCAGATCAAGCTCGTTCATTTTATCTTCCAAGTGACGACCGATAACTTCAAAGATGTCGCTGATGCCGGTCTTTCCAAGATACAAAGTAGTCGGAACACGGTTAGCGAGATCTGTATAGAACACTTCAGGGTTTGCAGAAAACCATTTGTTCTCGGTAGAAACGATGTTCGCAAAGTCTTCGCGGCCAGAGCCAACAGCAACGAGGAATACGGCGCTGTCAAGCATATCGCGCTTGTAATCACGCTTGAGACGCTTGAGACTTTCAATGGCATTTGCCTTACGTCCACGGCGAGCGTTTAGTGTTTCAGGCGGCGCATTGTCGAGGTTTTCCTCGGCGTGGCCTTTAACTTTCTTGATTTCTTCGAGAGTAGCTTTTAATGACATGATTTTCTCCTATTGGGACGTTTATATCTTATTTTGAAATGGATTGCAAGATTTATTTATCACATTCTGTTTCGTTGATTATTTTTCCAGCAGCAACGGCTGTAGCTTGACTGGTTCCGGTCATCGTAACGCCAAATCCAGTCATAGCAGTTCCGCGCTCCCATCGAGTTACGCTTTCGCCATAGTTCGATGTCTCAGCAATTTGACCGTTTCTGTTCAAATTCCCTACGGAAATCACTCGCTTATCGTCTTTGGCTGGATAGAAAGGAAAAACATCAATATCTTTTCCTTCATTGCCCGCCGCAGCAATAAATTTTCCACCCTTATCTAAAAATTTCTTCACGGCTCTGTTCTCGATCAAAGAGAATTCCATGCCGCCGCCAGAATAATTGATGTACTTTACGCCAATATTCATTGCGTACTCAATCGCCCTCACAGTGTTGGCCAGATTATCTTCTTGAGTGGATAAGGGACTGTAATATTTGAGAATTACCATGCAATAATTACGCTCGCCAGCATACTTGTCGATGAGTCCCGCAATATTCGTGCCATGTCCATGTTCGTCCGTGGGAACAGGATTGATGGTATTCGGAAAATTCGTGTAGGTTTGAAGGCTTGTAAAGTCTTTATGGCCAAATTTACAAAGGTGAGCTTTTGCAGACTCAGTATTTAGGCCGAGTCCAGTATCAATGACCGCGATCACTGCCGGTTTCGGAGTAGAGCAAACTTTTCGCACGGTTGCAGGTTTTTGCACAGGAGGGTATGTCGGCTTTGGTGCCGGTGCCTTCCCGAGACATCCTGCAAGAATTGTGCATAAAATCACACTCATACCTAAAAGATACTCCCTTTGTCTCATTTTGTCAAGTCTCCACCACTATATTCATTACAGACAAGTCCTTGCGTCCCACTTTCTTGCGGAAGAAGACGGTAACGATAGCGCCCTTTTTAAGGGTCGATGGATAGACGAGCTTGCCCGATTCATACTCAGGCCACAAGACCTTTTCCGAAACGTAGCCATCTGCGTCAAGAATCATCTTCAATGCACGCTTGGTGTTCTTTGCGTATGGAAATTCTTTCGCTTCAATCACAAAACATGTAGCTGCAACGTAGATGTCCTCTTGAATAGAGTGACCGTCCATCTCATCCAGCCTACGCAGTCTCTCGCCATTAAGCAAGAGGGTTCTGTAGCCATTTTTCGACATGACCGCAGGACGATCACTGAAGCTATCAAGCACGCTCGAATATTTAGCTCCAAGACTATAAAGATCAATCGGAAGCGAAGGCAAGACTGACTTTTTGAGAGCAGCGTCTTTCACAGGATGGATATTCAGGTATTCTTCCGGAACAACCCCTTCCTTTGGCTGGAGCGCACGCATCTTCTTGCCAGTTTCTTGAGCCTTCTTAACTTTTTCAGCAAACTCATGATTGCATACCGCTTGCTGATACATTTTCAATTTCTCAATCAGGTTCGAGCGAGGCGGGAACAATGAATCAAGAACGCCAACGTGAATCAGCTTATGGGCCAAAGAATCACCGGCAACGCCTTTATTCACGAAATCCTGCACATCTTTGTACGGACGACCGTCAACGATTGGCTGAATAGTCTTCTCGCCCATGCCACGGATAACGCCCATCTTAGAACGAATAAGTCCATTTGCGTAGTCAACCGCCATCGTGTCCGAAGACAAATTGATGTCAGGAGGACTAACCATATCTTTCACGTAAGGCCAGAACTTACCCGTGATCTCTTTTTCTTCAGCATTCGTAAGAACTGCAGCCCACCATTCGAGCTTGTAAAAGTGTTTGAGGAACATACAAGCGTAAGTGATGTGCGCGTACTCGACGGCGTGGATAACCGAGAAACCGTAACGACCGAATGTGACCATTCGTTCCCAAATGCTTTCAGCGATCTCAGGCGAAACTCGCTTCTGAGCGCCTTCCATGAAGGCTGGCTTCATGTCCATGAGGGCTTTCATCTTCTTTTTGGCCATGTTTTCACGCAAAAGTTCAGCTTCTTCACCTGGAAAACCAGCCAAATCGCGTGCGATCTTACCAAGTTGCTCTTGGAATGCCAAAATTCCATAGGTTTCTGGCAATAAATCGGCCATTTCTTTAATATCGGGCTCAGATTCACCCCTACGACGAAGCATGTATTCTTCGGTCATATTGCGACCTGTAGTCGGATCAATGAAGTCCAATGGACCAGGACGAACCAGGGCAAGCAGTGTAGCTAAATCCATGATGTTTTGAGGCAACATGTCGATCACGTAAGGCTTCATGGAAGCAGTGTTGATCTGGAACATCGTCTCAGTATCGCCACCCCAGATAGCTTTATAGGCTTCAGGAGCGTGCGGAAGTTTCCAAATGTAATTCTCTTGACCTTCATGATCAAAATAGCCCACGGTCTTCTTCACGCCGTTACGCTTGTTGATCAAATCAAGGCAAACTCGAATATCTTTTAGCTGCTTAACAACGAGGAAGTCGTACTTGATCAGTCCAGCTTCTTCCGTCTCTTTGGCTTCGTACTGGGTGATGTTACCGTCTTTTGTCGGGATAATATTCTGAATAGGTTCATCCGAAATCACGAATGCCGAGGCGTGCTTTGAATAGGCTCTTGTGAGACCCATAGCTTTGCTGACGATTTCCCATTCTTCCGGACGCTCTGTGGCATACTTTTTAAGCTCCTCTGAGACTTCGATCAGGCCGTCGATATGGTTCTCGTCGGTGTCTTCGTACCCAAACACGAATTGATGGTCAGAAACACCCTGTGGAGGCGTAGGAAGGCCCTTGGAGAAGGCCGCAATCGAGTCCTCGACCTTGCCCTTAAAATAACGATTCGTGTCCAGGATGGCCGATTTAAGACGAATAGTCGTGCGCGTGGAGATCTGAGCAGCTTTGTTACCCCAGCGGCCATACAAATAGCCCGAGTGACCGTCAGCACCAACCAAAAGTTCACGCTCTTCCAGGTCAACGTCGATATCGGGAAGCTTTTTCCCTTTAATACGAACCATCGAGAAGAAGCGCTGGAAAGGCAAATCAAAATCGAATGGGTCGATCTGAGTGATTCCCATTAGATAGCAAAGCAAAGATCCACCGGCAGATCCACGGCCAGGACCAGTCAACTGTCCTTGTTCTTTATAGAAATTCAAAACATCGCGGATAGGCAGGAAATACGGAGCAAGGTCATATACGCCGTTGCGATGAATAACGTCGATCTCTTCTTTAAGGCGCGCAACGTACTTGGGATCGTCCCACTTCATACGTCCGTTCTCTTTCACAATCGCCATGATTTTTTGGATCGCGGAGCCATCAACTTCGGCAAGACGCCATTTGTATGAAAGACTGAAATTTGAGAACTTTTCTGCCCATGTCTCATTGTTTTTGATGATTCCAGCAGCAACTTCGGGCAATCTTCCCAATGTTTTGGTCAAATACTCCATAACTTCTTCTTCATTTTTCATGTGGAAGTTAGGTTGGAGCTTATTATTGCCCTCAAGACGCATTGTTTGAACGATTTTGTCCTCTTTTTGAGCGTAATATGCGTAATCCGTGACTAGGAGTCGAATGCTATGTTTAGCGGCAAGAGCGCAATAAAGACGATTGACTTTCAAAGTCGCATCGCCGCCAGGCAAAGGCAAGAAACCTTTGTGGAGCGTGACCTTAGTGAATTCCTTGTTGACTTCGGTGTGCATCATTCCGGAGTTCTTGGATTTAATCATCGTGTGATGTTTAGCTTCCAATAGATCAGAGACACGAATGTTACGGGCTTTGTCGGTAGAAACCGTATCCGAAGCCAAGATCGAATCCTTGGTTCCATCTGCATAATGAATTTGAATTACTTGGTTGAACTGTTTCAGGTACGGCTCAGCCAAAATAGCCATCGACAGACGATCCCCAAAGATTTCTTTGAGTTGAACCAGAACTTTCTCGGCAACATCGGCTTTACCGGCGAGCATTGCCTTACCAACCATGCAATGGACGCCAGCTAAGACGACCTGTACGTTGAATTTGGCGATCTCTTTCAGATCTTCCCAGCGCCATAGCTGTTGACGTTCTTCGTAGATCTCAACAGTAGGCATATCGGTGCGCGAGACCATCTGACAAAGCTTTTGATAGGCTTGTTGATCTTGAGCGTAGATCGTTGTTGTAAAATATTTACAACGGTCGGCAGGAGTACCGGCGACATGCGGGCAAGCGGTGTCCTTGAAATAGATTTCGATACCAGGAATGAACTTCAGACCCTCTTTCTTGGCCTGATTGTAGGCTTTGAGCGCAGAAGAAAGATGTCCATGATCAGTGTAGGCAAAATGCGTGCGACCCAGCTTCTTGGCCTGTTTAACCAAGGTGCCTAGGGTTGATCCGGTAAGCGGGCTTTCTGCGTGTGTATGAGGGCTAATTTTCATAGAATTCCTAAAATCCTAAAGAGATGCTCAAAAAGGTGCCATTTCGCATCGACAAGATGGATTAGGGTACAGGATACCAAACAAAATGGGAAGTGTAAAAAGAAATGTTTCATTTTACCTCTTGAAAGAATTCATAAAGTAGAGCCGCCAGGAACAAAGCGGAACCTACGACCGATGCCCATTGACCGTGGATAGCGCCATCAACGAGCCATATCAAACATCCGTAAAAACGGAGCCTGAAGGCAATCATTTAGGGTCCTGTTCTCTGCAAATCCAGATAGCGGCGATAATGAGTCCACCGATCAAACCAGAAAGCGCTCCGAACGGAACGAATTCATACTGGATAAGACCGAAACCAAGGGTAGCGAGGACTCGAACCGTATTGCGATAGATTGAAACACCGCTCACAGAACACCGCCTTTTTTCAAAGTCTCGCGCACGCGCATCAGCGCTTCTCCCAGGAAGTTAGTTCCTTGCCATTGAGCTTTATCAAGAGCACGAGGATCTTCTTCACCGAGACCGATTCCCCAGATTTTATCATAGGGAGATGCTTCGACGATTTCTTTATCATCGGTCGCGAGAATATATTTTTTCATTTCTTCATCGTTTGAGAATTTTTCGAGGTTGGCTCGGTATACGACATCTTGAGCGATGCGATCCCACATAGGGCCGTTGAAATTTTCAACCATGCGTCCGAAACGCTTTTGATCGCGAGGATCTTTTGCGGCCATAATAAGCGTGAGAGCTTTTTGATCTTGGAAAAGAATGGCTTTCTGAGCCATCATGTATTGCTCACAGCAATTATATTCGATACCGTCGATAGTCATCTTGTGGGGATACCATTGCGAGAATTTTCCGCCCCAAAATAAAACCATTTTATCTGTAGTTTTCATCGGTCTTTCTCCCTAAAAACGTGCCACAAATCTCGCACGTTCATCCAGGCATCTTCCGGCAGAAACTTGTGTTTATTGTAGAACCGGATCACCTTATTGAGCCAGTCTATCGCATCTTGATTCAAACTGCTAGTAAAATCTTTACACTCCATGATTTGAGTGAAGAAGCTCGGGCTGAACTTCATCGGTGCGGTGTTCCATCGGTAGGGTTTCTCAGGCTTCGGAACGGCCTTAAACATGTCTTCCCAGGTCTTACCAGATTTTTTCAGGAGTGAATTCGCAGTACGGATCGCAGCAAGAGCTTCGCCATCTGAATCAGATGTCGTCAGATTCAGAATTTTGATCAGCTTCTCCAGGTCCATCCTCAATCCTTATCGGTTGCCCATCAATAACGAGCTTAGCACGTTTTTGGGCTTCCTCAAAGGAAATACCGTGCTTGTCGGCATACGCATGAATTCGTTGCTTAATTTCTTGCGCAATGTCGTTTAGATCATTTACTAAAGAGGACTTCATGCCATTTGTCCACGAATTTCACGAACTTGCTCTTGCGCTTATATTCGCCATAAACGCTGGTTTTCTGTACGACTTGCGATCCATAGGGACCAAAAGACTTGCCGCGTTGAATATAAGACTTCGATTTGTCACGATTGATCTCAATGATCAAAAGCGGATCACCTTGATACGACGGTTCGATCCCGATGGCTACCTTGTCAGATTCGACTTGGTAATCAGCGCCGGAATTCTTGAAATATGTCGCGAGCGCGTCATCTGCAAATTGCATGTTGAGATTGCCTTGATTCATGAGTTTTGCGGGTTCAGGATTTCCGAGGCCAGTGCCGGATACCATTCTATGTCTCATCTTTAACTTCCTCTGTGTATCCCATTCTTTTTAGAATTTCTTTTTCAAGACATTTCTTAAATTCGGGATTGTGAAATTTTAGATTTCCAAGACACCAAACCAAATAGTTGCTCTCGGTGTCCTCGATCTTTTGGCCTTTGAATTTTCCAAATTGAAACACGTTGTTGTAGCCAACATAATCCGGCTCATTTGGTTCCATTACGTGCTCGTAGATAGGCTTTCCAAAATTCTTCATGTGTTGTTTCATGTTCTTTGAGCCTGACGACTGGCCGTCCCAGATCAACAATAATGCGTCGCCATACTTAGCCATTTCACGATTACGAACGATTCCAGCGCCCTTTCCTTGACTCCAATCAGCAGGAAATTCCGCAACAGCGATTCCATACGCTTCTGCGTATTTTTCGCCAGATTTATCGACACCGCGAGCGCATCCAGAAACTACCTGTTCTGGAAATAGTCCGAATTTAGATACAAGTTCCTGTACCTGAAACGGTTCCAGAATAATATTTCGGCTTCCCGCGATGATCAATTTCATTATTCCGCCTCAAGCAAAGAGATCAAATCTTGAGAAGGTCCGCCGCCAGTGCTCGCAGAGCCTTCGCGGAATTTGCGGAAGAGTTCGCCAAGCTTCTTGTCAACGTCAATAGTCATCAAAGTATCTTCTTTGGCGTTGTGGGCATTTCGAGTAGGAATAGCCAAATATTCAACGACGGTGCCAAGAGAGCCTAAAGTCTTCGGAAAGATCCCGTATTTTTTAAGAGCATCAACAACAGCCATAACGTCGTGAGTTTTGTAATGAAGAAGGCTTTCCCAGATTTCTTGAGGGAACAGATGCTTCTGGGTCCAGCGCACGTCAAACGGGCAGTTATAACCCATAGGAGTGATGTTCGAGTAGCGTCCGTTGCGTTTCAAGTGCTTGCGAATCATGGCTTCCAGGCGAGCCTTACCTTCCGTATAAGTCACGGTTTCAGGATCAGCCAAGTGAGCTTGGATATTGATTCCGTTGACTTTCAAAGCACCAGCTTCTGCAATAGGAAGGCGATCATCCGGCTTGAGCTTGAGATACAATTCATCGAGGATCTGATAGTCCTCAGTCATGATAGCGCCGTACCAAGTCAAAAGGTCGGCTTTATTTTCGTTCAGTCCACCCGTTTCCGAGTCGAAAGGCATAAAAAGTTGGCTCATAGATTCTCCAGACGCTTGTTGAATTCTTCCATCATGGTTGCTGCAAGATCTTTATCATCAACTAAAGCAATCAAATCATATACTATCTGAACTGGAACTTTTTGTACAGCTCTTTTCTTGGCTTTTTTCTCTTCGCCAGTTCGACCAAGATGAGCGAGCTTATCGCAACGTTCGTTATGCTCGTCGCCCGTGTGTCCTTCGACCCAGCGGGTCTTAACGTTGAGCTTTCGCACAAGATATTGCAATTGCTCGTATTTGTGCATTTTGGCCGCTTGCTTAAAACGGTAAGACCCGTCAGTCCAGCCAAGAACGATCTGAGAGTCCGAAACCAGAGTGACTTCGTGAGCCTCGATCAGTAAAGAATTTTCATTGCGAAGTTTTAAGACGTTTGCTAGGCCTTGAATGGCACCCTCAAGCTCGGCATCGTTGTTAGTGCCTTGGTCGATTCGACCATAGCCTTCGGAATACTTATTACCATCAATAACGATAACCCAGCCATAGCCAGCCGGTAATGAAGCGCTCGTACCTGATCCGTCAGAATAAACTTCAATCTTCATCTACCATGTCCTCTCTGAGCATCTGTACAGCTTCAAGATAAAGCTGCTCCACTTGCTCTTCGGGGATCATGAGTAAACGTGCGATAGTAGCATTCTCTACGCCATCAGAGTGTCGTGCAACGAAGCGTGCGAGAGAATTGCCGAACTTAGGCGCTCGTACATAATCCTCTTCTTCTAATACTCGTTTCTGCGAATCATTCTTTTCCATCTTTTTTCCTAAAAGGTATCACTTTTTTCCTAAAAGGTATCACGTTGTTCGGCGGATTATGAACGCGTTCGTAAGCAGCGTCAAATCTTGCCTTCACCTTGTTGCGGTCCATTTCTGTATTGTGCATGATTCGCAAGTTATTGTCGAGATCAATCCTCAAGAAGGCCATTCTAGCCCTGCAAGTTTCAAGATCCTTCATTGCTTTACGAAATTCATGAGCCAATACGATCATTCGTCTTCGCTTCATTACTCGCATGTTTTCGAGTAAATTCGCTTCAACCGAGTTCAATATGGCTAAATCTTTTTCGACCGCGTGAACAGCCGCCCTGATGGACAACAGTCTATTTTCGGCCTCTACCAAGGCCTGACTAGATTTATTAAGTTCGTCAACAAATCGGTCCATGTTTTAGCCATTAAGTTTCCACGCTCCATTGATCGAATTGATCAGCTGTCTTTGTCCATTTCTGTACACAAGGCAGGAACAATGAACCCATGAAGAAGGACCCTTGTTGTAGCCCAAACGAAGTAAACTGGTCGTTCCTACCTGGAATGCACCTTTGAAGATGCCAGGTGTGTGGGAATGGCCAACAACGCATTTTGGGTAAGATTTTGCCAATCCCTTGATTGACCCACGAGAACCGTTTGCTGCGCGGTCGCCATGTGCTCCTAGATGGATGTCGCCGACCGTATAATCGTCGTCAGTTCCAAGCCAGCGAAGCTTATCCATGTTCTTTGGTGCGCCATTTAGATGTAGAGCAGTCTTGAAGAAGTCCAGACGGATTCCTTCCTTAGACGCCCTGATCACTTCAGCGGCCAAAAGCGTGCCGAATTCGGCATTTCGCGGATCATAAGCAAACTTATATGGGCGAACCCATCGGTCAATGAAGTCATCGTGATTTGATTTCACAACAACGCCAGTCTTTACTGATCTTAGACCAAGGATTCGGTCAAATTCATGTGAAGTAAGAGTGAGTTCAGTCTCAAGAGAGTCAAGACCCTTACGGATACGCTCTGCGCGAAGCAGAACATCGTGCTCTTCATGATGGTTAATGGAAGCTCCATTGAACATGTCATGAAACACAACTTCTTGAATTCCTAGTTCATTGATGACTTCAATCCATGCCTCTACTGCAGAGTCATCGTGCTCGCCAGCGTGATAGTCACCCATCACAAGTACCGGAGCATCTTTACCTGACAGCTTCTTGACTTTGGTAGGAGTGTATTCCTTACCAAGATCACAGAACGAACCGTTATCTGCAGATTGAATCTGACGAAAATGATAGATATTTTTGTCTTCGATCTCGACTACAACAGCGCCAATCGTATGCTGATTCTCTGCAAGATAGCTAGTGCGCAGAGAATTACCGCGAGAGGATTTGTAGTTCGGGAGCGTACAGGCACCAGTCGTCATACGGGCGTGCGGCAGCTTATTAGCCGATACAGGATCATATTCAAGGAACTGTTTTGGCGATGCCGAAACGAAGCTACCTTTGACTTGCGAAATCTCGTTCAAGCCCGTAATAGGATTGATTTGTTTCGCTGTGACACGAATGCCGGAGATGAAGAAATTCGAGTTAAGCGGAGTTTCTTCAAAGATCAAGTCATCAGACAGAACCGTAGGATCGAAGTGCCAGTCAATTTCCTGGTCCAAGTTATGGGCAGGGTCATGAGAAGGCAAGATCAACAGCTTAGCCTTGTTGACTTTACAGTAGTTACGAATAGATTCGATAAAACGCGCATGGACCTTTTGGCCAGAGACAGCCGTGGTGATCACGAAACGTTTGTATTTTCTGATTTCTTTATCAAGATACGCTAGATATTCATCCGAAACATATTCTTCGATATTGACTGACCCATCAAAAGAGTCAGGCATCATTTCTTTGGCGAAAGAGCGGAGGCTTGAGAGTTTACCAAAGTGATGGCGCATTGTCTCGCGGGTAATTCCGGCTTGCTTCAAATCAAGCAAGCTTGGGAAATAAGTGCCAGACTCAACCAAACCTGTGTAAATCTCTAAAATCTCCCGCTTCTTCTGGGCCGAATCATCTTCGGCCTTCTTAGCGAGTTTCTTAGATTTACTCATGTTAGTCCCCTATTAGGACTTTGCTTCGGTCGATTCTTCGGCCTGTGCAGGTTGTGCTTCTTGAGGAGCGGAAGGAACAACGAGGTTGTAGACTTCCAGAATCTCAAATTTCCACTTGCCTTCTTCAAGCTCAAGCGTTTGGCCAGCTTTCGCGCCAGGGAACTTCGCTTTCACATTTTCAGCAAGGGCCGAAACCACGAACTGCATACGAGGGTTTTGAACTTGACCATTTTCGTCAACTTCGCGACCAACAACGAACGAGTTTGCGCTAACTTCTTCAGCGGCCTGAAGAATGCCTTGATTGACAAGGTTTTGAACCTTTTCTTTCAATTCTTCGATGTTGTTCTCAACCATGATCTTCGAGATCACTTCGTCGTTGAGTTGTTCACCGCGATTGGAAGCCTTCACAACTGCATCGAGCTTATTGCCCAGCAATTTGATTGCTTCTTTGATAGTCATCAGATCGCGAGCCATGTTGTCTGCGGTCTGATAGAGGGCCATAAGGCCACGCTCCATATCATCAATGCGTTGCGCTGCGGTACGTTTATCTGCTTGGTTAGACATGTGTCTTTCTCCTTATGGTTAACTTACTTTTTCTGTGTTAAAAGAAGGTTCATTAGACCTTGCATTTGTGGGTTTGCTGATGCTGCTTGCACCCTTTGTGCGTGCAACATGTTTTCCTGATCCTGGGTAGGCATTGGGATAGCTTGACTATTTTTCACTTGTCCAGGAGAACGCTTGTGCATTTGACGAGCGCGCTCCTTAACTTCTTCTTCTGACATCTGATCGAAAGGCTTATTTAATGCGGAATAATCGGTCGGAAATACTGCTTCATATTGTTCGCGAGTGATTCCTTCCTCGGCTAAAATCCTATTGATGATAGCTTCGCGGTTCGAGTCACGCTTAACAGGCGCTGCAGGTTTCTGAGCAAGCGGTTTCTGAGCAGGAGCAGGCTTAGCTGCCGGTTTCGGAGCCAAAGGAGCCGGTGCAGCTTTCTTAGGAGCGCCGATTGTATTTAGACCAGCAGCGCGTCGCGGCTGTTCGATACCTGAGAATGTTTGAGCTTCCGGAGACTCGGTTTTACCTTTACTGAAGGTAGAGGCCATAGTCTTGAGAACCAAAACCTCAACATCGTTGAATGGGAAATTTTCAATGGACATTGCCTGGACTTTAGGGGCTTCCTGACGCATTCCAAGCATGATTTCCATCTGCTCTTTGGCAAAATTGCGAATTTGTTTCTGAACGTGCTTGATAGCGCGATCATCAGCTTCTACTCCATTGAAAATGTCATGGTTCATGATCATTTCATAGAGTTTACCCTGTTCAAGACGAAGGCGAGCATCGCTTAAAACAGTGCTAAAATCTTCATCCTCATCCGTAATCATTTCCTGTGCTTCTTCGTAGTCTTCCGTTATTGCTTGTTCAATAGGCGAGGGCTGAGGATTCACGCGCTGGGCGATACGCTGAGAAGCAACGTGTGCTGGAGGAGCTTGTACGGCACCACGTTCATCGAGATTGGCTACCTCGTCTGGAATGTCGCGAAATTCGCTTTCTTCATCTTCACCGAAGTAATTATTACTCATACAGTTCTCATCCTTCGTAAGTGGTAGGCATAGGCCAACATTAGGGAGTCGGCAGTATCTTCGTCCTTCTTGCGAAGGGGTTCCCTTAGAAACTCTCCAAAGACCTCGTTCGCACGTCTTACGTTCACATGCTTACGACCTACAAGTCCGATTCTCTTACCATCTTTATCATAGGCAATAGAGACATCGTGCGATTTTTTGTATTCGCGAACCTGTTTGTTTTTCTTCTTCTCTTCTTTTGACATGACGCATCCAGTTTCACGTCTCCACTGTTCCGTCATGAGATATACAGCACGCATTCTACTCTCTTTAATCATTTTTGCAACTAAAAAGTGTAGCCATTCGAGAATTTTCTGCGAATAAATATTCTTTGATCCAGATGCCGTTTCCTCGATAACCAAAACATCGGGTGCCAGACGATCTACGAGGCTCACAATATGAGCATATAAAGCGTAGGCCCAGTCAATGAAGTTACCAGGATATTGTCCTGCGGGTTCCGGCATTTGTGGGATCTGTCCGTACTCTTCTAGGGTATACGAATCCTTCTCGCTCACCACGAGTGCCCATCCAGTCTTGGTAGACATGTCTAGGCTAAGGATTCTTTCTGAAGCTAAATTGCTTGACATTAGGAATTTCTACCTTTAACGGCTTACCGGCAAGCTTTACGATTGTCGGAATACCGTTTCTCACATTGAACAAATGACCATTGATGCACTGGACAGTAAATGTCCATGTTGATGGAGATTCAATACGAGAAGTCCATCCTCTCCAGTTTCGATCCACTGTGTTTTCAATCACACATTGGGGACAGCGCATTACTGTCCGCCTTTTTCCTTAATCAATTCGATGATATATTTGGTCTTAACTTTGACAGCTTTCTTCACGTCATTGTAAGGACCTTCGAGTTCTGCTTTCTCGTTTTTAACCTTGTTCAAAGCTTCGTTATTTTTCTTGTGCTCTTCCGAGTCATCAAGATCTTTTTGCATACGAGAAATGCGAGCTTCCAGCTGGGGCACAGAAAGACGATCAACTTCGTCTTTGAATTCTTGTCCGCCAGGAAGTTTGAACAGTTTATTTTCCAAATCGTATTGAGCCATTGTTAGTTCTCCTTATTTTGCGTTGTAAAAATCAACAACATCTTTAACGGTCAGGCCGGTAGCAATTGCGCCGATCAGAGCGACAACGGGATGGCCCGAAGTTGCCATTTGAAGGGTCGTTGAAAGAAATGAAAAGGCTAAAAGACCTGAGTTAATCATTGCGGTTCTGCGTAATTTTGCGTCCATAGTTACCTCTGATAGTCAAGCTTTACTAATCGCTTGAGCAATTTGTTTTTGTTAAGATATGAAATCACTGCTTCAATCATCATTACGTGCGGAACATCTGTAGGGTAGAGTTCTTTCTTACCAAGCTTAACTGGCAATGTCAAGTGAGCAAACTGCCCTTTAGCGTAGGAGACAATATCATGGAAATCTCCGCCTGTCAACATATGATCAACTTTTTCCATCGCAAAGTGCTTATCAAAGATAGCTTTCAGTTGCGTGTACTTATCCTGTCTCGAAAGGTTCTGAGAATCTTCGAGAAACTGTCGTAGCTCCTGTTCGATGGTTTCTGTGTGTGACATTATTGCTCCTGACTTTGGACATTGCTCGTGTCACCTTCACGCACAACAACCAATCTATTGCTAACCATCTGTTTGACCTCTGGATTATGGTCTACCACGATGAGTCGCTTGTTTGAGTTCGAGTTCTTCAATACTTCTAGTGCCATTTCGACACTTACAGTATCCAGTCCTGTGAACGGTTCGTCAAGAATAAAAACGTCAATACCTTTGGCCGATTTACTTTCTACAAAGTCAATGACCGAGAGATCAACAGCCAAATCGACAGACGAGCGTTCTCCGCCCGACAAGGATTTGATCGGAATTCCAATGAACCCATCCATGCTTATCACAGCATTGACTTCTTCTTTGATTTTTCCGTCTTTAGTCTCTTTTTGACCTTCAAATTGAATTGTAGCATTAGACATATTAGGAATGCAACGAATAAGTTTCGTGGCAGCATCCCCAATGGTTTCAAGGGCTTCGTCAAACGAAGAAGAAATATGGGCCTTTGTTACCTTGCGAAGTTCTTCGGCTTTCGCATATTCTTTTTCGGTCGCTGCCAGATTTGTTTTGGCCAAAGAGAGGTTGGATTGATATTGGCCTTCGTTTTCTTTCATATTTTTCAATGCAGTTTCATATCTAGCGTGCGCGTCATTGAAAGCTTTCAGTTTCATAGCTGCAGCTTCAAATGCGCGGCGATCAACGTCCATCTGACCACGGGCCTGCTCTGCTTCTTGCATTTGTCGTGCGCGAAGAGATGACTGCTCTGCTGCAAAATGCTGCAAAATGCTGCTATTTGCTGCGTTTTGCAATGCGATATGATTAGCTGCGTTAAGTTTCTCGGCCTTAATTTCAGCCTCGATCTGAAGGATCTCCTGGCGCATTTTAGGCACTTCAGGATCTTCTACAGGAATAGCCTCAGTCTGCTTAGCCAAAAGGTCAGCCTCTGCCTTTTTGAGGGCTTCCGTGGCCAATGCACCGCTCTGGATAGCTTCCTTGAGCTTCGCTAGCTTGGTCAGAAGTTCTGTCTCTTTGAGTTTGGCAGTATCCGTCACCCAACTCTGTTCGCAGGTCGGGCAAATGGCGTCCCTGATCTTTTTGATCTCAGATGCTAATTGAGACGCAGAAACTTTAGCGTTTTCGCCTTCGCGGACGATAGAGCCGAGACGATACCGCTCAGTAGAGAGCGCAGAGATGTCTTGATTGACTCGACTAACACGGGTACGTTCAGCGGTTGCTGAATCGGTACAAGCGCGTTCAAGCTCTCTTTGTCGGCTTGCGAGAGCTTCTTGTTTCCGTACATCGTAGGCTTCGACTTTTGTTTGCGGACGACGCGCTTCGAGTTCTTGCGCTTCGACGCGGTGCCTTTGTTCGACTTCTTCGTGCTTCTTTTTTGAGTCATCGTACTTTCCTTTCAGTTCTAAAACGACTGGTTGGTGTATGTCTCTAATCGGAGGCAGTCCCAAAGCCAAAATGGATTCCTGGGTAGCACTCAAGCTAGACTGTAGCGTCAAAACCATCTGTTGTCCAGCGCTTTTTTTAGTTTCTAACTCTTTCAATTTGGCCTCAACGATATCGAGCTTCTTTTGCTCTTCTTTCAAATTGAGACAATCGGTCAAAAACGCATACATTTGCTTTGGCGTGAAATCTAGGAAGAAACCGCCTTCTTTTTGACGTTTATGTAGGATTTTTCTGAATAGATCCCTGGACATGCCAAGGATTTGGTCAAGCTTCTCTTCTGTAAGCTTGCTAGAGCCTTCAACAACCTGTCCGGCGACCGAGATGCTGAATCCCTTCTTGGAGCGTTCAATTACGACTTCTTGGCCATCCCAATCGAATGTACCAATGACAGAAATCGGATCTTTAGTGAGACGAGATTGGAGCACAGTAGTCGGAAGGTCATTAAGACCCAAAAGATAGTCCAGAGCATTAAAAAGCGTACTTTTTCCTGAACCCGACGAACCATTAGTGTTCCTGTTTTCACCGTCCACCTGAACCAATGATCCAAGTGTAGTGAATTCGATAGACTGTTCTTTCACAAAGCGACCAATACCGCTGAGCGTAAGATTTTTCAGTTTGAGCATTTAATCCTCGTTCCTGTAGTCTTTTTCAGATCGTGCTTTATTGATCTCGATAATGTCTGGCACGATTTCCACGGCGCGAGCCTGGACTCCGTTATCAACTACTATCTTAGACGAAGAACTTGGAGAAGACAACTGTTTTTTCATCTGAGATGAATTGCAAGTTGTACAAGGAAAAGAGGCAGGCGCATCTTTGGCCTGCCTCATGAATTTTTTCTCAGAATGTCCGCATGAACATGCGTAAACAATCAGTGGCATCTTAGATTCCGTATGGTTGAATACGGCCCTGGATGTTGTTGTATTGCGAACGGAATTGCTCTTTAGCTTTGATCAGCGATTCCATAGTCAGGCTAGTATCAGACGCGCAAACTTTTTCTTTGTCGGTGCCAGAAGCAACCAAGCAAGAAGAGCCAAATTCGCCTTTCTTAGCCATGAAATCGTCCATCGACATCATACCTTTGTTAGTCAAGATGCGAGAGATACGGATGTTCATAGGAGCGCTATTGAGCGGGCAATTGTCAAGATCGTAGTCGATGTTGATCAAGCCCATGAAATTGATGTGATGAGTAGTAACTCCAGACAAGCTGTCGTCACAGGAAACTTGCACAACTTCATCTGCGTAACCTTGCTCAACTGCTTGAGTTCCAGTAACCCACATCTCAGAAGCATAAGCCTTTTGGTATGAAGCCATAGTCTGTTTGCCGTTTGTGCGATTAACAGTATCTTGATCCATTTCATCCAAACGAGATTCCCACAAAGTTTTGCGGCTGTCGATTTGGCTCGGACGTTGACCGCCGAATTCACCCTCGAATCCACCTTTAGCTCTGTGGCTCATCAAAACACCAGAACGAGTGATATAGCGTTTACCAAGCTGTTGAACAGTTTGGAAAGCCATCGACGCACCAAACGCGGTGATCGTGTTAACCGGACGATTCAAGCCTTTCAAAGCCTCAAGCATCTCAAGACCGGATTGGATCTCTCCACCAGGACTGCGAACGTACATATAGATCGGCTTGCGAGCAACACCGACTTTTCCAAGTAAATTGCCCGAAGAGTCAAGCTCTTTTGCTTTACTGATAACTGTTGCTACGGATTCGCCCGTAATAACGTCATTCAGAACTAGCGTATTATCGCTGTTCAAAACGATCTTTTTAACCTGCGGCTTACTCTGACTCGCGGCCTTCGAGGTTGCCGTCAACGGAACCAAAGCCAGGACAGCGGCGAGCAAGGCACCTACTGCAATTTTAGTCAAAACTTTCATTTTCTCTCCTTCGCCTCACTGGGCTATTTCAATGTGTATATCACAACTTATTTCTTTTTTTCTTCTTCTCTTCGAGAATCCGCAAATTCTTTCAGTATATCCCCGATTACACGCGATTTTGGCGTAATTTCAACCTCATTATCGCCTTTCTTGACGATAGTCACTCCGTCGCCCAGGTTCAAACCTACGGCAGGAGCAGAAGGAGGGGGATTCTTGCCCGAGATGGTGCGCTGCAAAGTATCGACAACCTTGAGATATTTGTCAACATCTTTTGGGTCTACCGAGTTGGCGAATGCCTCATTATCAGTAGCCAGGTACTTAGTTACCTTACTGCCGATCTTCTTCTGAAACATGTGCGCTAACTGAAGAAGGAAGTCCTGGTTAACCAAATTAAATTCGGCCAGCCGTGCGCGGGAAATGCTTTCTAGCTCTGTGATATAGGCTTTTTTCAGTTCAAACCATTGATAGCGATCCGAGAGATAGAGGACCATTGATTTGCTGATATTCATGACCATTGAAATCTGCGTATAGGGCTTGCCAGACAAATAGAGGCTCATCATGCGCTCCATCTTCTCGGCGTCAACCGTAGCGATATTAGGAAGACCTTCGTCCTTAAACTTTTGAACGAGTTCAAGGTCTTTTTCGGTCATATCCGAAACCGCATCTTCAATTACTGTGGGCAATTTTTCGTCAGACATCTTTACTCTCGTATTTCAATTCGTTATTGAAGAAAACCTTCACTTTCGTCTCATTCCAGAAAAGGCCGCGAATGGCTTTTGTCAGAATATCGAAGCGTTTTTCGAGGTTTTCATTTTCGGCGTCTTTGGCAATAGAGAGTCGGTATGTAACGTGGAAATGTTCGGTCGTAAGCTTGTTGAACTTGTATTTGATTTCAAGCTTTTCCTTGCCTTTTTTCACGTCTTCTTCAGAGTTCACCTTCTCTTCGGTCTCAACATGTTGATTGTTCGTGAAGTCGTAATCAATATTGGCAGATAAGACGCCATTGAAAAAGACAAACGGGTACATCTTCAGGTTTTTTTCCTGAACGTCAGAAATGCGATTTGAAGCCAATGCAAGTTTGGCCATTTCGCGCACCGTTTGCTGGGACGTTTTTTCGTCAGACAATCCCGATCTCCTTAGCATAGCTGAGCAATTCTTGGCGATCCATAGTTCCAATATAATGGTTCAAAATGAAATTTTCAAGTGAATTTATATTCCTGCGCTCTCTTTTTTGCACTTTGTCTGTTACTTTGGAGCTTACAGAAGCCTTACCTTTGAGCTTTGTCTTCGCCTTCGTAATGAAGTCTCCTGAGCCAATAATCTCGACAAGTGCGCGAGACCCTTCAGGAATCGTCGGCATGTCGTCGCCCTCATTCCACGTATATGACACGATGGGCTGACACACTTTGTCAGTAGGAATCAAATCTCGCGAGAGGACTTTTCCGTCTTCTGTGTGTTCGTAGAGCCAGAGGCCCTTACGCTCATTAGCATCAGAAATAGAATCCCATTTAGGGGTGCCAGGATAATCGACTTTGCCGTTTGCGAAAATCTGCTCTTTGTGAATGTGTCCAGAGATGATTTTATCGAATGGGAGATCGTCTGGGTTGAATCCATCTTTAGCGTAGAATCCGTTGTCATACTGAGATCCAGAGAAGGTCTGATGACACACGAGAACCTTGGATTCTGGACGAGTAGCTGCCCGTACTGCATCCTTAAACGCAGATTCTCCGTGGATGTATGGGGCATAGACAAATGGTCCAATTGCAGTTGGGGAGTCAATAATTCTGAGCTTTTCATTTTGTAACCTCTTAAACGCAATCAAAGCGTGACTGCGAGAATTGTGGTCGCCGCTCATATCGTGATTACCAACAAGGACGACGGTTTCAACGATATCTCGGAAAACCTGAAGCCAAGTATTCCAGAATTCCAGAACCTCAAGGCGAATAACTGCGTGCGTATGGAAAAGATCACCAAGAATCTCTAGGCGGTCGATTTTTCCACCGAGAACGATTTGTTTCACGAAACCCATCAGACGATTGGCTTCGTCAATATTCGCAGGACGAATATGCGGATCACCTACACGGAGAATTCTCATTTTTGGCTCACAAACTCTACAAAGTTTGGCTCAACGATCATAAAATCGCCTTCCACTCCCTCTGCAGAAAAAGCCGCTTTAGCCCAAGGCTGAGACTGAAGAGCGCCTTCTTTAATAAAAACCACAGATCCTGCGGGAATCTCCAGGGCAGTTCCACCCATAGTGATTACAGCATCAGCCAAAAGCTTCAGGCCTTTGACGGTGACTTTTTGTTGGACCATAGCAAAGCCGTTTTTAACTTCGGCCTTCAGAGCGCGGTCTTCTTTGTACGTTTCAACGATATACTTATTGATTGATTTCATATTTTGATCCCCTTGAGTTTCAAAATTTTTCTGTGTAAAAGTGGTAGTTTTGCTGCATAAGCCAACATCTCTGCAGTTTCTTCACGAGCGATGTAGTCACCTTCTATATCCTGATTTTCGTCCGGTGTAAAGTCATAAACGCCGAATTCACCTTCGTCGTTCACCTGAATGGTCTGATCCGCGCTGACCGTGCTGGACGCGCTCATCAGATAACTTAATTCGCTCACCGTTACCTCATTTTTGGGTATTGATTTGCCCTCTTTCTCGTCGTCTTTGAACGACTGATTGACGGCAGCGGTTAGTGCATGGATTTCGTCGATGCCTTTTCGACCACGGATCGTATGAGCCTTGTAAAGGATACGTTTATCCGATGGGTAGAAATGTAACATAGTTTCCGAATAAGAGTCAATAAGATTTCCAACCATTCGACCAATACATACGGAACGAAAGACTGGCGAGTAAGTTCCACACCACTTGTCGATGCCTGCAGCGAGGCCCATGCCACAGATTCCGATCATGTCCATGAGCGATAGATGAGATTTTGGTGTCTTACGATAGAAAAGCTTGGCGCGATTGATGGCCAATGGCATGTTATTTTCGATCAGAATGCGTCTTGCGGTTTCGACGCGAATATAAAGCTGTTCGGCACGTTTTGGAAATGGCCCAAGCCAATTATCTCGAATAAATTTGATGAGTTGGAAGTTGATATTGAATTTTTTCAGGTCTTCCACGCCCTGTTTGATCGTCTCTCTGGTGCCCGTACTTTCTTTGTTCGATGCAGCTTTGATGCAGGGAGTGATCTTCTTACTAAAAGTCACGGCTGTTTCGCGGAAATACGGACGAGCGGACAAGATATTCTTGTTCACGTCACAAACTTTCTGCACGAACTTCTTGTAGATCTCCGTGGATTGGCGATACTTCAAGATGACTTCACGGAACTTGATTTCAGCGTCCAAGAGTTCTTCGACCTGACGTTTCTGTGCTTCGGTGGAGTTCAGCTTCTCATCGTCGTCGGTTTTATTCCGGTCGATAGCTGCCGTGACTTCCTTTGCAAGCTTATAGAAAGAGTCGTCGAAACCCTCTTGTTTTTTGTACTTTGCCACGATACTAGATTCCTTCTTAACCTATTTTGTAAGGTTTCAGAATCTATATATCATATCGGTACTTACGCGCTTCGTTTTATTTTGATGCGGCGAATAGCGGTGCCCGAATCTCGGTAAAAAAGACAGCGTTCTTCAAGGTGTTTTTTCAGCACAAAAATGTCGTAAACATTGAAGTCTACAACGGTTTTCATCGCTGGTTTTTGACACAGATGGGCAAATTCGTTTTGTTCAAATAGACGCACTGTGCGACCAACCGCACCTTGCTTGGTTTTGATCTCAGAAGATCCGCCTACCCAGTTACACGTATAACGCATAGGGTAAATATTTGTACCAGTTGCGATGCAGGAAGTGCCGATTAGGACTTTGGCCTGGTTCTTATTGAATTTTTCAACGGACGCTGCGCGATCTACTTTTTCAAGTAGGACGCCAGTATTCGCGTGGAGTTCGTTTAGCTTCTTGGCATTCTTTTCGGAATGGGCATAGGCGTAGGTACAATTTAGAAGCGGGATCAACATCGCAATCTGACTCAATTCTTCAACCAAAACAAGCGTCTGCTCGCCTTTGGCCGCTGATGCGTTTGCTAGTTTTGCGATGAAAGCCGCGATATTTCTATTGCGAAGGAAATGAATGCGCTTCATTTCCAAGATATCCGCAGAGCTACGATTTGGGTCTGAAGATTCAATATCAACGATTAGGAAATCGTGATCGGAAATAAATCCGCCCTTAATAGCCTCAGACGTGGACAGTGTATGGACCGTCTGGCCGATAATGCTTTGCAAAAGCTTTTCGCCGCCATCTCCACGGGTCTGTGTTCCGGACATGAAAAATCTATAAGGCACTTCAGAAAGAATGCCGTGGCAAACTGCTTCAAGAGTCTCTGCTCCCCAAGTATGGCTTTCGTCTACGCACATCATGTTGGCTTTTGAGAAAAAATCCCATTCAGGAGTGCCCTTTTCTACGTTGGCC